CATCCACCATCTCAATCCATATCCTTCCAACTCACTGATCCATTCAGGATAGACAAAGAGTTTAACAGCATAACTGTTATTAGGATTGACGGTGACTAGATCGTAAGGTTCATTGATACGTCTGTTGTCTTCACTCAGTCCGTTGTAAGCTACCTCACCAGCACCTAATTCATAGCTCAGCACCAGATTGACAGACTGACCTACTATAGTAGATACATACTGATCCAATCCAAACATTCTGAACTTGGTGCCGTCTACAGGCAGAGTCAAAGTACTGCCATCACTATAGTGAACCACACCCATCATGTTCAGACTGTTCAACGGTATGTTGACAGGGAAGTTGATGACGTGATCCAGAGTAGGTGACAAGAAAGCTGTATCCAACGAGATATGGCTGATGTACTTGGTAGACGCATTGATATTCCTGATGAAAGAAGATACTTCCACCATCAGTTGTCTCTTATGCACTACATGTCCAGCAGCACTGTAATAAACCACAGTTACTAACTCACCATCCACCAGATTCTCTGTGGTGAAGCAAGGGGTCACTACTTTGACAGTGTGGTTTACATGACTGTCCATAGCAGCCAGCTCAAGCGGTACGTTATTGGTGATCAGATTCCCACTGGAATCATACACCATACTGACCACTTTACCCATCACAGTCACATCTGTGGATCTGAAGATCTTAGCATATTGACACTGTGTTCCCGCTACCTTAAGAGCTGCATCTACTGATAACACATGAGGTGTTACAGATTTATCAATGTAAACTCTGTAGATTTCAGAAGCAGTGCCCGGACCAGTACCAAATAACACATCAGTCCTTGACAAACTGAATGACATATTAGCAGGTCTGATTTCTCTCAGTGTGGGTATGAGAGTGACAGGATCCAGATGGTCTACCACAAAAGCAGTGTAACTTTCTGTATCCATTACGTAGTCTTTGACTTTAGGCACATACATATTAGTGCCGGTCTCACCACGATAGACTTCATGCAAACCCCACCAACACCATCTGCTGTCTGGGTTATAAACCGGTGAGATGCCATCAGTTCCTACAATCCCTAGCAAAGCTGCATTGTTAGGCATATTGTTAAACTCCTTATAGTTCAGTGAAATTCACGAACGAGGAAAGATTAATCAGTCCATGTCCATAAAGTCGTACGACCTTGGTCAGAAATCTATACTCATAAAGAGTGAGAGTCACGACGTTGGTTAAGTTGTGTGGATGCAGGATCAGATAATCCCAGTTCAGTGAATCTCTGTAAGTGATAGGATCATACTTAAGAAGATACTCATAAGTCTTACACACATCCATGACTTGCATATCTGTGATAGCATCCATGACGTGTGATGTGTTGATCTGTTCACTAGCTAGATCATTGATGAGGTGTGAAAAGAAAGGGCTTAGCAACTCATACTTACCAGGTATAGCTGAGATACCATTTCTGGCAGGTTGAGGCAACCTAGTCGTCATGAAGTCGGATACCTTCTTATCTATTACCATAGACTTGTTTCTTAAGCTATAGGTGTTTTCATTCACCAATCCCTTAAGAGGCACCACGATATCTTTGATCTGGTAAGGCAATCCGTTTAAGGCTGAGGTTACGTTGATACCTAGATGCTCTTCTGAAAATACCACATCTTCAGCAGTAACTAACTTACCACCTAAGGATATTCTCATTACTTTGTCATCTCTGACATCGTATCTGTTGTTATTAGACAACACACCATGCTCAACAAACCCATAGTCTTCAATGGTATCTACAGACAGATTAGCATCACAGAACCCTGTGAACCTTACTTTGATATCTTGTAATCCACTTCCAGACTGCTGCCTTAGATATCTCTTATTGACCAAATGAACTTCAGGGAAATCTAATACATAGTCTAAACCACGTATCAAAGACTTACCATTCAGCCAAATGTCCAACTCACCCATAGGCACAGGTAGAGTGTAAGGTAACAAACTACCGTTTCGATTTTCTTTTTCAAAAAGTGTAAAGTGTAGATTACCAGCCACAGGTAACATACTTAAATCAAACTCTAGAAAATCGCTATCGATTCTGACCATCAGTAAATAGCCAGTGACAGGACTGTCCCAAACCAATCTGTTGCCAGAGACATGATATTTGTCACTGCCTGTTATATCTACCCACTTTTCATCAGAGTTACCAGCTACCATGCCAGACATGTATACTCTGTAGTTATCATAAGCAGGTAAGAGTATGTTGTCTATACCAAAGATAACGTTAGGGGTATCGCTACCTCTACCGGCGATCATTTCCACCAGCCTGGCATTGTTATTCTGACAGTAGTAATCAGTGCCTGACAGATGATAATAGCTGCCTAACAGATAGCCATCAGCATCGTACTCATAAGCTGTAGACCCTTCAGCTAATAAGTAAGGTACTGATACGTATTGTCGACCGCTTCTTAATACAGTCTTAGTAGGTGTGTTACCCACTAATTTACTTATGGAGTTGTATCCATAAGCTCTCTGTACCATATCTTGATCGACAGTATTCATGTCAGCCCTCATCAACTCTGTATAGCCACTATTCTCTAGATAAGGTGCTGTCCAGATATCTAAGCTGGACTGTAAACCCAACAGAGCCTGCACTCGTTCTTCATAACTGAGTTTAAATAGTTCAAAGATACGACTGTTCTCGTAGATCAAAGGTCTGGCATATCCAGACTTACGTACAGTTACTTGTACGACCATGTCTGTATTATCCATAACTCCAGAGATCTCTCTCATGAATCTGAATAAATTTTCAGCCTGAGCCAGATCTATCGCATAATCTTTATGCGTGATCATCCGATGGTGTTTAAGAAGATTCCTTGAAAAGTACAATCCTCTGTATTTATCACCAGTTCTTTTATAGATATAAACATCTATATCATCCTGATAGTCGATCTGATCTCCGTCACCATCAAAGCTTAACAGATACTTATAGCAGCTATCTAACGTAGATGAGAAAGTGTTTAAACCAGAATAAGGAAAAGAAACCAGTGTTTTCACACTGGCGTCATATACAAATTCTACCTCATCACCAACAGTTGCGTTTAGAAGATCAATTTTATCAACCACAAAACCATTGACATAAGACTTAACAGAACCAGTCATGGTCCTATAGTTACTTTCGTCAAACTGAAGTTGCAAGACTTCTTGGTTATTAAGTATTGTTCTGCCTGAGGTAAACAGTTTGATACTTGAACCACCAGATCTTACCGATTCAAAATAAGAGTTGCTGTAAAACCTCAGATAGATGTTATCTGTTGTGTAATTAATAGGCAGTCTTTGTGTTTCAGAGAAAACCACCAGTAAATTGTTTTCGTTGGTGTACATATACCAAGCTTTATATCTTGGTAGCTGCACGCCATTGTCATTATAGAGATCCACATGGATCTCTTGCTCGTTCATGACAGTCGAAAATGATTTCCAGGTTTCTCTGACCCAGCCAGGATCATCTGTAGTTAAACCAAGCACCTCAGGTTTTACCTGACCTACCTGGTAAACATGCATCTTAACAGAAGACACAGGAAACGTCACATATCTTCCCATGAAGTACATGCGATTCAGTTCACCTGTGGGCTTGCTGATCCTAGCTGGTTTAAACACGTAACTGTTATCTTGTCTGGGTGTGCACCAGACATTTTTAATCGCGTGGTCTACCAGGTGGTTAAACATTTTATTCAAAGTCCCGTATTACAAATTCTTCAATAGCCACGGTATGGGATTTAACAAGAGAGGTATAACTCATCATAAACTGATCAGCCACACCACGCTTACCTAACCGTTCAGCTGTTTTGAAAACTGTGCTGGATTTAAATGTCTTTTCAGAAAGGGCTGTGAACACTAAAGCTGTCCAGGTAGGTGGATGCTCTAAAGAAACACTGATGATTTCTTTGGCATTTGTGCCGTACCAGCTGTTGGCCATGATGTTAAGTAATAGAGCGGAGTTAAATTTCTCCAGTCTCACATTCTCAACCACCTTAGGAACATTAGCGCAGAACTCATTCAAATCCTTGACAGAGTCTATTTTATCTAAAATACTGTAGACATATTCAGCCCTAATTTTACCGGATCTGATAATATGGACAACAATCTTTTGTTTGTCATCGTCTGATAAAGTTTCGGAATCTAGAAAGAGACTATAATAATAGATCTCCGCCAAGACGCCAATCGTGATCAGGTCGTTAAAGTCGAGAGCAAAAGCTCTGCTAATTGTTTCGCTGATAACAGATGAGAAGACGCCTGCTGAGAAAGACAAGTTATTTTTAAGAACCTGTGGGCCTTCATTCAACCAAATGAGGTTCAGCATAGCTCTGCTTTTAGCAAAGTTAAAATCGGTTCTGTTCTTAACCAAGTCCTCGATCTTAGCGTCCCAGGACCATTTACCAAGAAACAGCCTCATATCCGTTACCAAAAAGTTTTTTCCTTGGAAATTATTTATTGTTATCGGATGAGTGAATAGCGGTATGTCGACTTCACTTGAAAATTTTCCGGTGATGAAAACAGCTCGATACTCTCCGTTATCGACAAGACCTAGATTTTCGTTTTGAAGTCCTTGATCTTTGATCAGGGCTTCTTTAATGGAGACTTCGAGTTGTCGTGTTGGATACATCGATCCGATCGAAGTCATGTAAGCATCTTTGTATATCGACATGACGAAACCTTTGTGATTTTTTAGGAAACCTAGCTGAAGAGGAAATTATGGCAAATCAAATTGTCAATGCAGCACCGATGGTGGTGGAGTACGGCACTCAAGACTTGAGCACTCGTCAGCCCCCTCGGGTACCGGAAGCAATTCCACAACATCTACCAAAGTTCTACCTGTTTACCCAGAAGGGACCCAAGGCTCCGCAACTTTGTTCTGGAGCTGAACGCGACCGTCTTTTCGGTTCTGCGTCTTTTGATTACAGAGGTAAATTCTCTAATCACCAGACGGTTTTTGCTAACTTAGCCAATGCTCAGGGTAATGCCTGCATGATCCAACGTCTGTTCCCAACAGACATGGGTCCTAAGTCTAACATCATCGCATGGCTTGACGTTCTTCCCACCACCGTAGATTTGTACCGTCGGAATTCCGATGGTTCTATTTATCTGGATGCGTTGAACCAACCTGAAGTGATCGGTACCACCACCGGTCACAAAGTAAAATGGGTTTTCACTAACCGCACTACAGTTGCAGATCAAACCACTCAGTTTGGTTTGGCTACTATTTCTGCTGGTGACCAGATTGATGTGACGGCTGGTGTGCAGTCTCAGCGTTACCCTATGTTTGAACTGGAAGTCTCCAGCGAAGGCGAATGGGGTAATAACTCTGGTCTGCGTCTGTGGGCACCTACTGTTAAAACAGTGTCGGCTATGCCTAACAAGATGATGGTGGCTGAGAAAGCTTATCCATATTACATCTCTGTGGTTGAGCGTGCTGATGCACAATCTTCTGCTGCTGTGGTGCCTACGTTGTTTGGTGAGCAGCGTTTGATGGTTACTCTTAAAGAGAACGTTATCGATCCACTGACCGATCGGTCTATGAATCTGAACGAAGTCTTCCTGAATAGCTATCAGAATCTGACTGACGCACGTTACCCTAAGCTGTTTGGTAACTTTGGTAAGCTTCATATTTACCAAGCCAACTTAGAGTTACTGTTGGGTCAATTCCACGCTGCTGAAGTAGCCCACATTGATGGTTTCAGTGATTTTACAGCAAATACTGCAGACAAACATCTGTTCAACATTGTGTCTGGTGTTTCTAGCCAGAACGTGAAATACCACAGCTTCACTTTCATCGACGACACTTCTTCGACTCGTTTGTCTGAAGTGACCAACGTCTATGCCAAAGGTGGTTCTGACGGCACAATGAACAACACAGTACACGCAGCTCTGACTTCTGCTGAAGCTCTTCGGTATCTGAATCCCAACGATGAGTTGATGGATCTGGCTTACCATGTTGAATCTATTGTCTATGACTCCGGATTCCCGCTTCAGACCAAGAAAGATCTTTGCTCTATCATGGCTGTCCGTAAGGATACGTTTGTTGCTGTTGGTACACATACCGCTGGTGAACGTGCTCTGACTCAGTCTGAAGAACAATCTGTGGCTATTGCTTTGCGCACTCACATGCAGATGTATCCTGAATCTGATTACTTCGGCACTCCTGTGTCCCGTGGTATGATCATGGGTTGTTCTGGTGTTCTGCGTAACAGTCAGTACACCGATCGCTTGCCTATGACTGGTGAGATATTGATCAAGTCTGCTAAGTACATGGGTGCTGCCGACGGTCGTTGGAAGAACGGCTTCCATTTCGATGGAGCGCCTGGTTCTGTTATTGATAACTTCACCGATATCAACATCACCTGGGTATCTGCTTCTGTTCGGAATCGTTTCTGGGATGTGGGTCTGAACTGGGTTCTGACTTATGATCGTAGCTCGTACTTCTTCCCTGCGCTGAAGACCGTTTACGATAACGATACTTCTGTGCTGAACAGCTACTTCACGGCTATGGCCTGCGCCCAGCTGAATAAAGTCGCTAACAGCGTGTGGCGTCAGTTCAGTGGTGTGAGTCACTTGACCAACACACAGTTGGCTTCTCGTGTTAACGACGCTGTGACTGCACGGGTGCAAGGTAAGTTTGACGGACGGTTTGTGATTCAACCCGATGCGTTGTTCACCGACATGGATGAGGTTCGCGGGTTCTCTTGGACTCTGCCTATCAAGCTGTACGCTCCATCCATGAAGACTGTCATGACTACCTATGTCCAAGCTTATCGCATCAGCGATTTGCCTGCGGCCTGATCCATGACCATGAGGGAGAGCTTGAACACTCTCCCTCTCTGAACAAAAAACAGGAGTTAAAATATGTCTCGTATTACAGAAGCTTTGCTTGATCAAAAAGCCTTCGGTAAGAATGCCAATCAGTACATGCTGGATCCGGTCCACGGTGGTCAGTTTGGCTGGGCGCCTAACTTAACCGAGTGGGTCAGTAACCAAGCTTACGTTCGTCGTAATCTGGTTTGCATTCTATTGGAATCGCCACGGTTCTTCCAACTGATGCCTGAACCACAGAAATGGGTAGACACCCTGAAGTCTTTGTTTGAACTACACGCGCGTTCTATCGAAGGTTTCAACGGTGCTCTTACTGTTGAAACGGATGCGCATCCTGTGGGTGGTGCTGGTGAGATGCAAGACGAAGTGACTAACGTCACTCGTGCTCGTACCGAACCTTCGTTCACGTTTATGGAAAAAGCTGGTATGCCTATCCAGACTTTCCTGTATAACTGGATTACCTACGGTTTGATGGATCCTGATACCAAGTACGCCATGGTGGGTACTTTGGGTGGTGAACGTCCTACCGACATGCTGCCTGACTGGTATTCTGCAAGCTGTTTGTTCTTTGAACCAGATCCTACGCATCGTCGTGTGGTCAAGTCGTGGGTTACCACGAACATGTTCCCTAAGGAAACTGGTGCTATTGAAGGCAAGCGCGATCTGACTGCTGCAAGTGAAACATTGACTTTGACAATCCCTTTCACCGGTATCTCTCAGTTCAACTTGGGCACCAACAAGTTTGCTCAGTCTATCCTTGATAAGATCAATCTGACTAACGCTAACCCATATCTGCGTCCTTCCTTCATTCAGAAGATGGATTCTAACATCAGTGAAACTTCTGAAGGTTACTTCAAGGGTACTGATGATCTTAGCAAGTCTGCTATCATTTCCTAATCCTCAGCTAGGACCACTCTCCTCTAGACCTTCGGGTCTAGAGGGGTAGTGGATTTTTCCTGAAAAAAAAAATACCAGACAGAAGTCTGGCATCTTGTTTACTTACCAAAGGCTTCTTGCGCCAATGAATTCAGCTCCTGACGGGCTTTCTTCAGCTCACCAGAGTTCTTACCACCGCGCACCTCGAAGGTGGTTGTGGCAACGCCGAACTTCGTGATCTTATTTGGCTCGCCTTCTTTTGCCAAAGAGTTAGTGTACTCCTTGGTACGGTCAAATGCCACTGTCATTTTGTTGACCCCCATGTCAAGCTCAACAGAGGTCTTTTCCAGACCTTTGCTTTTCTTCATGGCTTCGACAGACAACTTACCAAAGGCATATGTGCCTGCGGCGACGTAGTCGGCATCATAGCCGTTGACCGTCTTCACGGTCTCCATGGTGATGCCTTCGGGCAAGTTGCTGCCATAGACATCACCTTCACTGGTGCCGATGCCAGTCGCTTTATCCAGCTTGATGCTGGATTCGATTTGCGCAGCCAGTGTCAACACGCGTTCTTTGAGTTTGGATTCAGACATTTTTATTCCTTAAATGGTTGGTAAAATACAACTTTTGCAAAAGTGACTGATATAGTCAAGTAAAGTTTAAGTAGCCGACTTACTCTACAAAGGCCATTTAAAACCAGTCATAGAGAATAGGGTTCGGAATAAAAAAAATAAACCCCAGCCGATAGCTAGATCAAAAGCAATCTATTAAACTACAGCTATGTATCAACTAGAATATATGTGATTAAAATTTTTTACATGCATAAATATCTATACACCCGAGCCATATAGGCCGGGTGTATAGATAAATGTTTGTTTACCAACGAGAGAACGTTGGAAGGGTAACTACTTTAAGACCAGAAGGGTTTGTATTCTTAACAGCTTCGTAAGCTTCTTTAGCCAAAGCCAAAGAAGATTCAGTAGCTACTAAAGACCCCATGCTTGTAGCAAGTTTCTCAAGCTGACTTACTTTAACTTCTTGCTCAGCCATGCATTCTAACACAGGGCTGTATGTTTTCTTAGCTAAGGATAAACCTGGTTCCACCACGTTATCCCAAGTGACGATTTGTTCAAGCACACGATGAGTTGTGCCTTTAAACATAAAGTCTCTTGTTAAAGCTCTGATAGAAAAGCAAACTTCTTCCTCAGGATTATTTAAAGAAGCTTCCAAAGATGTAGCATGAGGACCAGCTGGTTTCACTCTAGCCATGATAGCTATCAGATCTTTGTTGCTAAACTTAGGATTTCTTCTTCCGAAATCTTCATCTAACCAAATCTCAGAAAAGTGACAAACCACATTGGTCTCTTCTATAGTCAGTATCCTGTTCAGGTAGTCATCCATAGACATACCAGGTGATCTCTTAGGATGACCTGATTCACCTTTAAGACATCCTGATTTAACTCTACGCATAAAGATGCTGCTAGTCTCAAATAGCTTCTTAGCACCATCTGCTGTATAGAACTGACCTACGCTGTTAAACACGTTAAGACCACCTACAGGCAGTGTATAGTATCCTGCACTGTCAGGTTTCAATAACCCTTTTTTACCAGTGCCCTCAAGCCTGGTAGATGTAAATTTGATTTGTCCCATGCCTGCCTCAATATAGAGTAAAAGTAACTGCAACCACTGTATTTAATTAAAAGAACATAAGAACTATCTGGAACCTTGCGGCTCCAGATAGACTTAAGCTCGAAGTATGCTTTCGATTTTATCCACTTTGGTGGTGGGGGTAACTAAAGCACTCACAACACCATCAGAGAAATAACTACCAGCTATCTTGTTAACTGTGCTGTTAACAGAATAGAAGATGCTGCTTAAAGGAACAAAGTCTATCTTGCTGTTGACTATGTCAGCATAGCTTTTAGCCACAGACCGTATGTACTTAGATCTATCATCTTTACTTCTGGTGACCATAGAAGCTATTAATTCAATAACTTCATAGTTACCAGCCACATCACTACCAGCATGTGACTTTGCAGTATCGAATAACTTACCTACATCTTCATAACCCATATACCAAGGTATCTTACCTTTGAATATGAACTCATCGAAAATGTTGTACATCAACAGATCGTCTCTTACCACTTCGGTGTTCTTAATAACCACATCACCAGCTCTGAATTCAAATTGATGATATTCAACCTCATCAATCTCAACCACAGAAGTCTTAAATGGATTAATAGACATAACCGCAGTTACGTTGCATAACGTGTATTCACCATTCTCAAAGATCACAGGAAAGCAACCGTAGATTCTGGTTTCCACGCCTACTTCACCCAGACCTCTTTCAGAGTAACGATAAGGAACTTGTATCTTACAGTTTTCTTTTGTAAGTATCTGTCCCTTACCATTATCTACCAGTTTGGCTTTACACGCTGGTGAGCGTGTGTACTTCATGATTGAACAGGTGTGATCTGGTCAGCCAGATAGTCAGTGACATAGTTTACAGCAGAAACCAAAGCTGCTTCTCTTGGATCCAGATTAGGATTCAGTTTAGTAGCTTGTTCAATACCAGACAGAATCTGATAACCTGCTGTAAAATAGAAACGTGCACGAGCCATCAAATTCAAAGCCAGTTCAGCAACCAGATCCAAATCATGCAGCTTGAGACAGCCGATATATTCAGACGCTACTTTCATAACTGTGTTTGCGTACTGAGGATCTTTATTGACGTATTCTTTTTCTACATCAGACAAATTACACATATGTGTATTCATCACAGTCAGTAAGAACAATTTGGTGTTATCCAAACGAGCGTTCTCAGCAGACACAGATGCAAATGAACAATAAGAGTTCCAGCCACGGGTCAGAGCGTCTCGTGAATCCAAAACTGTAGACAAAGATGTAGCTCCGCTGTTGGTAGCACAAACACCCAACACCATCTCTACAGTACCGCCTTGTTCAAGATAAGCTCTGTAAACAGAACCTTGAACATAGATAGACTTAGTCTTGCTATCAGACTTCAGAATCAGAGTGTTGTTCTTGATCATGAAGTAAGCGCGTTTGATAAGGCTGTTCAACATAGAACCAGCAAAATCACGCACTTCCAACATGTAAGACTGATACTCGTTCAAGCTGGTGTTCAAACCTTCAGGTACGTTGCTATGTAGTTTCTGAGCCATAGTGTACAGCACCAGACACATATACAAAGCATCATACAGATTCTGCTGACCCAGAGTAGAGTAACTTACATCTAATCCGCTATTTGGATTCTGTCTGAAGAAAGCATCAAAGACTCTTTTAGCAAAATCATCACCTATTTCTACAACAGCTTCATTAAGCAGCTTATCGATACGAGCAGAACCCAAAGACAACAAAGAGTTGTGATCAACAACCACATCATCAAAGCTAACATAGCCCTTAGGGATAATAGAAGCTTTACCTTCGTAGTACTTAAACTGCTCAATGAAACTCTGGTCTTCAAACAAAGCAGGAAGTTCTTTCTGAACGATGTTGAAAGAACTGGCAGGATCCACTACTTTGTTACGCTGACAATACTCAGCATACTCAGTCATAAATTCCAGAACATGAGGCTTAACCACATTACGAGCTATCGCTATGTGAGAAGTTACCACACCACTAAGAGTGTCGATGACTTGGCCAATAGCGTTGTCGTGTAAAGATGGGCTCTCAAGAGTTCCTGTTGAAACAGATGCAAGATCGTCTGCTGTAGTATTGATATACTCAGCAGACATCAAAGTCTCAGGAGATACCAATGCATTCTCTGCATTACAGGAAGACAGATTAACCAACTGACCGAGAAGAGAATTGCTATTGGCTACCAGAGCCTTTTTCTGACCTGCGTAGTGAGCACCCAGCTCATACGAAGAAGTCAAAATTATTTTATCTAACATGTTAGCGTCCTAAAAAAGAATGGGAATACGGAACATCCAGCTAGACGTATCTAGCCGGATGTCATTTATAAGGATTACTTAACCGCAGCTAATTTAGCTTGTAATCTTTGCTTCACCAAACTGTGAATCACTTCAGCAGTGGCTTTAGATCCATTAATCGCGTTAGAGATATCGTTACCAGCAATGTTGGCAACCACACTCTTGACGATCTGACCTACGTTAGCAATAACCACTGTGTTGTGGACGGTGAGATTAGGAATAGCCATGTTTAACCTTTATAGACTTTAACTGCCTTTTCGGCAACTTTCTTTAACAACGTGGTGGTGGTACCTATCAGAAATGGAGAATTAACAACACGAGCCATAATGGATCTAAATCCAAAAATAGCATCGACTCTTTCACCAGATTCTGTATGGACATCATAGTCCATAATTTCACCTATCACACTCTTCATTTGATTAGCGAACACAATTTTCGTTATCTTCAGATAAGGGCGTTAGTCCTATCTCGCACCATAACGCGCAGCTCTAGCTTTCACTAGATGTCGAGACTATATCTTTACCGTACTTTATAAATACGGTATCTTCCGTTTCGAACTCCACTCGGAGCCCTACAGGTTGGTAAAACCTTAGTCGTTGGCCACACTCCTATACGGAGCTTCGGTGCTGGGTTGTCCATTGTAATATCTCAACACTTTTTAAAACCATGACGCTTACCGTTTCCAGTTTCGCTTTGGTAGCTGAGCTTTAGGAGTTTCCCGCAATTAGGAAGAATTCTACGTCGCTATTACTAGCAACTAGGACTATCAGTACTCATTTCCTTAAAAGTGAATTCATCATAAGACTTTCCTGTTTTTAATCTATCTGCTAAAGTTCTTTTATCTAAGCCAATGTCAATTGTCACTGATCTCTTACTTTTATATACTTTCACATCGCCAGTAGTCAGATTAGTAACTATTACCATTTTTGGTGGAGTGAATCTAGTTTCTCTGAAATTTTCAGGCCATTTGTCCTTTGACACTTTTCTGAACAAATAACCGCTATGCGATATCACATCAACTGATCGTAGTGCAGACTCTATGCGGTCCTGACTAACACCAGTCAATTCTGACAATTCTTTCACCGACTTAGCTTTAACAACTTTTTTGGAATCTAGTTCCAAAGCCTCTAATAGAACTTTATGATGCTTACGAGCGGTTTGGATGACAGCCTGGTTATATTGCCAGGTTCTCTTCCCAACGTCTTTTGTAAACATCAGCTCAAAACGATTCAGGAATAAATTTGCAACGATCTCATTACCATGTTTTCTATAAATGGGTTTAACTGACCGCATACCCAGATATTTGAAAGCTTTTTTAAGTGAATAATGCTCGCTTACACTGTCGGTTTCCCAGTCTTTTACAAGCACATTGACACTGTCTGTTTTCAAACCTGTAACCATGGCGTGGGTGTTATTTTCTTTTGATGTCACCCATTCTAAATTTTTTAAATCGTCGTTCTGTTTGTTTCCGTCGATGTGGTTAACAAAGAATTTATTTGCGGGATCGCTGTTTCTTAAAAAGGCTCGCGCAAGAAGAATGTGGACACACACACCTCTCCATCTATTTTTATCAGGATCATATATTGATACTTCAGTATAACCATAAGAACTTCTTCGTCGATTCATTCTCTTGTATTTTAAAAGAGAAATTACATCTCCGGCTCTATTGATTATAAAACCAGGGAAACCTGGAATCAGTACATATCCATCTTTATAACAAATAGGGGTTCGTATTTCCATCAGCCACTGACATCTTAGTTTAAGCACTTTTGATTTACATTCAGTAAATGTTATCTTTTCCAATTCAGGTAAAGTCAACATAACCTCATAATGAGCCAAAAGACTTAACCAATGTCTGTGATAGGTTCTGTATACATCACCTATCAAAACACTAATAACATTCTTCTCAACTTTCACAGACGGGGAATTTTCATTTTCCTTGAACCAACATTCGTGATTCTGATTAAAAACATATCTTTTATCCACTAATAAAGGTTTTAGCATATATAGATCCTGAGTTATTATTCTCACTCTATATATGGAATACTGCTTTAATCACCTACGCCAGATACGGTGTCTATGGTGATGTAGAGTTTGATCTCTGCTTTGTCTAAAGCCAGTCTTGTGCCACCGACTCTATACTCGTCATTGACCTCGCCCGTCATGGACCCATTACCTATAGACCTGGAGTTAGCAGAAAAGTTCTTATCGCTCTTATCAGCTAAAGCTCTTAAAGAAGGAGACATGTCTTCTTTAGATCCATGGTAGTAAACTTCTATTCTATCTAGCACTCCGTCATATTTAGACTTGATAGCCTGTTTAGACAGATCCGCTAAAACAGATAAAGAAGCTTCATCAAACTGACCAGTAGAAGTAATCTCATCCTCAAGAACTAGCAGTATGTCATTAGGTTTAATCTCTTTACCGAATTCCACCACGTTGTGGATATTCTGCTTAAAAGAAACCATAACAGACTTCATCTTGGTGGTCTTAGCTGTAGTCATACCAGAAACACGTTTAGAAACAGCAGAGCTGTCTTCATGTGTTTGGTTGGTTTCCATCAAAGCCACTTTGACAGTCATAGAGTTCTTCATCACGACACGCTTAGGATCAAGCATATCTCTTTCAAAGAACCCTGTGTTGTAAGCTATGTTATCACCCTTAATGAATTTATCGCCAGGTTTTAACTCAGTTACAACATCATGAGGATATACACTACCTTCTGCTTTACCATAGATACGCCCTAGTTGAACACCTTTTCTTTCACCACTTGCGTATTCGATAATTATACCACGATTGTCCACGCTGATAACTTTACCAGCTTCAGTGGCGTTAAATGCAAACAAACCACTTGTCCTGTTAGCCACTACGTAATCATAACCTGTTCTTACGATAGGTTGGTGGTAATCTCTACAAGCGATGGTATGTGCCTGCTGTATTTGGACAAAGTTGACCCGTTTTCCCTTACTGTCCAATAAAGTCGCTCAGCTTCACAGCTTACCCTCTTTACCCGGTGTGCTCAGACACCCGCCTATATTCTCATACAGGAACAGACTATATCTTCACCCTCTGTATACAGTAGGGCGCTCTCCGCTTCGAATACCGCTAGGTATCCTACAGGTTGATAAAACCTTAGTCGTTGAACTTTACACATGGTTGATCAGAATCAACTTTAGCGTCTTAGCTGCTGATTGTCTCTACCTACTAATTTTCAAACACGTTACGTATGTGTTTTCACACTCCGCTTTGGTTTAGTAGTCTAACAAGAGTTTCCAGCAATTCAAAGAGATTCTTTGAAAAGTTTCTTTTCCAAAGGACTTAACTGACTGTAATACACATACTTTCTACCGTCACGGTGAACCTTTGCTTCTTGGTTTAAACGCCAGTGTAAGGTAGTTATTTTAATACCATTATCGCTAGCGCAACTTGTGACAGACTTATATATTTTTCTTTCGTCTGTCAGACAGTTCCAAACAGTTATGACTTTACACCCTGTGAAATTTTCATAACTTTCAATGAAATCTGTGTGTGTTACCCAAGGTATCGAATTATCATTAGGTTTAAGCTGAATAAAATTATCTATAACCGGCTGATCTTTGTTGTAAAACAACTGAGAAACATAACCTGTGCTTAAGCCTAATTTTGACGATACTTCATTACAACTACTGTAGATAGTGATTCTTTCAATAGCTGGATATGTTCTCACCGCAACGCTTTTGTTCCTACCGTAAAGTTTTTTCGCTTCTTCTAAATCTTTTATTTCAACCCAAGGTGTTTTATCTTTCTTCAGTTTGAATTGTTGACCAGATGGCGATAATCTTTTACCTAGGTATCTTAATCTGTATAAAACAGTATCCTTACTAACACCAAGATGTTTGGAACATTCAATGATGCTAGGGTATTCCGATATCAAACCACTTTTAACATCTCTTACTAAAATAGGTAAACACTTTCTACTTAAGTTGTTAAGACCTGCGTGTTCAACGTTCTGTTTAGGTGTTACGATTTCAAGATTTTCAAGTGTGTTGTTGTGTTTATTACCGTCCTTATGGTTTACATACAACTCACCAAACTTTTCATAATCGCTGCAAATAAAACAAAACGCTATCAGTCTATGCAATCCCCAAGTTAAGGTTACGCCATTATCGGATGTTAATCTAATATTGGTGTAACCTGCTGGATTTATAGATCCTTTTAAAAACTTTTCTCTATGAAACGAAAAAACTTTTCCATCTGGCGAGACTCTGTATTTAGAGTAACCTTTTGGAATCTTAAAATTAGGTGTATTACATTCAGTCATATACAGTTCCTCACTGTATATATTTAATCATCTTGACTACTACCTGGTGCAAGCATAGTGGCTGTGCTTACCATAGAAGCAGGTGTTACATTTTTATCAGCTTTGATAATCCCACGCATATCCTTAAAATTTGGATTAGACGAAAGATAGAAGTTGATACCCACGTCACCGCTGTCAACAGAAGCTTCAGAGACCACACCTACATCAGACACATGAAAAGCTCTGGTGGCTTTGTTCATGGATTCTTTACCACGACCACCTTCACCTACATATGTCACTATCTCAGACTCTTTCATGTTCTGGATAGGGTTGATATCCTCTACTAACTTAATAGCAGGGTCTTTCATAATAGCTGACCATACAGCAAAAGGAGACATATCTATCTTGGATCTTCCAGAGATATTCTTATTCCTATACTGTCTTATAGCTGTAGATAATTGACTGTAGACTATGCCAGAGATACGCTCATAACCTCTGATACGCATGTGGTTTAGGTCTTGAGTATCTGGATGGCTGTAATCTACAAGCATCTCAGTAGACTTGACTAACAAACCTTCAAAAGTAACAGGCATGTTCATCTGCTCAAGTATGGTTTTAGTAATCCCATCTATAAACAGTTGACGATAGACATCCAGTTCACGTATGTATAGTGAGCTCAGAGATTTACTTTCAAACAAGTTGAAATAAACATCTTTGTCGTTATACATCTCTACCGGATATTGTTTTAGAGTTTTCTCAAAGTCTAAGAAGCCAGAGAGTATTAAACTGGCTGCTTTCTGTTTCCTGCTGAATATGTAAGACACATCAGCAAACTTCAAAGCGTATTCATCTTGCTGAAGATCCTTTTGGAACCTGCCTTCGACGACACGATACTTGGCTTTAAGAAGAGTCAGTAGTTTATCTAGCCCAATGTAGTACCCAAGCACTACACCGACAGGTATTGTCTTAGCAAATACTCTAAGCTCTGTAAAGTCTACAGGTGATTTGGTTTTATCTATCCCTAGCATGGTCTCTATATGACCTATGCTGACATATCCACCTGCTTTATAGATAAAGAATTCTTCAGTCTCAGCCATCACGATAGGTTCCAGCTTAGCTGTAAACCCACAGACTATACTTCCGTTCTTCTCTATTTTAGCAAAGTCGTCAGAAATAACAGATCGATCTCTTTCATCAAAGATGAAAGTATTACCTGCTATCTTAAACGTTTTATAGTTTTGAGACAGAAAGCTATAGAGGTAAGGAGCTTTAAGTAAGTTGTTATACACGTTAGCAGGACCCAGATCTGTAATGACAGGGTTTTCTAACATGCTTAACTTACTGATGTTTCTCAATAACCAATCGTAAGAGCTGTTGGCTTTCTTATCAGATACAGCCACAAACGTCTTACCGTAATAGCTGGTTAAAGCTACTGTGATAGGGTCTATTTTGCGGATAGGTGTATCTACACGCTGTTTTCTGTAAGAGTAAGAAGACCCACCTACCTTCATCACTCCGTCTTCATCCACACACGGTACTCTGAACCGTATCGTAGAAGCCATACCGTCTACAGGTTTAAACTGTACTTCATGTACATCGTAGGCACCCATGACACTACTTTCATTTCTGATCTCATAGCTGGTTATAGCTACACCAGCTTTCTGTAAACCAGACACCATCATCAACATGTCTTTCTTCATGACTTTGTTGATGTAAGCTTTATCAAAAGACTGTAAAGAAGATTCAGCCATCGTCTTGTCTAACATGTATTCAGACGTGACTATTTTATTGTCTTCTTCATTTAAAGTGACATCAGCTACTGTAACAGAGTTCAACTCAGAGATTTTCTTCTTGCTACCGTAAGGATCTTCTATGTTGTCAAATTCTTCAGCCAGCTTAACCATCTTTTTATAATCAGCTGCTGACAACCTACCAGTATCAGCAGCAGCATCTATAGACATTTTAAGACTTTCTTTATAAGTCTTATCCCCATAGACTTCAGCTTGTACTTGTTCTTCTGTAAATACTCTCTTGAGTTTGGTTTCGGTAACTGCACCTTCACCATCTACAGATATGCCTTTCTTGGCTAACTTGTTCTTCTGTACAGTATCAGCTACTTTGACTTCTTCATCCACTTGAGCCAATATAGCGTCAATATCTTTTATATCGTTTAAACCATCGTCTTCATCCTCAGAAACCTCAGGCTTTTTATCTGTGGTTTCTTTTGCTTTAGACTTGGTAACACCATGCATGAAAGCATCTGATACCTCACCAGGTAGATCTACCTCATCATCGAAGTCAACAGACTCTGCATCCTGAACAGGATCTTCCATCAAAGGTTCTTCTTCTGCAATCTCAGAAGAAGTATTCAGCTCCATCAAAAACTTCAGAAACAACTTCTGGATGTGGGTATCCTCAAGCTGCATAGTGTCATTAAAGCCTGTTAGGTTGTTATGTCCTTTGATCCAACTAGACATATAACCTAAGTTAACGATAGAAGCTTTATTGGTTTTGTTAAAGAAAACGATGTTTACTTTAGAAAGCTTGTCCTCAGTGATACCAGACAAAACACTTTGACCTGAGTTCTCTTTATCCAACCATTTGTAAACCTCAAGAACAAACAGTTTCTCAACTGTATTAAATACAGTCAGTAAACCTGTACTAGGCTTGGCTTTAGAGAACTGTTCTAAGAAGCTAACTGCAGGTACCTCTTTAGGCACAGACATGAAGATAAAGTGATGCCTTCCAGATATCCCACAATCTTTAGACACGTTTTCAAATAACGTATTATAAAGATTCTTAAACTTGAAATAAGGCGTTGTAGCCAGATCCATGTATTTATAACTCTCATGCAGATAGTTATAATTTTTCACGATTAAAGTACTGCTGTCTTTAACAACAGCTGTGGCTTCAGGTCTGTATTGAAACAGTTTGTTTTTCAGATGGAAATCTCTGATAGCCACTTTCAATACAAAAGGTACCTTCCTGGCACCACCTTCTGTAAAGTCCGACACAAAGACATAGTCAGTAGCTATCCTGTTTTTAAAACCTTTGAAATAAAGCTTAGAAACATCAAGATCCATACCACCATCCATAGTGAGGTGGTGGTAAACAGAATCTCTGGGAAAGCTTATGAAATCCACTATTTTTGGACTGACTAAGTTCTGTATGCGTCTGGTACCTGATTCTCTATAGAAGAGATTAAAAAGTTTTTGCATGTTGTTTAACCTGTCATGTTGGCCAGTGTTAACTCAAGAACATCATCTCCAGCACTGAAGTTCATCTTGTTATTTACACCGACATAGAAATCTCTAGAATTTAATTTGTTTCTGATCTCTAACTTAGACTCTTCAGACAGAACGCAAACTAAAGACATCGTATCACCCTTATTGTCCAGTAAAGTCGCTCGGTTATATAAACCTACTCTCTTTACCCGGTGTGCTAAGACACCCGCCTGTACTTTCATACAGGAACAGACCATATCACCATCTTCAGCTTTATCTGGTAAGATGCTTCCCACTTCGGATCTGCTAGATCCTACTCCCTTACGGGATGGTCGTTGAACGTTCACCTATACGGTGCTTCGCTGCTGATAACCCAATCCTAATCTTTTCAAACCGTGGCTTTGGCTTTCGCCTCGCGGTGGTGATTAGGCTCTAAGGGTGTTCCAGCAATTCAAGAAGTTTTCATTACAGAATTTCTTCTATATGCGACAATGTTACTTATCGAACCTATTGTCCAGTTACAGTCGTTCGGTTTCAAACCTATCATAAAGTAACCCGGTGTGCTTAGACACCCGCCTTTGGCTTTCCCAAAGGAGCAGACTATATCTTCACCCTCTGTTTATACAGTAGGGTGTTTCCCACTTCGGAGATACTATCTCCTACACCTTGCTTAAGGGTTAGTCGTTGAACTTTACGCATGGTTGGCTATAAAGTCAACTTTAGCGTCTTAGCTGCTGATTACCCATTGTTACATTTAATCCGTTTTCAAACCTTGGCTTTGATTTTCATCTAGCGGTGGTGGATTAACTTTAGGGTGTTCCAGCAATTCAAGAAAAATCTCTTTAAATATTACTATTTAAGAGGACAATCGGATATAAAATATGAATACTTTTAACTCACTTTTTATATCCTTTTTTATCAGCACCCAATCTCCCAAGCTGCTTCACAGCGGGCGAGAACGAATTATAAAAACCATTTCCGTGTATGGGAAATTCAGCACAGACAAGTTCTGTAGGTTCCCAGTTATCATCCAGTAAAGTTCTGGTGTCAGCTTCTACTGTAGACTTCAGGTACACGTAGCTTGGATATATACTACCATACCCAGTGATAGGGTAACGCGTAGCAAAACAAGGTATCTCTTCAGACCCGTGATAAACACTTAACATGATCAGCTCAGTTAAAGTGATAGGGCTCACTTCTTCTTTGCTGTATCTTTCAGGTAGTTCATCTATGTCTTGTAAGAATCGATATGTGTTGTCCTTACCTTTAAAGATCAATCCTGCGTAATGACCAGATATCTCTATATAGTCATGTCTTAGGTTCTCTTGTCCGTAAGTAGCAAAGACTTTCTCTAGACCTTCGTTGGTCATCCACTTATCGTACTCTTTACCATTGATAGGTACAGTTACTTTCTTCAGAGTCTTTTTATCTACCAGTATCATGGGTGTGTTAGGTCCTGTAAAGACCTTAGACATAAACCCATCTCTTACGTTTCTAATAGAAAGAGGTAGAGTAGCTCTTAGAAACTGATAAAGACCCACCACAGTTTGTTCTGTGGAAACAGACTTAGGACCAAAGAGTTGTGTAGACTTACTTACATAAGAGGTAATAACGTTTCTGGTAGAATGAAAAACTTTTCTACCTGCCCACTTACCTAGTATGAGTTTAGACTTACCTTCTAACAGATTCTTAATATACTCAAAGATCTCATTACAAGCTATCTGTAGCTGAAACCTCATGTTGTTGAAATACTCAGCATTTAACTTAGAGTCTACCGTACCTATGACACCAGAAAGAGAAAGTACTCTTCTATAGAGTCCGTTGATCTCATCTTCGCTAGGTTGACTATTCTCATCTAGAGTATAGTCTCTCATACCAGCTGGCATCACTACAAACTTATCTATCAGAGCTTTACTGATATATTTATTTACCAGCTTAATATTAAACTCTCTCTTAGGAGATGGTCTGTCTTCAAACTTGATATCCTTATAATGCTTAACAAAGAAATCAAATCCAGTTTTACCTGTGACAGGATCAGACTTAACAAAGTCTTTAAGTTCTGTGTCAAAGACAGCGTAAGCTCTAGATGACATGATGTCACCGTAAAGACTCTTAAGATCATAAAGAGCTTTAAAGATGATAGGATGGAAGATCTGGATGTTTAGATCTATATAAGAGAACATACGGTTTCTCTTCTCTTCCCCCACCATACCGAACGTCTCAGTGCTGAATAAACCATCTGGATGAAAGTTCTTACTGAACCCGTCCATGATGTCAAGTACTTTAACAGGTCTTAAACTTCGAATGTCTAGATCTGCTAGGTTAAGCAAATCCAGGTTAAAGGGTAAAGAAGGTGATTGCATGCTTGATCCTATGAAATTAATCGGCCTTAAAAGGATTACCCAAAATGGCTAAGAATGTAAAGAAAAAATTACAACGTGATGAGTTTGATCTAGATAATGATCTAGACTTTGATGACTTTGGTATGGATGACATATCTTCCGAAATGTCACCAGAGTCTAGTAATTCTAAATCTAGATCCCCTGTCACGGAAGTTTTTAAAGGCACCATTTCTGGTGCTGCTGGGGAAGTGGTAAGGCCTGAGTTTTTAGCTAAGACTTTAGAAGGTGCTTTACCAGAAACTTTCTCTACCAGTTTCAGCACAGCTGATAAGGTAATAGACAAAACGTCTAAGCTATATGATGATACTATCAGGGAATTAAAGCCCCAGCTTAATAACCTCGGTAGAAAAATCGATAAGCTGGTGCCTCAGGAAGAAGGTTTCCTGAGAAGAATGACAGATAAGTTCTTGGAAATGACTGGTGGTAAAGACCAGATTTCCAATTCTTCTTCTGAAGGTCAACTAGAACAAAGCATCAACAGCACAATAGCTGGAGTATTTGCAGCTAATCAAGAAGCTCAAATACAGATGTCTGCTCGTTCTAACGCACAAGAGAATGTGCGTGAAGGCGTGGCTAAGAAACGTTTCGATAGCGAAATAGGTGTCTTAGGCGGTATCCACGATAACATAGCCAGATTGACCAGCTATAACGACACTGTAACTCAAGCTTATCAAAAGAAAAGTTTAGAGTTACAGCTGAGATCCTTCTTTGCTCAGAAAGAACTTTTAGACTTTACCAGAAAGTACCAAGAAGTATCCACTAAGCAATTCGAGGTCATCAGTAAGAACACGGCTTTACCTGAGTTTGTTAAGATACATCAGAGTGAACGGTTTAAAGAAGAATTACAGAACAGAGCTGTAAGTAAGATAACCAATAAGTTATTTGGCGATAATAGCTTTGTGGATAACTTCTTTAAGCGTCTTACTCCTTACATAGGTGAGAAGGTTTCGGAGATAGCTCAGGGTATTGAGCAAGGTGCCGGTGCTATCGATATGATAGGCATGGGCGTGGAGACCAACAGATCAATGGGTGGGTCAGCCGCTAGTTTCTTTGGTGAGTCTATTGGCAGCATGGGGGCGGGTTACATAAGAGATCTTCTCACGCCTGAACTTAGAAAAGAAATTGAAAAAGAGTTTCCTGATCTGAAGATGACCGGTCAGAAATGGGCAAACCTTATAAAGAACCCACACGAGCTTCTTAAGAAATTCAGAAAATCTGATTGGCTGCAGGGCGGATTAAGTAGTGATAATATTGTTAAACGTCTAGCTGCCGAGACTCTGAGCGACATGAGTCACATGGGTGATAATGAAGGACTCAAAGATTCAATAAGCGCTAGAAAAATTTATGCTGGTGATGTTCCAGGAGTCGAACAACATACCAACAGCAAGATGTTTGTTAGCGTTACCGAGATTATACCTGGCTATTTAGCCAGGATGTATCGAGAACTTAAGATCGCTAACGGTGGTGGTGAAACAACACCTCTGACTGTCTTTGATGAAAAGGCAGGAGAGTTCAAAACTGAGGATAAACTTAAAAGCGATGTTTTAGCCAATTTGGAAAAAACAGCTAAAGATTCTTCTACGTCTTTTAACCGTAAATTAAAAGACGTTACATCTGCAATACTAGGTAATGAAAGCACACCTGAGGAACAAGAACAGACAAACAAGTTCTTGGCGGGATTCACTTTTGAGAATTCAAGTGATACTTCCATGCAGGCTATGTTTGACAGTAAATCTTTTAAAGATCTTCCGTCAAAGATTAGAGAAAAGTTAACAGAGAAACTATTCCATAAATTAGGGGCTGAAGCCAACCCTGAGCGTGAGGGTAATAAAGGTAGAATGATGAAGGATCTGGAAGAACTCAGATCCATGGCTCCTAATATACAAGGTACTATCAACGATCACCTTATGGCTAACCAAACTTCCGCGTTCAATGAACTCGGTATAGTTAAAATGGATAGTGGTGGTAAGTGGAGTCTTGATAGTGACAAATACAAAGATTGGTTATTAAAACAAGCTGAGTCTGAACGATTAGGTACGTCTGACATCAACGCCAAAACTAATATTACTAACTTTAACGGAGTGCAGCTTCCTGGACATAATGGTAAATCTGTGCTTGAAAGTTTAAGCAAGACTGGTATCTTTAATTGGAATTACAAGAAGGGTCTTGGGGAAGACACAGAGAATGCTAAGATAGGTCCTATGGCCCAAGAGGTCAAAGCCAATTTTGGTAACGCTGCTGCTCCAGATGGTAAGAAAATAGATCTGGTTAGCATGAACGGTATAGCCATGGCTGCCATCAAAGAGTTAGATGGTAAGGTATCTAAAGTCATAGATAACAAACCTGAAAACGTCGACGATATCTTGGAAATGGCTAAGGTACAGACAGACTATCTTAAACAAATATCTGAGAATACCAAACTAACCAATGAGAAGATGGATAACCTAGGTAAATTGACTTTACTCAATATACCTGGTATAACTATCAACAGAAACTTCTTTAAATCCATAGGTAGTTCTTTCATGTCAGCTGGTAAGCTGATTAAAGACATGACCATAGGGACTGGTAGATTTGGACTTAAACTCACAGGTGGTATATTAGGCGCTGGGTTAAAAGGCGCCGGATCTGTGGTGGGTGGTCTTTATAAGAACAAAGATAAAATAGATTCTGGTATACGCACTGTTGGCAGATTAGGAAGAGACCTTATTACTAACGTAGGAGATATGGCTTATAAAGGTGCAGAACGCTTAGGCGGTAGCGTTTTTAAGATGGCTGCGTCTTTGGTAAGAGGTACCGTGAATCTGTTTATCGATACAGATATTTATATTAAAGGTGAACTTGCTCCTCGTATCAAAAAGATATTGGTGGAGTCTGGTGAGTATTACGATAAGCAATCTGGAACCGTCATTAAGAAGTTCTCTGATATCAAAGGTGATATCGTAGATAAGTCCGGCAACATTGTTATATCAGCAAGTGATCTGGCTAAGGGTTTAGTAGACAGACATGGACATCCTATCAAAACCATGTTTAAGAGCATGTTTGGTATGGCTGCTTCTACTATCAAACTTGGTGCTAAGGTAGTAGGCGCTGTGGCGTCTGGTGCTTGGAAACTGGCTACTAAGGGTATTAAAGGCTTTAGAGATGGCGAATTTGGAATAGGTTTCGGTAACACTAAGATCTTCAACGTACTTGTAGAGATCAGAGATCTACTTAAAGGTCCTGTCTCTAAAAGTAAAAAGAAGAAAAAGAATGGTAAGAACGAACCCATTGCTAAAGCTGAAGAAGTCAAACAAGATAACGACGACGCTTTTAAAGAACTTAAAGATATCTTTAAGTCAAGTCCACAAGGGCAAAGTCTTTTAAAGTTCGCTTCTATATTCGATCCCAGACTGAGCGACGATAATGAATCCACTGCTGATGGTGATAAGCCTAAGAAGAAAGGATTCTTTGCATCTATGCTAGACAGGATAGATGCTGCTTCTGACGCTCATGACGAACGTGTAAAGAAGTTCAAAGAAGGTCTTGATCAAAATAAAAAAGAAAACTTTGTCGGTCCTATGCCTGAGAAGAAAGGTTTGTTTTCAAAGCTATCTTCATACGCTAAAAAGACTAAAGATAAACATGACGAACGTTTGCAGACTCTAGCAGATCAATACAATCAGATAAAGAATGGTGGGTTTGTAGGACCCATGCCTCAGAAATCTGATGGAAAAAAAGGTCTCATGGGTAATGTATTCTCTACAGTCAAGAAACAATACGAAAAACTAAACCCAGCTTTTGTCGGCCCTATGCCACAAAAACAAGAACAGAAATCCATGTTCAAGAGAGCTGGTGAGTATATCAAGAAAGCCTCAGACGAACAAAAAGCCAGGATGGTTGTTTTAGCTGAACAGCATGAACAGCTTAAAAATGGTGGTTTCGTCGGCCCTATGCCTAAGAAGAAGAAAGGATTCTTCAGAACTGTCATAGGTGATATGGCCAGTGACTTTAAAGAAAATCGCAAAGCTATAAAAGAACACGCTCAGCAACAAGCTGAAAAGAATAAAGAGTCTAAACCTTCTATACAAGAATCTTCAGAACAGAACACCCCGGACGGTGAAAAGAAACCAGGTTTGTTTTCTAGAGTGAAGAACGGTATAATGGGTAAGCTTGCTGGTAAGCCAAAGGCTACTATCAAGATGCCTGGTAAAGCTGATAAAGGCACTACTGCTGAACGGTTAGCTAGAATAGCTGCCAAGAAAAAAGAAAAAGCCGGTAAGTTCAATGACGCGGATGGTGACGGAAGACGCTCTGGTTCCTGGATGGATATATTCGACAGGAATAAAGATAAAACTTCTCAACAGAATCCTGCAGCTAAGGGTAAGACCAACGCAGATCCAGACATGACTGTTAAGTACAAAGACGGTAATGGACTTGGGTCTATAATGAGTAAACTCATGGGTGTCTTGTCTGGAGCTGGGTCTTTGATATCAGGCGCTTTCTCTATTTTCGGTACTATAGGTAAACTGGGTAAAGGTTTAATGACCATGGGTAGAGCATTACCTTTAGCTAAGACTGCCATGACTGCATTAAGAGCAGCTCCAGCTATAGCCAGTGTAGTAGCAGCTGGTACCATGGGTGGCGGCTTAGCTACTGGTCTTGCTGTTGTGGCTGGAGTGGGTAGCTTCTTAGTAGGAGCAGCCCCTTACCTTTTAGCAGCTGGTATAGGTTATGGTGCCTACAAAGGTGTTAAATACTTAATGAGGAACAACCTCAACAAGTATGAAAAATACAGAGCTTATCAGTACGGTTTTAGTAACTCTTCTGGTGATAGTCAACACCATCACAAAGTCATAGAGCTTGAAAATCTTATCATAGAGAAACATTTAGCTGTCTCTAACGGCGATCCTAAGATAGCTTCTTCTTTGGATTGGAAAGATGTTTCTAATATCTTCGGTGTGAACATAGAAGACAAAGAACAATTCGATAAACTGAAAACTTGGTTTAAAGATCGTTTCAGAGTATTCTTTATCAACCACCTTAGAGTTTTATACAACATAGACAAGAATGCTTCCTTAAACAAGGTAGACAAGCTTGAGCCTAGTAACAGAAAGCGCTATCTTGAACTCTCTAGTTTTGATGACGGTCCGCATGATGTAAAGACAAGTCCTGTTAAGGATGTGCCTGAGTTGAGCGATAACCGTGAGATCATCAAAATAGAAATTAAGAACCTACTCGCTTCTACAGCTGTAGATATTAAATTAGAACCCACTAAAGTAATTGATTCTTCAGGTAAGGTGAAAAGAGAAAAAGCTCCTTCATTAGAACCTAAGAAAGAAGACAAAGATCTGATTAAACCACCAGCTGCTAAAACCCAAAACACAAAAGCTGTAGAGGGAACAGAAGATGGTAAAACAGAACCTAAAACCACTAATACAGATAGTACAGGTTCTTTAGGTGGTATGAAGACACCTGGTCTGGCTAATGGCCCTATGAGGGATGGTAGCACAGGTATGCAATTCATCTCACTGAAGCCAGGTGTGGATATAGAAAATCTACATCCAGAAGTTCGTAAGAACCTTTTGGCTATGGCTCAGGAATACGGTGAGATAACAGGTAAGTCTATATCTCTAAACGATGCGTTTAGATCTTACGAGAAACAAGCTGAAATACACAGAAGATCACCTGGTACATCAGCAGCACCTGGTAAGTCTTTACATGAATTTGGTTTAGCCATGGATGCCGACAGAGGCATTATGAATGAACTAGATAAGTTAGGACTCATGAAGAAATATGGTTTCACTCGTCCTGTGGGTAGTGAACCATGGCACTTTGAACCAGCTGGTATACAAATGGCTCTGATGGAATCTAAAAAGAATCCAGCAGTAGCAGCAGATCTTATTAATTACGGTGTGGGTAGAGGCGGTGGTGGTTACGGCACCATTATGCAAGGTGGTCTAAAAGGTCGTAATCACGCAATGGCTAAAGCATTATTAGACGCTACTGCCAACGGAACTATCAATAATCAGTTAACTGAAGAAGACGTCAACTTAGCTGGTAAAGCTATGTCTGATAAACCTTTAGATAAACCAGCTGCTAAGACTGAGGAAATATCTATAGGCGGAGCATCTTCATTTGACGCTATGGGTAACTTTACAGGCATGGATGATGGGTCGACTATCAAAGCTGCTAAAGCTCCTGCATCTTCTGTTCTCAGAACAAATGCGAGCAATAGCACTTACGATGCCTTGGGTAATGTTACTGGTAGTGAAGATGGTAAGATACCGCAGACAGATACTGTCAGCAAGACAGATGTGCCTCTAGATATAAACGCAGCTATGCAAAAAGCCGCATCGCAAACAGGTGTGGATCTTAATCTGCTTAAAACCTTTGCTACTTTGGAATCTAACATGAATCCAAATGCAAAGAATCCAAACTCTTCGGCTACTGGACTATTCCAGTTTACCAAAGGTACTTGGATGGAGCAGATAAAGAAATATGGTAGAAAATACAACTTGGGTCAGGATGCCTCTCCAACAGATCCTTTGTCAGCTAGTTTAATGGCTGGTGAATATATCAAAACTAACCTAGATACTCTATCTAAAGTAAAACCTAATCCAGATGACTTAGATTTGTATCTGGCACATTTCTTAGGACCAGCAGGGGCTTCTAAGTTTCTGTCTGCTCATCCTAACGTACCAGGTTCTCAATTGTTCCCAGCTGCTGCCAGTTCAAATAAAGAAATTTTCTTTGATGGTAGAAGACCAAGAACACTGGCTGAGATATACGAACTGTTTAAGAAGAAGGTTAGTAAAGCCGGCGGTAAAGCTTTGGGTGCATTAAAAGCCAAGGTTGATTCTGTTACAGGTTCTACCCCATCTGCTACGACAACTTCTGCTAAACCAAGTACAGAGAGTGCAAACTCTTCTTCTGGTATACAAAATGCTTCTTATCAGGATGTGCCTCAGAAGAAATCTTTTACAACTTTCCAACAGGCTCCTGACTTACAATCAGCTGGTAAAGCCAGCTCTGAGCTTGGTAGAAATACCATGCCGGATCTTAATATTGTGAATAATAGCTTAGGTGAATCACTGAGTGTGCAAAAGCAAATGCTGGATGTACTCAGTAAGATACATGGATTAATTTCCAATAAAGGCAGTGGTGGTAAATCAGATTCTGATTCTGAAACTCCTGCGGCTCGTCCGTTGGGTAACAGTAAGAAAGAATCTCTTCCTAACCCTGCTTTAGATTTGAGAAGAAGATCCGCATAAACCACAGATAGACAGGCTCCAACGAGCCTGTCTATCTATTTCCGAGAAGGTGTAGCCTCATGGCCGATTTAAACAACATAGACCCCACCATAGCTGAAACTCCAGATGGCGGAAGTATATTCCCTATTACCAAGACGGATAAAGATGAGTTTGCACAAATAGACGATAAGGATTGGGTCAAACAAGCTTTTCTTATCTCAGATATAAACCTAGATGAGAGCTTTGACAGAGCTAATAGGTATTTCACATCAGCATCTATGAAGTTCACCAGCACCAAACTGGGTAACAACATAGGTATCAATGCAAGACCAGGGTTTACACCTTATGCTGATATCAGACAGGGTAGAAAGAACTCTGTATTTAGACCACCTACTGTAGGTTCTATATCTAACTGTGGTTTAGGTAGATACTATTCAGAAGCTATAGATGATCCATCACAGATGATCTTTATTAGATTCGGAGTACCTCAGTTTAATGGATTGTTAAACTTCTTTGCCAGAGCTTATGATGCTAACATGACCACGTTAGCTAAAACAGGCAGAGGCTTAGGGTTCTTCTATAACCTAGGTGACTTTGCAGGCACAGCTGTAGGTACTGTGTTTATGCCTCAGTTGGCTGTTTTGTCATTCTTAAATGGAACTATAGAGACTTTGTTTGGTAGACCCACCACAAAGTTCTATACTCTAAAACCAACCATGCACACATATTGGTCAGCTGTAAACACACTTGTGAACAGTCTGGCTGTAAACAGAGGTATAATGCCTAAGATGCTTTCTGATGATAAAAATCAGAAGTTAGGTGGTCAGCCTTTTAGATTAGATACTGAATACTTAGAAGAGATCAAGAAGTTAATGCCGGATCTCTTTACAGGCACTGGAGAGAACGCTAACTATATTGACGTATTCGCCATAGCTTCAAAAGCTCAAAGAACAGCTAACAATGTGTTCATGGCCGAATACGACGCCAGTAAGAACAGTGATGACTACAACAGCCATATAGGTTTTTTAAAGAAGAGATCCGATATTCTTAGAACAGATATGGTTAACCCAGGTGGTATATCTACGTTCTTCAATTGGGTCAACGAGAAGTTAATGGCGCATAGCTATTATAAAGCTGGTGTGGATAAAGGTAAGAACTCAGTAGGTGAAGAAACCACTTTGCTGAAAACAGAACAAACTGAATTAGATCCTAGGATAGATACAAGTGATCAAAAAGGCGGTCAGCTTAAAGAAGCACCTGCTGGGTTCGCTGAATACTTCGATGCTGAGTTTCGCCAAGGTTCTCAGTTTGCTGTATTTAGAGTAGATAGCACAGGTTCTGTATCTGAGTCTTTCTCTAACGTAACTACAGAGTCAGAACTTTCACAGAAGTTAAATAGCACAGCTTCTCAGATTCGGGATGTTCGATTCTCATTAGCTGATGGTAACCTAATAGACAATACGCTTACTAACGCAGTCGGTAAGGTAGTGGGAGCAGCTGCTGACTTTGCCATGGGTGCTGTGAGCGGTGTCACGTTTGGTATCTCTGATCTGATCATGGGTTTAGCTAATGCTGGATATATAGACATACCTAAACATTGGCAAAACTCTAACGCTAAATTACCCACAGCTTCTTACAAAATGAAACTGGTGAGTCCTTACGGTAACGTGATGTCTCAGTTTCAGAATATGTACATACCTCTCTGCATGCTGTTAGCAGGTACTTTGCCTTTATCAGCAGGTAGATCAGCATATGGCAGTCCTTTGATCTGTCAAGTATTTGACAGAGGTCGTTGTCAGATCAAACTAGGTATTATAGAATCCCTCTCTATCACAAGAGGTACAACCAATCTTCCATTTAACACCACAGGTAATGCCTTAGGTATAGATGTCAGCTTTACCATAGCTGATCTGTCTTCTATCATGCACATGCCTTTGACCTCATCTGGTATCTTCGGTAACAAGATAGAGATGACGTTGGATGAAGACAATATCTTATCTGACTATCTGGCTGTGTTAGCTGGACAGGACATATACAGTCAAATCTTTGCTTTACCTAAAGCTAAGCTAAGATTGGCTAAGAAATTATTGACTTTAAACAGACTTACTTCACCAGCTGAGTGGGCATCTATAGCTCATGAAACTTTAACATCGGGATCTCTATCGTGGACTCTGGTAGGGAACGTGTTAGAAAACTTGGTGGGTAGCTCTGCTATATTGTCAGGTAGTACTAACGCAACAAGAGTTTAAAACAAAAAAAAATTAACACCCCCGGCCTGTTATGGCTAGGGGTGTTATTTATATTAAACCAAGTGCATGCGCACTTGGCTTTCATGTACCTCGGGGAATCCGAGGCTGTCAAGAGATTGTCGAATTGACCAGCCCTGACCAACGCGCCTGGCGTTGGTGCAGTAGAGATCGGCTGCGACATCGTCGCAGCCGTCGGCTTTGACGGCTTTACCGAGTAACCCAGTGGTCTTGTCGACCACCAAGTATAGTTTCCCGATCCAGCCGTCTTTGACGGCGAGAGTTTGAACATTTGCGGCGGGTGCATAATTGCGCTCGCCTTCGTTGCCAAACTGGCAGGTAACTGCGTTCATGAGTATCTCCTTAACCATGAGTTCGAAAGATGTTTCGATTAAACCACAGCGATAGCTCAAATAGAATATATGTGACTGAAAAAGTTTACACAGGGGAAACCCTGTGTAAACTTATAATCAGCTTTTACCAAAGATCTTCACTCACTAATCCATCTGCGTCACTATAGAAGTCGTCTGTTCCAGCAGCTTCATAGGCAGAACTTAAAAACACTTGATCTGAATCAGGTATGAAATCTAAGCTGTCTTCATCGATAGCTATAGCTGTTCTTCTGGCAGTCATGACATCTGAAAGATCTTCGTTATAATCTCCAAACTCAGAGATAGATAACATATCCTCACTTCTGTCAAAACCTTCATCTAACAGCTCAGCCCCACCCATCATCCGATCAGACATTTCAGCCATGTCGAACTCCTTCACACCAGATGGCATTTTGAAAGATGATAGAGTCATGGATAAAGCACCAGGTAATTCTCTTAAAGGAGATAAGCCTGTAGAACCCGCTATCACGTCTAGGGCACCTAGGCTATTGCTAGACTTACTAAGCATGCCTAGAAGGCCAGCAGAGGCTCTGGAGAGCATAGGCTTGTTGGTCATGTCTTTAGTAACAGCATTGAACACACCACACATGTTCATTTTGTAACCGAAGGAAGCCAAAGCCATGACTTTCTTCAACATGCCATTCAAATCTTCATAAGAAGAATTATAAGCACCACCTGTTAGCTTGTTAAGTATATCTCCATACTTACCTGCATTACAGCTGTTATTCTTAGTATTGGTTTTCCTACCGTTACAGGAAACACTAGGGTCGTAGGGTTTACCTAACCCTTGCATGCTCAGAGGGTCTCTCTTACATTTGTCAGACATCTGTGTAAACACAGACCTGGCTATAGGGTTATCCGGAAAGAGATCCTGTACTCTCTTATCCATCTCTTTGACATCTAAGAGATTGACATCTTTCATATCAGCTATCAGATCCTTAGTAGCTCTGGTAGCCTCATCGATAGCATCTTCATAGTCGAAAGGTACTTCGTCCATCATGTCCTGGACAAACTCTTCCAACTCATCACTTATCTCACTGTAATCAGCATCAGGATCGTTACGTATAAACGTATCCTCTATCTCGTCAAGATTGGTAATGCTTAGATTGGTTTCTTCTCCTATGATGGAAAAGCGTTTAGAAGATATAGCCATATCTAGACTCTCTCTCTGTTAATTCACTATAGGATTGTGAACAGAAAAAAAGACAGGACCCGAAGGTCCTGTCATTCTTATTCAGCAGCTGTAAAAGAAGGAGCTGTTGAAGAGTTATTATCCACAGTAACTTCAGAGATAGCGTCCGGCTTCAGTTCCACTGCGTCTAATTTTGTTTCAGCGATTACTGTCTTTAGTTCAGTTGCTGAAGGTTTGATGGGTTTAACACCAGGATTCTTTGGCATTACGTAATCATAGATGCCAGAACCGTGCTCGTCCAATAGACAAGTGAAATCAGGCTCACGATCTTCCCTCAGAGCTTTGCGAATTTCTTCAGTAGCCCAAAGCAACCAACCGAAGAAAGGCGGGCGAATGCGCAGACCTGTGTCGTACTCTACTCGATAACAATCGAAGGGTAGATCGGAACGTTTCAACATGGCTATCAGAGCAGGTTTTGATTTGATACGTTGCCAGTTGCTATCTGCAATGATCGCTCTGAAGTTAACAACCCGTGTAGACTCCATCTTTCTACCGAAACGTACAGCTGAGATAGGGTTCATACCGCGCAAACGATCATCTCGTTCTTTGCTCTGCATGTAGAACCAAAATGCAGTCATGTTGTCAAAGTAACCAAAGATGGAATGTGTCAGTTCCAGAGGGCTGTTAAAATCCAATACGGCACCTAGGTCTGTTTCAGCGGCATGCCAGATGTTGATGTGGTCTTTACCATCAGCGATCAATGCGTTAACATCTGAGTAAGGGCGCATGAAGTCCACAGTAGGGATGGCGTCATTACTTCTTACTTTCTTGGACCTGGGTGAATTTTGATTCCTGCGTTGATTTTTGATAGCCAACAGTTCGTCAAAGAGAGATTTAGCCATGGTCATTTACCCTTGAGATATATTTCGTTAAATGTTTTCAGTTCCGTGATGTGTTGTGACACCACATAAAACATGATGATGATGGGGTTGGCGTGTAGAAACGCATGTAGGGCTGACAATCCATTTTCAGTATTGCGAAACTTAGTAGGTATGTCAACAGTGGAAAGGAAGGCTTCTGGGGAAAGATGACTAACCGATCTCGTGGTCATGACCGCATAAGCAATCATTTCAACAAGTTCTTTATAACCATCTGCTGTATCAGTCTTCAAACATTTCAGCTTAAACACAACACCGTCAGCAGCATTGTAGATAAAATCTCTGACTTTAGAATCAGAGTGTATTGTATCAACAAAGTTTGCCAACCGTGTAGGCATCAGAGCATAGAAAGGTTCAAAGCCTAGACTGAATTCAAAGAACTGATTCAGCACATTCATGGCAGTGTTATCAACTTTTGCTGCGACAAGTTGCTTCAAGCAAGCATTGTCGACAGCGTCTAGCACCGCTTGTACGTGTGGTTTGTACATAGTTTAACTTTCGTTTTCAATATCAGCAGCTGTCATGGAAACAGGAAAGCCTACCCGAAATACTCTTCGGTCAAACCTAACCACTTCCAAAGCCACCACGTAGTGTTCTATACCAAGGAAACACAGACCTTTGATAAAGACTCTCCAAGTCATGTTACCACGAGAGATCTCTTTCTTGATGCTGCCTTTGATGGATGATAAATCACGTTCGTTGGTGTTCATCATTGTTTTCTTGGCATAGTCGATGACCATGTCTTGCTCTGTAACTCCGCAATCGATAAAGCACTGATGGATTTTTTGGTAAAGTCCATGTAACACATTGGTCTCTTCCAACTCATCCTTTTCTTTATCTGTTCCACCGAACAATTTCATGTTGATGGTTTTATAATCGAAAATATGAGATTGCTCTATATTCTCGATCACGCTAGTTACTTTGTTGTTGAACGTGACAGAGAGTTTAAACTCCTTCACACCCAGAAACACCATAGACTTCAAGAAGACTTTCCAAGACATAGAAGGCTTAGCCAGTTCTTTCTTAATGTTACCGCGAACCGAACTCAGTTCTTTGATGTTCTTAGGCAAACCAGCATTTGTGATATACTGATCTATTCTGTTCTCGTACATGATACTGTCAACATTCATAGACTTCAACATCTCAATAAAGAGACGTGTAAGCATGCTGTTGACACTTCCAGTTTTAATCTGTCTGTTCAGATCCAGACTGAAGAGATTGACTGTGGACATTTTGTATATCTTTCATAAGTGTGAGTAGGTCTCCACATACACTACCTACTGCTTTAAAGTTATGCTCTTGATTATAAGTACGATTTAACATTCTATCGTGCTTCTTATATAAGTCCATGAAGATCTCTACCTCTTCAAGAAAGAGGATCATCTGCTCAGATGGTTTTGTAAACATTCCATTAACAGTAAACCAATCTGGTAAACGTATCTGGAAGTGCTCTGTTGTCAAGGATCTCAAATAGATCTCTTCTCCTGTTGAAAGCTTTCGATTGATTCTCCTAAGGTAGTTTAGATAGTCAGAAATGTTTTTCTTAACTACCGACAGACTTATCAAAGCTAAATCTGATGAATAAACAAATGCGTAATCTGTGTTTTTCAGTTTACGTATGAGTTCAGTTGTTTTCTCTTCTTGAGTTGGTTCTCTTGGTTTTTGAAACCAAGACTTGATGATCTCAAACATGGTTACCTTGTGTTGATTGAATAACTAGACTCAACTAGAATATATATTACTTTACTAATTAAAGAAAGGGGTCCATTATGGCAACAGAAGATGTATTGGACATTGACGATAAACGCAGATTAGAGCTGGGTCTTTCTTTAAGGGAAGACATGATCAGAGAGCTTACTAAGAAAGGTTCTTTACCTGAGAATCCCAAAGATAGGTATTTTCTATTAAAGATCATGGAAACCATGGATACCACTATCCTAGGCAAAGCCAAGATCAAGACTGATGATAATGGACAGAAGACACAGGAAGCTGTGGCTAAATCTCTGTCTGAAATTCTCATCAGAACCACAGCTAGACTTCCTGATAGTCAGAGAGAAGCGCCTGTTGTTTCTTCTGATCACCAAGTTACCAATAAAGTTCTGGGTGAAACAGATCAAGGTTCTAGCACTTTAGATTACGAATCTTTCACAAGACCAAATTAAAAAGCATTATCTCACTACCCTGAAAAGGGTAGTGAGATATGTTTGTCATTTAAAAGGATTGACTATCATAGAGAAGTCTTCTATGGGGAAAAACTTAAGACCTATGATAGGAGCAGTGATGGTCTCTAGTATCTGAAAAGGATTCCTTTCCATATCCACATTTTCTTTGACCAATAAAGCTGGGCAAATAACTGTGACATCTGGACAAGCTCTTTTATTGAATCTACCAGCATCTGCTTGCACATCCATCCAAGCTATGCCATGGTACATGACCATGATAGACACATGGTTTCTGACATATTGAGGAGACAGCTCGTCATTATCCATAGAGACTATTCTGATATCTGCTTCCATGTTGGTAACAGATGCGAGTATCTCTATAAACCCTGAAGATTCCTGTTCAGTCAAAGTGTAAGGATGTATGTTCAGTATAATCTCAGGCTTGAACACATGGGGTGAATTAAGATTGTTGAGAAGTGTGGATTTCACAAACTCTTTAATCATTCTTAAGACAGGAGTGACCATAGATTGCTTAAGAGTAGAAATATCTCTTTTCTGATATTTCTCTTTAAACCCTTCTACTTTAAAGAAGTCGTTCAATCTCTTAAAGTAATCTGCTGTCACACATGTCTCTAAAGCATCATTACCCATTAAAGCAAGCGTGCCTGCTCTGGTATCCATTAAAGCATCTAGCTCAACAAAGATAGTTTGTTTAGGTGTGTCTTTAATCAAAGAGTGCTCCTTAACATCATAGATGTCAAGAACGTCTTAAGGGTTTTGGTAGACTCCACACCAGAGGCATAAGGCTCCACACTCTTTAAGTTAACTCTACCATATCTACTCAGCATGGCATTAAAAGCTATAAGACCTTTATTATCACCACCTCTGTACTTCATCAATTCTACCATGGAGTTATCTAAACCCATGGCAGCACAGACTTGTAATTCAGGATAGGATAACTTAGCACCTTTGGATTCACCTGTTGGCTGACCTGTTAAAGCATCTACAGTTCTGCTGTCATCTGGCACAGAGATCTTCTTGATCAGAAGTTGCGAAGCCCTTCTGACAGGCAGATCCATAACCAAAGACTCTATAGGTGTTAAATGATCAGGTATATCTTTCTTACCTGTGATCCAAAGTCTTTGAAAGAACTCATGTCCTAATTCATCAGCTATCTTGAGATTGTTCTCAAGACTCACGCCTGTATGTTTAAAGTTAGGTAACTGAATGACCAAAAAAGCTTTACCAGATTCCAAGTTCTTCATGAACTCGTCAAACTGCTTGTCATTCATCTTACCGAACACAGCTTTGTAGACGTCAGAATTACCTGACTTAGGTGCTATCTTTTCTATGTAAGACAGTATGACTGCCTCGGCTTCTTTTCTTTTGGCCATTCTCCACACCTCAAATAGGTTTAGGTAGATTGTGCTGAATCATGAAGGGTACGACCTTAGACCTAAATAAAGTCAGCCAGTCAGACACATCTCCATTAGGAATCAAACAGAATCTTTCTTCTGTAGAGTCTACAGGAGCCATAATTAACTGCATGCTGAAATAACGATTCAGTTGAAAGCGTTGTACAGAGGAGCATTTGTCAGAAGCTTCTGTTACAAAACGATTTGTGTCATAGGCATCTAATGATTGACCAAGCCCATTGGAGATAAGTATCTGTCTGACTTCAGCCACCAGATCTATTTCACCTTTTTCTCTGGGTTTAAAATAATCTTGACTCATGATGTTTGTTCTTTTCAGTAAATGAGAACATGAGTGACCACTCAGGTCACTCATGTTTTATGTTAGGTTAACCAATAGGGTTTATATTCACCCTTGCGCATTCTGAGCAAATCCATGGTACTCAAAAACTTCAGTGGGTGGGTTTCGTTATTCACGGTCCACCAACCACGGGTTTGTGACAGGATCATATCCCAATCATAACCCAGCTCTTTTAAATCTTTATAGAGTTCTGCTGGTGTGCAGAAGTATTCAGATTGAGCTTTAAAGTATTCTTGTATCTGGCAAAGCTCAGAAGTGATATTCATGGCTCGTCGGAGTTTCAAATCTTTATCCAACTTACCACGAACCGTAGTTCTAGACAACTTACACTCAGGATAAATATCCAAAGCATAGTTCTGCAAAGATCCGTTTAGACCAAAACGTCCAGAGTCTTTAATGTAATTGAACTCGGTCAACCCAGGCAATACACCTTCGGTCTGACTAACGATGATTTCAATGGTATTTCCTGACGGGCCTGACTTGGATCTCAACTGTTTCAAACTGACCAAATTAAGATCAAGATCACCAGCTGCGTTATTGTCACTAGATTTAGGGTATTCAGGTCCTTTTGTACCTTGGTTAACTAGAGGCGTAACTGAGTTAGCCATCCAGAAATTGTTAGTCAAAAAGAAAAACTGATCTGTGACACCTTTGATCTTTTCACCCATCTTCATATGCTGAAGTTTCTTAGGTGGTGGTGCGGCATATGGACCAGATGCAATGGCTGTGTCTTGACCAAGATGGGCTGATAACAACATGAAATGGTTGTGTGTGCCTGCTAGACCAGGCACTTCCATCAGGAAGCGCATCTTAGCTAGACCTTGGCGCATGTGGATGGTGTTACCACCCGACTCACCCAGGGCATTCTCATCCTGCATTCTGGCTACATCTTCAGTCTCAAACCTACTAAAACTATCCACTTCAGAAAAGGTAGGGATGATAGTCTTCATTAATGTTTTACCATCTCTCTCCATGAAAGGGGTTTCGTACATGATAGAACTATCACCTTGTTTCTTATTCTCTTTCAAATAAGACTTCAGCTTCTCATACCAATCATTACCATGGTAAACAGTACGGTCAGTAATAACCCAGGTGCCATCTGTAATGATATCTTTATTAGCAAAGGAAGTGAATTGATTTGTCAGCTGTCGAAGACGTTCTTCGTGAATGTTGATTTCTGTGTCATAAGTAGACATAGAAGTTTCAGCTGCAGACATTAGTCGATCAGCTGCCGACAACATCATGTAATGCATGATGGTGGATTTGAACATGTTGCCACGTCCTGTGATGCCTGTCAAAGCACCTAATCCACCTAATAGAATACTCTCTCCGTGTTTACCCTTGACATAGAAACCTGTAGGTATATCCAGACAAGCTCCGATGTTGAGCATGATCTTGACACTGGGAGCTGGTTGAAAACCTTGTTTGATCATAATTATTCCTTGAGGGACGTAGCGGGTTTACGCTGCACATAGTATGGAAACTCGTGCTAGTTTTTTCATTTGCTTTCTAGCGCTCAACTTACAAGGTAGTTATCAATGAATCTCAATATAGAAGCTCCGGTACAGAGCCTGGAACAAATGGCCCAGGTTATCACTCTTGAATCTTCATTTATAGACAATGCGATCTTTCGCATCAATGAATTCTTTCCTAAACTAAGTAACCAACTTAGCGATACCGTTTCAGGTTTTACTGGTGAACGTTTCGGTGGATATGACACACCTAAAATTACAGCGTTCCAAGCACAACGTGATTTTAAAGTTATCTCGAAACGTGTTCAATCTCATAATTTCCTGGACTTTCAAGATATTCTTGTTCAAGTACCAGAAGGCTTTGATGGTAACCTCATAGATTACCTTCGGCTATTAGACCGCATCCACCTCGATGTTTTTAAAGAAACCCTTGAAGTAATAGGAGATTACAACATTGTTCTCTCATCTTTTATCACAAATAAAGAAGATAAAACGTCGCTTCGTGTGCATACTCAAGTTTATACGAGAGCCGATGCAAAAAGACAGCAAGTTCTAAAAGACATAGCTGGCTTCTTCAAACACGATAGTGATCTGTCTCGTCTTCCTCTGCGCAAAGTGATCGCTCGCTTTGCTGATATGGAACAGCTGACCGATGCAGCTGTGGATCTTACTAAAGATAACCATATTAAAAATCTTGAGAAAGTTAAAGCTGCTGTTAATGAAACAGTTATTTATCTTGACAAGATCATGGCTAATAAAGAAACAAGTGAAGTGTCTGGCTATGCAGCTAAGCAACTTGCTGAGAGTGCTATGTCGGTGGCGCGCTTGGTGGAGACTTGTTCTGTTTATGCTTTCAAAACCAGACAAGCTATCGAATGCACCAGATCTCTGGTGGACACAATCGATAAAGTAACAAAGTAAAGAAATAAGATACTACAGGACCTGATGGTCCTGTAGTATCTTAAATGCTTTTTTGTTAAGCTGCACTCAGTTCAGGTAAACTCCGAACCAATTTCTTGATATCATAGCGCATGACATCTTCATTGGCATACTTGATCCACTGCGGTGTGGTTTCAATCAAGTGTCGAGCCATGCTGTCTAGATCAGAAGCTGTGTAGTTACCGCTTTTGAATTGATCTAGATTAAAGCTTTTACCATGATAGGTAAAACTTTTCTCATGGGCAAATTCTTTCCACAGCACTTCTTTAACAAACATGGTGTCTGTCACTGCGGAAGGATTCTTACCCAATTGAAAAATGTCATTGAGTTTTCTAGCCAAAGCCTGATCGGACGTGGGTTGCACATCTATCACAGAAAGAAGACTGGAGATATACATCAGTCTCTTAAACATACCGGGAAGTATAAAACCGACGGCTGATTGTACTTTGTCTGAAAATCGCTCCATCATTGTAGTTGTTAACATGATAAACGAACGAGTTAGTTAAGAAAAATTCTATCGGCAAAATAGTTAGACCATATACCGATACCAGAGTTACATTCTATTACAAATGCATAGCGAAGAGTTCTTTCTGAGTCTCTCCAAGAGATTAAAAAAATCTTAGGAGAATGATCCTCTAGCTTTTTAAGGTTATTCCGGGGTGGAATGTCCAGACCGAATAACACAGGTAGGTCTATCTTGTCAGTTCTTTCCTTGTAGGTGACAGAGATAGACAGCTTAATGTTTTTCAGAGCTGAAGTATATTCAGGTTTAAGAACATGTTGAGTGATGGACTCCTTTTTTACAAGTTTAGATTCCAAGTCATAGAATGTACTTGTAACATCATGGATCTGAAAACCGTTGTGATTATCAGGCACATCACAGCCTGTTTTAGAGTAAGTTTGAAACTTAATCAACATATCCTCAAGGAAGTTGAAAGTCTCGATTGCTCTCATAGACAGGTTAGTTGGATTCAACTCTACGGTAACTGATTGGTTATCTAGGAAGTTTAACCCCTTGGACTTCCTATCACCAAGTAAACAATACTTACCATGTTTCTCTAGATAAGGATAGACTTCTTTGCTATATACCCGATCTAGCTTCATCATCACTATAGAGTTGTGATTATTGGCATGATCAATTTGTTTGGCTTTGACATCCTCAATGACTTTTTCAGGTTCATAAAGTCTGACCACGGCAAAACCAGTTTCAGGTATGCGCTTACCAATGATGAAATCACCCACGCCTTTACCTGGCTCAGCTTGGAAGTAGCTGCCAGCTATGTTATACTCTTGGGTGGTGTTGAAATAAACTCTTTTGAAGTTCAGGAAAGGATGGCGCTCTACTGAAGATTTCCAATAGCCTTTAGGATCACTGTAGGTATAATGATCCTTACAGAGATTATCGGTAGAGTAATTCATACCGATCACAGCCAAGGCATCTGCTCTGGTATTACCCATGTCGTTGTTATGACCTCTGACCCACTCAATCGTGATCTCTTGACCTATAGATAGAAGTTGTTTATAGTAAGCATAGACTTCCATCCAGATGTCTGCGTTAACTACAGGCAATCCATCTTGCTTAATCCAGTTGTTTCTTTCCCAACCTTTACACCACTCAGTCAAACCTTTCTTGACATATTCACTATCTGTGAGAAAATGAATAGACTTGGGTTTATGCTGTTGCAGTTCTTTGAGTGTGGACAGAAAAGCAAAGACCTCAGCTCGGTTGTTGGTTCCGTCCACAGCTGAAGTGCCAATGAAGTCTATAAACTGTGTGGGGGATACTTCGACGATGTCGTCTTTAAGCTGTTTTTTATAGCCTTTGTTGGTGAGAAGGTACCCACCATCTAACTTAACAGAAGGTTTACCTTCTAAACTAAACAGATAGCCGTGGGTGCCGAATCCTATTTTACCTGGATTAGGTCTGGCAGAACCGTCGATGTAAACCACGGCATTGATTTGTGTGTCCATACAGCTCTCTTTTAAATAACAAGTCAGTTGATAAATCTACTTGCTACTTTTTAGATTGACGACGTCATTGATCATATCTTCAGGTTGTCGTCGCTTAAGCTTTCCGCAAACGATCTCATAGGCTCGTTCATTGACTCTACAGTTCTCAAGATCTTTCTTATCTAGCTCTATAGTCAGCTGTTTGGAAACTAAGTCTTTATTCAGTAAAGCTATTTCTTTTCTCTGCTTCATAACAGTGACACCAGTGGAGACTGAATTATATATTAGCAAAGCACCAAAGGTAAGTACACTGACTATGATAATTAATATGATAGCAAGCCAGATGTTGAACTTCTTGCTGAAAGGGTCTAGCTCCCCTTTTTTAACATTAAAGCCTATTTTAAAACTGGTATAGACCACCTTGATGATGGTCTTTAATGGTTTTAGCTCCATTTTTTTCTTTCAGGTAAAGACACGATATGAACTTAATCAAAGGCTTCGTTAACATAAACAGTTATGTTAACAACACTCAGGGACAGGTAGCACCCTTAGGTGAACTCAGCACATGGTCAGAAACTTATAGCAGGGAAAAAGGAGAGTACTCTGACCCTGCTTATAACAATCTGAAATTAACGACTTTCAAATCTATTAAGATATCAGACAAAACACATTATGTTTTACCTGCGATACAGGTAAAACATATTTTGGATGTTGTTTCCACATGTTTGAATTACTCGACTAACCACATACAGCCTTTTGATTCAAACGATTTCCGAAACACAGTCATCTCTGCTCATAACGATAAGATCGCTGGATTAAACTTTGGACCGTTTGTTTCTAACGGGCCCGTGGCTATGCCTCAGTGGTTATCATGGGTGGATCTAGCTACTACTAACGATGAGATCAAGATTTGGTTGTCAGATGCTTCTTTCAGAGATCAATACGATGAATATGAAATAGAAGTCATACCACCTGTTACTGATTTGAATGTTCTGTTTGGTTTCTATGCTCCTGCTGCCGCAGCCATAGCCACCAACACAGTAGCCACGATCTATGAAAGAATAGATGCTATTAAGAATGGCGATCCTGAAACTTTTATCAGAATATTGCCTTTTGAATATAGCAACAGTACAAACCCTACACAAAAAATAGTCACCAATTGGTCTGTGGTTATTTATGGTAAGGCTGGGGATCATATCGATGCTATCAAAGAAGCTGTTACAGCTTATGTATTAGCTAACTCTACCAGATCTATAACCGATTGGGAAAATATTCTACCTGAACTGTTTAGAAGAACAGAGTTCATAATGGTGCCTCTGTGGCATAAGAAGTCTATACCTAACTTGACAGATCTGTCAGCTTTGTATAGCAGCATCATTAAGTTCACAGAGATAAAAGCTTTCTTAGAGACTATGTACCCTATCACGGTATATCCTTCTAACTACATAGCTGATAATCTGTCTATCATGCCTTATGATTATAAAGGTATAAGCTTAGCTGTGTTCCCAGGCATAACTAACATCTTAGGCAGACGCAGTCTGGTAGAACTCTTTCCTGACTATATAGCTGTGCCTAGTACGTCTTTAGACTTCGCTCGTATGTCTATCAAGACTTCTGAATTCGCTATACTGTTAGGTAAGTTACTGGTAGCTGCTGAAAGTACATCTGTGTACGCATCTCTACCTAATAACTTCAGACGCATCACCAGAAATGGTAAGTTGTATATCTCTACTGTGTATGATAACATCAACTACATGGTAGCTACAGCTTCTAACACAGACTTTACATCATGAGTGATAATGTACTACCCACGATAGGATCTTCTGGCTCGTATAAACTTTTAGCTCCTTTTGATACTCTTATCACAGAAGGTGAAAGATATACGTGTCAAGGTATCAGATCCTTAAATGACTATTTGGCTAATAACGAAGATCCTTATAAGGATATCTACGTTAAATACCGGATACCAGATGCTGACTATGAACTCGATCTGCAAAACAACATGCATATCGTTTCTCTACAGTCTGATATAGGACATTGGTTATATGTGCCTGCTAGGTACATTTCTACCTACCCTATGGTAAATGGCATACCTTACAGGTCATATGTACTTACTGCTTCTCTACCTTCTTTTCCTGTAGACAGAGATCTGAGCTTCTTACAAACAGAAGTGCGTAATCTGTGTATGGATACTCTGGGTGTAGTACCTACAGTTAAGTTTGTAGAAAGCAGCCGTGTGGTGTTAGTGTCCTCTGGTAAGCATGATACGCTGACTACTGCTAGAGCCGGTGTATCTCAAGGTAGAGGTACTGATAGAGCGAGATACATGGAACTGTTATACAGACATGATCAGGCTTTGACTAAGATAGCTGAGCTAGAAGCTTATATCAAAAGAAGACTGAGTATTTAAAAAAGCAAAAAAAAAAATCATCCCCGGCCTGTGAAGGCTAGGGGGATGATTTTTACTTTCCAGCAGGACAATGACCTGTAAAGTCCAGTTCATAACCTTTGCCGGGGGTAATATTCACTGTTGGATATCTCCATCCAACAGCGCGACCATAGTGGTCGCGAAAGAAGACATGTGCCCCCAGCTGTCGCTGGGTGTTGTATCGGGTCCACTCCGACCTGTCGATCAGGTAGACGTCGGCCGTCCCGCCATCGGGGAGTGATAAGCTACACTCCCCGCTACCGTCGTCAACCCCACCCCAATCTTCGCCGTCGTCCCACTCCTCGGCAAATGACGAGAAGAATGGAACTGTAATTTTTATGTTAGAATTTGCGTACATGACTATCTCCTGTTAACCTGTATTCACGATATGCGAACTTGAACAGGCTAATAATCCCTTTTTGCTGGCCAAGCGTCAGGGCAGGTTTTGGCCCAACTATTTATTTAAAGAGGTTAGTTGTCAACCTCTTGGGAAGTCAGCGACGTGTCGTCACTGCTTCCCAAATGATGAAAGGCGTTGTGATCGCCGCAAAGGCGATCACTGCAATGTCAATCATATCCATAATGTACTCCTCAGCTGATAGCTAGATCAAAAACAATCTATTAAACTACAGCTATACATCAAGTTAAGTATATATGACTGAAATCTTTTACAAGGTCAAGAAAGCACTCTAGCTTCTCTCACAGAAGATATCATCCTATACCCACCCATGCGCAAAGGTTTGGTAGGTTCTGTATAGATCTCCAGAACTTTATCTTCCTTCTTGGCCTGCTCGATAAGCTCACTCACCACTTTTTCAAACTCTTCACGGGTCTTGATATTTTCAAACATGATTCTTTCCTTTACATTAAAGCAGGTTCAGTAAAATCTACACAGTTGTTATACCCACAACCTTTAGGTATCACCACGTTGTTAGGACATAGTACCACCACGTCTGCATTGGCTATACTGCCATAGCTGTCTTCATAATGGGATATTAGAAAGACTTGACTATGATTAGAGTTAGTCATCAGGTCAGTTACGGTGTTGAAAGCTGACTTTCTGTGAGCAGAATCCATGTTAACGGAAAACTCATCTAAGAACAAAGGTGCCTTATCCAGCTTTAGGTATTTCATAGACACTCTCATGAAAGCCATGTCTATCACTTCCTTCATAGCAGATGATCCCAGACTTACATCAGAGATATCGTTCTTATCATTGACTTTGACTTGAAACTTATAATCAAGTTCTAATTCATCGTCTAGTTGAAAGACAGGTTGTATCTCAAGAGGATATAACCAGACTTTCTTGATAATAGCGTTCATCTGTATAACGAAATGATTGATGAAGTTAATCAACCCTTTAGCGATAAGTCCTTCAGTAGGACTTAACTCTTTGAGCATGATCTTATACACTTCAGCCTGTTCTTGATACTCAGCTATCTGTTTCTCTATAGAGGTAAGCAGAGCTGCTTGGATATCTATCCTGGACACCATCTGAGTCAAACTAGCCAGTTCAGACTTAACCAACCTGATACAAGAAGTTATAAAATCTTGGCTAATAGTTTTCTCTATGTCTCTTACAGCTGAGCTATGGGCTGTCTGTAGATTAAACAGCTCTTGTTTCTTGAGATCTAGATTTTCTACGATGGCTATAGACTTAAGTAAGGATTGTTCTTTTACTTTGCTTCTTCTGATTTTTACCTGATAGTCCTGAGCAGACAGTTCTAATTTAGCATACTTGATCTTAAGGGCGGATAGGTCGTTACTTTGATTCTCAGCTGTGATCTGTTTGATCTTAGATAATTCAGCTAACTTATCTATAGAGAGATTGAGTTGTTTCTGTTTGTCCAGTTCCTGACTGTATGTCTGGATCATCTGTCTTACGCCTATAGGAGCCGTTCTCAGAGAACCATAAGACATGATGTGTTTCCACATGCTGTCTAAAGCTTCTACTTGTGTCATGAGTTTAAGAAACTGACTCATCAAAGTTAGATATTCAAACTGTTCAGCTTTTACACTCTCTAACAATTTAATCTGAAGTTCCAACACAGGTATGTCTTTATCCAATATTTCTCTGGATCTCAAACATTCATCATACAGAGACTGAGAGAAACCTTTGAACCAAGTATGTTTACAGTTAGGGCAGCTAACTTCGTTATGTTGTTTAGCGTGGTCGTACTCCTTTAACTGAGTAAAGAGTTTATCAGAAGCAAATCTGGTGTTGTTAAGCTTCAGATTAAGATCTGCCAAAGCCTGAACATTACTCTGATAGCTTTCTTTTGTGTAACCTTTGTTAGCATGCTTATACATCTCTGTCAGATACTCATCTAACTGAGGTTTAACAGAAGATAAAGCAGCAGATACAACATCAGGGTTTTTAACAATAGGGAAACTCAGTTGTTTATGCAACTGATCTATTTCATCTTGTATAGACTTAAGGCTCACATCTAGATCTTGAAAAGAAGCTAAGTTGTTCTGTTCCAACATGGATATAGACTTGCTCTGTTCATCCATCTCTTGATAGACCTTATGCAGAAGAGTCTCTAAAGACTTGATATCTGATTTAACAAATAACAAATCATCGAGTATTTCTTGCTTACCCACATAGTTTTCTGGATTAATAAACTTGTTTCTATCTTGAACAGTATCTGTAGCTGCTTTCCTAAGTTTGAGCTGTATGGTATCAAAATCAGAAAGTGTGCTTGCCTTTAAGATAGACTGATCTGTTTGAGAAAGCAATCCGTCTAAGAACATGTTCAAATGACGTATGTCTTCTCTGTATTTGATATGCTCTTGCTCATTAGGCAGCTTGTTAGTCTCCTGCACTAATCTAGCTTGCTGTAGTTTGACAGCTCCTTGTATATCTCGGTACTGTTCTTTAAGCTTGTTGTAGAAACCTATAGCAAAGGTGTAATCACAATCAGCTATCTGGGTAAACCACTTTCTTCTCTCAGCCACAGACATCTTACTGAACTTAACTCTACCTGTCATAAGCCCATGTACATCTGGAGTGATGTTAAACTCTTTTCTGACAAGTTCTTTAAACACAGTTACTGTGTGTCCAGGATTAAGCTCTTCCCCATCTTTACAAAAAGAAAACTTATTACCCAGAGCTGTGAAGTCACTCTTTAAGGTATAGGTGCTTCCGTTGTGCTGGTAGGTTATATGTTTGTAACCTGACTTCTTATACTCAGAAGCTTCAGCAGGCAGAGGGCTCAATTCTTTAATCAAGCTGCTTTTACCAGATCCGTTACTACCAAGAATCAGCTGTATTTTTTTATCTGGGCTGTATTTGAAATACTCTATAGAGTTCAAAGACATTCTCTCGTAGCCTTTAATCACCACTTCTTTTATCTGCATGTCTATCCTTTTAGGCTTTATACATCTGATTTATCTGAGTCTTAAAGAAATATCAGAGTTTATTTTGTGATGTTAAACAAGGATTTAAAATGATAACTGAGTCAAAGTTAAAACTGTACTCTCTGGGCATCGTAGTGCAAACTAAGCCAGATGACACAGATATGATAAAAGTAGTCCCTATAGAAGAATACTCTTATGTAGACGGTAAACTGTCTGAACATAAAGAAGAGTTCAAAGCTGACTACAAAGATATGTCAGGTACTATAAAGAAAGCATCTGCTGAAAGTTCAGTGATCATAGAAGCCAGATGGTTTCCTTTTGCACATAGTAACCGCATCACATCTCCTGATGTGGTAGTGAACGAAACAGTGATTATCTTTAGCTATGCCGATACAGATAAGTACTATTGGACGACTATCTATAGAGAACCTAAACTAAGAAGACTAGAAAGAGTTTTATACGCTTTCAGTAATCTGGCTACAGGTATAACCAAGAGAGCTTTTGATAAGCTATCTAGTTACTGGTATGAGGTAAGTACTAAAGACAAACATATTTGGTTAAAGACTACGAAGTCTGATGGTGAACCTTTTGAGTATGATGTGAAGATAGATACCAGAAAGGGTTATGTAGAGGTAAAGGATGATGTGGGTAACTACTATGTGTTGGACAGCCCTAGTAACACCATCACTATAAATGCCTTAGAGAAGATACATCTTAAAGCTCCGTTTATACACTTTGAAGCAAGCGAAAGAGTATTAACCACAGCTCCTAAGATAGATGAGAAAGGTGATGAGATCACTGAGACTGCTGGTGGTGGTATCACCAATACTGCCGGTGGGACAATTACTGAAAGAGCCGGTAAAGTGTTGTGTGACACACCTATAGTGGAAAACACAGGTGAGGAATATACAGCTGGAGCTTCTAGAGCTAATCCGCATATCTGCGCAGTAGACTGCTAAACAAAAAAAAAATAACACCCCCGGCCTGTGAGGGCTAGGGGTGTTATTCTCACGAAAACGCCAGATAGGGTTTTCGTGAAAAGACCCGGACCCCGTCCTCGCGGACGAAACTCCAGGTTTTCCTAACCATACACTTTTTGTACCGGGTTTCCCCGGTTTTAATGCTTTTGCTCATCCGCGCAGCTGCGCGGAGAGCGTACCCCGCAGCATAAAATGCTGCGGTGGTTTCACGACGGGTCATGTGTTCCATAATACACTCCTCAGCTGATAGCTAGATCAAAAGCAATCTATTAAACTACAGCTATGTATCAAGTTAAGTATATGTGATTGAAATCTTTTATAAGCCGAATAAAAAACTCTATACCAGCCTAGGCTGGTATAGAGTAATTCTTTTTAACCGTACAGGTAAACTGCACCGTAACCAGCTTGAGCTATAGGAGTAGCTGTCTTGGTTAAACCAGGATCTCTACCCCAAGCACCCACAGCCATCTCTTTAAGATCATCAGAAAGAGATACCTCGACACCAAACTTTTCGTTGTTGCCGATAGCTGAGTCAGGGAATACACGAGCTACTTCAGTCCACATACCAGTGACATCACTCTTCTTGAAGATATAAAGCATGCCTGCATCAGTACCTTTGGTGTCTTCATATTCAGCACCTACAGCGATGGTCTTACCGTTAGGAGAAACCCACACACTTCTACCGAAATGAGAATACTGACGCTGTCCGCTAGGGGTCAATTTCTGACCTCTGACATAGGCACCGTTGATATAGTCCCAAAGCTCTACATATCCATAACCATCACTATACTGGATATTTTTAGCAGCCATTTGGTCGGTTATCCATGTATTTGTATTAGGAGCTAATACACCGCGACAAGCAGCAGCTAACAACTTACCGTCCGAAGACATGTTCTGAACAGAGTTACCTAAATGACCGTAATGATCAGAGTGCCTGGGTGTAGAACTCTTCAACGTTTGGATCAAAGTAAACTGACCAGAGCCATTGTCTTTATACACATGCAAGGCACCCATCCAAGACACAGGGTATTGAGTTGGATTTGTATATGTAGCGGACTCATCTAAAGTATCAAAAACAGAAATGGTTCTGCCATCTCTAGATATAGATACACTACCTGTGTTCTCAAGTGTATTAGGTATAGTGAGTGTTTGGCTCAATACCCAATCAGAGGCTGTCTTTCTATAAACCAAAGCTCTAGCGTTAGTACCAGCTGTGTTAAAGATCCAAGGTGTGTTCCATCTCTGTTTATAAGCTGCGCCATAAAAGCTATCAGCTATAACCAATACAGCGCCATCACCAGAAATCTTCACATCTGCATCTAGGGGGTATTCTTTAAAGTTGCTATTCAGGGAAATAGTTTTGTTCAAAGACCACGTATTGGAACCTGACACTCTGTTATAGATCTCTACAGCTGTGGTGCCATCTAAGTTAGCAGATTGTGAGACAGGCGTGGAATAAGAGAAATTAGCTTGAGTAAACTCAGAACCATAGAACTTATGCTCACCCAAAGTCAACACACCACCATCATAGCTAAGAGAAGCTTTGATAGCGCCTGATGTACCGGTGGGTCTTTGTATACGCTGTACATGAGACCAGGTACCACCTGACTTCACATACATATCAGCATAGTCACCACCAGACTCATGGTTACGATTAGCAGCTAAGTTAACATCACGTTTGTTACTGGTGGTTACCATGACTTGTCCGTCACCAGACAAAACCACGTTAGCACCATAGCCCTCACCAGCAGATGCAGTATAACCTGCTTTGCTATTAGCTGTAACTATTTGCTTCTCTGTTATGGGAAGAAAAATAGTCTTGGTGGAGAACTGAACAATATCGCTATAACCAGATGCACCAGAGTTAACACCTGTGTGTTTAGCTCTTACATAGTAAGTGGCATTCTCAGACAAACCTGTTACAGTCCAACTGATCTTATTAGCGCTGCTATTAATAGCTTCGCCAATCAACGTGTTAAAGTTGATATCACTAGATACTTGCCAAGATGAGGAGCTGTGAGTATCTGTGCCACCCACCACATCAAAAGGAGCAGTTACAAAAGTAACATCCCCACCCAGATTGTTGGATAGATTAACAGGAGATTGAATAACAGGTTTGTTAATCAAAGTCTGACCAACAGCTATATCAAACACTCGGTCGTTGATCCTAAAGCCTGCGATGCCATTAGCACCAGGTGCTGTATAGGTGATCACATCTTCTACACGACTTACAGTACCAGTTATGGCAGAGATACTGTAACTGGTAAATGTATCATAGTTGGTGATGGTGTAAGTAGCTACCTGATTGGAGTTCAATAGAACAGGACCTTGGATACTGATAGTATCAGCATCTATAAGGTCTATAGGTAATCTACCCAAAGCGTCTAGACCGGCGATACCCCCAGGCCGATTGATCATCGACCTGTGGATACCACCAAGATTTTGCACAGCTGTTAAGTCTGTAGTGGCGTCAGTGCCGCCTTCATTGATACCCAGGACTCTGTCCAGAGCCCCGAGGTTCGCTGAAGGTCCTTGCAAATTACGAGGCATGGACCTACTCCTTTATCAAACAGCTTTTTCTAAACCGTGTACACGAATAGACACGTTGCTAGAACTGGCTTGGAAGAACATCTTCTCGCCAGGACTCATAGTCATACAGCTACGTTCAACGATGCCGCCGTCCTGAGGGATCTTGGCATTGAAGTCAACGAAGTCAGCAGGAGATGGAGTTTCACTTGTGGTGATAGCCACTTTAAGGAACACGTCTACTGTGTCCATGTTCAAAGCGTTATAACTGGCAGTAGTGAACACCACACCAGTAGAAGGTACTTCATACACCTTCACAAAGTTGTTAGCTATAGCCATAGCTTTACCAAGCAAACCGTTTGCCATAATAAACTCCTGATCTCAAAAAATGTTAGGGTGTGTTAAACTGATTAAAAAACATAACCAGTTGTCTGAGAGTGATGTACTTCTCTACTGGAGCAGCAGACAATACTTCGGCATCGGAAGCCACAGGTAAGTTTTGAACATTACCCAAACCCACTACGATCTTATCTGGTGCTGGTCTGTTAAGAATCTGAGTGGCGATACCATTAATAGCCGTAATCAGTTCTAGATGTCCGTAAACATAATCTAAGTTCTGATCGTGGTTAATAGGTGGAAAAGCACTGGGTTTGTCTGTGACGACATCCCAGACTGTGGTTCTTGGGTTATAGGCCATAGTGGCCAATCTCTCAAGAACATAATTATAATTAGCTGTCCATTCACCGCCGATAGTCTGATACGTTACTCGTAGAGTGCCGTTGGGGAAGTCAGTGTTAAAACTGATGCCGCCATACAGCATTTTTCCGATAGATCTAGCCGCTCCTATATACGGTAGAGTAAGCATGTAATGCTGGTTCTCTACCATAGGTGTAATCACACCACCTGGACCCTCGTGTGAAACACTGAGATTATCCAGATAAAATGGTGCGAAATTAGGGATTATGATCCTATAACGCGAATTGTTGACTTCGGTAAAAGTGTGTAGCTCATTAACGATTTTGTTACTGAGCAATAGGCCAGTCGTGTCTAAAGGGTACGTTGACGGCATAAAAGTTCTTCCTGAAGTTGACCATCCGATTTGGAGAAACAAGAAATGTACAGCTACGTAAAAGCGGTGTGTTTAGCACGCACTGCCGGATCACAATGGATAGAGCAGAATATATCGAACCATGTTGTGTTCTCTATCTACGACACTTTCGCTAAGGTGTACATCGAATTGAGCTTACCAGCTCTTCCTCAGAATATATACATCGACCTAGACACACTCAGATCAGAGTTTTCCAGCTTTGCTGGAACTCTGAATGAAATGCTTGTTTTATTAGGATCTAGAACATTAGAAACTGTTCCTCAGTTCCCTAACACAGAAGTTAAGTTTGTGAAGTATTGTGATGCGGTTCGAGCCAGATATAAAATAGATATCTGTAGAATAGGCGTCAATCTTCCTGCAAATTACCCTGCAGAAGATAAACCTGATTTGGTTTTGACCAGACCTATTTATAGCACAGACATGTCTCTCATTCACAGCCACTGTTTAGTGACTGTGAATGGATTTGTGCATATGACTGATACTGACGGTGAAAAAGCTTACGTGGTAGATGGCGGTAAAACACTTCAACACTCACGTATGAATAAACTAGGCATCATCAGTTTTCTAGATGTGGGTAGACTCACCAAGATAAAACTGAACCCAGGTAACATCATACCTCAAACCCCCTCTGGTAACTTGGTAGATAGAACATTCTTTAGTGTAGATGCGGATTTAACTAGAAAGTCTTGCATACTTATACTGGGTGGGTACATAGTCATGCCTGAGCAAGGAGTCTTCTGGCAAACAGGTACCAATACTTTTGCTTTAGATTGGACCAAGATACCTCATATTGAACGTATCTATGAATCAGGCAAGACTTTGAATCTGAGTTCTTTAAACCTAAATGCAGATCTCCTCAACCCTAATCTGTTTAGTTTACCAGAGATGATCAGCAATACCACACTAACTAAGTACATGACTTTAAGTCAAAGCTTTTTAGTGGTAGTGGATAAAGAGTTCTTAGTGACTAAGAAGATACCTATAAAGCATTCTAATATGCCAGGTATGTTCATAGCTTATCAAGATCCTTCTTATCCTCTATTTGTGGGACATGGTAAGATCGCTGAGTATTGGAAAACACATGAAGGTGATAATCAGAGATGGGCCGTTACAGTAGCCGATAGCTATTATCAGAATTTCATTATCTCTCAACAGAACACAACCAACCTGAACTTAGTTAACAACAACGAAGTTAATCAAAGAAGTTTTTATAACTCCAGAGGTAACATGTTAGAGATATCTGGTTACAACCTCACACCTTAAGAGAAACAAAATGAGTAAACATATTTATAAAAATGATTCTGGTAGTTCTTCTTATATAGCCAGTATAAGTAACGGCGGTACAGGTGGGGCTAGTGCTACACAGGCTGCTGATAAGCTAGGTCTTTTGACCACAGACATGTTAGGCGTAGAGAAAGGTCTGGCTTTATTGGAATCTGTGAGTGGTCAACCTGTGTTGTCTATGGTAACTCTAGGTGATGAAGCCATCGTTAATAGAGTATCTGTGATTGGCTTAACCAATGCAGATATCAACACACAGCAAACTTACACCATTGTCAACTACGACAGTTTTACTAAGTATGCTGTTGTAGCTATTAATGGCAGTGTGGATAGTGTCAATGGTGCTGAAATACGCTACACCACTCCAGCTGTACCTGGTGAGTGTGGTTTTACCATTAACGGACAGAAGATATTGTTGAGAGCTATCGCTGGTGCTTATGTTAATCCACCCACGATCACATCTCCTGTTAATAACAGTTTGGATAAAGGGCCTGATGTTACTATCACGACATCTCCTTTTCAAACCACAGGCGGTACAGATAACCATCTGAGTACAGATTACCACATAGCTGAAGATCCTTTGTTTGAAACTGGATTTGTGGCTTACAGTAATCAGATCGCAGGTAAAACATCTTTTACAATACCGAGTCTGCAAGCTGTCAAGACTTACTATATAAGAGCCAGACATCGTGGTGAAATGCTGTCTGTGAGCGGATGGTCTGCTGTGGCGATGTTTACTACGAAAACAGTATACAAACCTAACAAACCTTCTATCACATCCCCTCTGAATGCTCAGGAAGGATTAGGTCCTAATCTGACAGCTACTTCCTCAGCTTATAGCTTAACTGGAAGCAGTGAGAGCTTACTGGCAGATGTGGAATGGCAACTGTCTAAGTCTAATACATTCAGTCCTTTGATTAACAGCTCTTCTGAGACTGGGCTGAATGCTATTTGGAACAGCATAGATTATTCAAGTACTTATTATCTTCGGATAAGACATACATCTAACATCGGTACTGCCCCTAGTGATTGGAGTGATGTTATAAGTTTTATGTCTGGAGCTATCCCTAATCCAAATACTCCCACTATCACAGCTCCTGTAGGTCAACAGGATATCGATCTGATATTGACAGCAGATGCATTTCACAGTGATGTGGGTGAGACTCATGCATCTTCCACATGGCAGATCTCTACAGACAGTAGTTTTGCCACAATAGTGAGTACCAAGTCTGTAACCAACAGCACGACTCACCTGACTACTTATACAGTATTAGGTCTGAATACAGCTACTACTTATTACGCAAGAGTTTCTTATAAATCTGATCAAGGTAGAAGCAGTGCTTTTAGCGCTCCTGTTAGCTTTAACACCTTAGGTGTTTTGGTAGATACTCCTACGATCACATTTGTGAGCGGTGCTGATCCTTATTTGAATGCTTTGTCTAGTTACTATGTAGCTAACGATTCTGCTGGTCCTGTCAGTAAAATGCATTGGCAAGTCTACACCACTTCTGATTTCACATCTGGTGTTGTCTACGATCAAGAAGACAACTATAACGGTACAGGTAATCCTTCCTTAACTGGTATCTATTTACCACCTAGTACGGTTCTGTATTTCAGAATGCGTTACAAATCTGCTAATGGTTTTTATAGTGGATACTCTAACGTATTGACTTCTACTTCTAGATCATATCTAACACCCCCTACTTTAAACACAGCTACTGTAGCAGAAGCAACAGGTACGTTTAGCTGGAACAGAGGTAGTAATACCGTCGTTGGTGTTGCCACTTCTTACAGATTTAGTCTTTATCCAACTTCTGATTTTTCCGGTGTTGGTGTGGATATAAATACAGCATCCAGTACAATTAATGCTACTTTGGTTTATGATACTACTTACTACTGGAAAGTAGAACAGACAGATACCTTAACTTCTGCTGGATATACTGAAGTGAAAACTTCCACCACAGGTACTGTCAGTGTAGGTGCGCAACCTGATGTAGTTTACACTCTAACTTCTAGTGTTGATACTTATAACGAAGGTGAATCTGCTGTATTTATTTTGACTAAAAGCAGAGAAGATACTTCTGGTGACTTCTTAACTTTCAGTGGGGATGCTGGTAATGTCGCTGATATTAACTACTTATTAGAGAACACTTTGTCTTTTGGGGCAGGAATTGACGCACAACTAATTGTAACTGTACCTTTATTAGCTGATAACTTTACAGACGGTGATAAAATACTTACAGCTAACTGGAGAACTGGATCTATCACAGGTCCTATTGTAGCTAGTAAGTCAATCACTGTAGTAGACGTTTCTTTAACACCGGTTACACAACCTAGTGTCCAGCAACCTACCTTAACATTCACTGATAATACAGGTCCTAATTTATCAATTCTGGCAACTGATTACTCAGCTAATGCTGAAGCAGGTGTTTTAGAAACGGTGATATGGCAATGGTCTTCAGATGCTACATTTACTGTTGTGGATGGTGAGCACCGAATTGACAGCACTGGTTCTACTGGTTATGATTTTAACAACACTGATTATAGAGTTTTAAATAACATATACCTACCGCCTGGCACTACAATTTATATTAGGGTTACATACATATCAGCATCTGCAACAAATGCAGTATCCAATTTCATAAGCGGTTCTATAGCTTCTGGTGCTTATATCACAGCAGGTACTATAACAAATCCAGCTAATGATAGTTTAGACTTTGATCCTATTTACGGTAGTTTGGACACTCCTATCTCCTCGACTCAATTTAGTCTTTTTCCAGGTTCTCAAAGCACAACCTTTTTAAACATATGGAAAGCTGGGTGGAGTGAACAATCTGCTCAAGAATGGATGACATCCCCAATAGTAGATTATCCTGGACATGAATTTGGTTTATTGAACTTGGAATACGACACTCAGTATAATGCAAGAATACGAACAGTGGCTTCAGCTGATTTCTTCTCAGGTAACGCAATAGTATCCGCACAAAGCCCTATAACTACATTTAGAACAAAAGTATGTGACGTTTATTCTACCGCATCTATAGTCGCATCTATGACATCGCCGACGACAATGTCTGGTTATATACCTAAAAATAATCCTAACGATATATGGGTAGGTTGGGGCGCTAATACTGCTGATAACACTATGAACGCCACATATATGTTAGCATCAGCAAGCGCACCGCAAACAGCTATAGATCAAGCTATGGCTTTGTATGGTGGTAACGTTAAGATGCGTACCTATGAGTACTTACTTGGTTTGAACGGTGTTACATACAGTGCTTCAGAACTTAGTACTAATGCGGGTAGTTATTTGTACTGGTTCAGTGTAAATCTTGCTAATGCCTCAAGTGATGGACACAACGTCTCTATCACAAATAATTCTTTATGGCAATTGACATTTAATATAGATGGTACATTCACAGGCGTTTACGCTGGTGAGATAGTTCCTAGTGATTTTGGTGGCCCTCCATAATCAGAGCATAGTCCTATACCAGACCCTAGGGTCTGGTATAGGAGTTATGCTCTATTTTAACTAAAACCCAAAAGTATAGCCATAAGCTCAGCGGCAGTTTTAAAGAAAGATGTTATGTCGTCACCTTCTCTGAGTTCTAATATGGCTTTTATAGCTGCTACGCTAAACACCAATACAGTAACTACAGTAGCGCTTATAAGTGCCCAACGTATAACAGCAGAACGCTTCAAATCATCTTTTGCTTTTAGCAATTCTAATTCAGCTCTAACTGTATCAGCTTTATGATCTTCTATCTCTTCACCCTCAGCAAAATGAGTATCTACCATATCTTCCAATATAGCGATCTTTTCTTGCTTGGATAAAGTCTCGAAAATAGGTAAGATGTTTTCTCTCACATCCCCATCATGATCGTCGTTAGCATGAGACTTGATTCTCAGTAAAGCACTTTTAAACTTACTTACATTATCGGACATGTTAAGACTCCTGTGTAGGCAGAGGCTGTGCCTGAGCAGGCTGTGCTATTTTCTGAGCTTCGGGGGTCTCATCAAAAGGTGGTAGATTCCATTCATTATCCCAGATCTTACCCATGAGTTCTTTTTCAGCTGGTACTTGAGAACTACCCAACATACTTTTCTCAGGTTTAAAGGGAAGATGAGAAACCTTCAGGATAACTCTAACAGGTTTACCCTCAGACTTTTCATTGATCAAAGGCAGTATGGTATCTAACTCCACATCGATCTTACACCATTCAGACTCAGTACCGTCTTTCTTCTTATAGACATCTACTTCATAGGTCAGATTAGGCAAGACGATGACAGTCGTAGATCCGTCTTCTTTAACCAACTTCATCTCTACAGATTTAGAGTGGAAGACGTATCTGGATTTTTTTAAACGTTTCTTAGCTACGTTTCTGAAACCTTCAAAGAAGTCTTGATCTATAGCAATATTATACTCTGTGTTGTTTTGCAGAGCCTTATCACCATCCTTCTTAACCTTGTATGTAAAAGTATAAGAAGTCTCAGTATTCTTAACTTCTTTTCTAACCCTACATCTGACACCGTTCATGAACTCACTTTCGATTTGTTCTTGTTCGATGACCTGAGAGGCTTGTTTCAAACCTTCGGGATTGGTAATGTGAGCATAGATAGCTACTTCGATTTCACTGTTTAACTTACTTTGATTAACAGCATCATCTTCAAAAGCTAACTGCAGCATGTTAAATAATTTCATAGATATCCTTTTACCACTTTGAGAAAGCTGGTTTGTGCTCTAAAGAAAGTAAAGCAGCAGATATTTTCTTTACTTCTTTGAACTCTTTCTCAGAGATCGCTGTGTGTAAAATTTGCCGCTTAGGTAAGCTGTGATTCACCACAAGCTTATGGTAACCCTTAGGTAAGAACAGATCATCTTTATAGAAGAGTCCTTCTGGGTTCTCTATTTCTACAAACCAGGTAATTATGATCGCACTGTTGACTAGACCACCTTTACCTTGTAGGAGTAAATCTGCAAAAACTATTTTACCTACTGTACGCTGATTGATGTTCGTGTGATCCTTGTCATACCCTACTATCCAGTGCTCTCTTGTTCTATCAGCATCTGGTACCAGAGTCTTATCAGGTATCAGAGCAGCTTCAAAATCAAGTCTAGAAATGACATAGCCATTTTTGAACTTATCAGAATCCATCAAAGTTTTATCAGCTAGGATGTCATCCAGAAAAACCGCATACCCGTTAAGACAATCTTCTATATTCATAGAAGCACTTATACGAGGTACTGTTCTATCTTCCCCTGGTGTGGCCTTATAAGGCATTAAAGGATAGAAACTGTCAGGTGGATTCTTATCTATGCGTATTAAAAAAGGCTGAAGAGTCTGTGTCTTATCCACCACAGTGAAGTTTTTCAACTTCTGAGGAGTTTGATTCTTTATGTATTCCTTGAGATTATCTTTAGACATACTACTTAACCTCTAGCTTCTTAAGCATATCTCGTTGAAAGTCTCTGGCTTTACCCATCTGACTATTACAATCTTTCAGATGTTTGTTAAGAGTAACAGAATGATTAATTAAAAGACTTTCCCTACCTTTATCCCCAGCAGACATATATTCTGTCTTGCTAGGTGGGGTGGATATTTCACAATCTTTGAGTAGCTCATTAGGAATAGTGATATAACTGTATTCAGTTTTAATCACAGTCACAGGCTCAGTTCTAAATGTAGAGCAGCCCATAATACCCACGGTGGAAATCACCACCATTAAACGCCAGTAGCTGTACCAGATTTGAAACATTTCTCATCTCCATCACAAAAAGATTCCCACAAAGCCTCGATATTTACTTCACTTGCCTTTTCACGGTAAGCTTCAACATCCGTATCTGTAACACCAGGATCTGTATCTAATCCTTCGATGTCTTTAATACCTTTAGATTTCTGAAGATCAGAAATTCTTTTATCCTTTTTAGCCAGTATAGTTACAGTACGTTTATCACGCTGGCTTAACTCAGTTGTCAATTCCAAAGTCAATTTCTCAGAAATAGCGATGCGGTTCTGAAGTATGTTAACTTCTTTGTCTTTAGAAGCAACAACTGCTTTCATGTCTTCTATGACTTTGTTTTGTTTCTCTAGTTCTACCTTAAGACTAGCCACAGTCTCAAAGCCAAACTTTTCCCTGATCTGGTCCATGTTAAAAAACATGAATAAAGATATCAGAAAAGTGAGCATGATAACCAAGTACAGACCGTACTTCTTACCTGCAAATAAAGCGGTTAACATAAGTTCATTTCTCCATTGTTCTTAATGAAAGTATAGCCTATAGCTATAGAGTCTATAGCGTGTTCATCCAGACTATCTAAACTAACCTTTAACACAGGTAGTATTAAAGGATTCCTAAGGATAGCTTCCTTAACAGAACCTTTGTCGCTGCTCATAGTAGCCCCTATGGTTTTCTTAACCACCATAGGTTCTATGGTTCTGAAGAGTGTGTTGTGATTATGGGTTATGACACAATCATGCAGATGACTTATTACCTCTACTAAAGAAGCATAAGCACTGGGTCTAAAGCTTGAATAGAAAGGACTTTCACAAGCCACCACTACAGGGTTATAGGTTCTGATCACATTTGAAAAAGCATTCTTAAGTCTATACAACTTAAATACTCTTTCAGGATGATAGTCTTCTTCAAACTCTATTGTATTTTCAAGATGTTCGTTAACCAGAGTAAAGGCAGTTATACTAACTACTTTCTTGCTCATCATGTCAATTTCGTAGACTGAAACACCTGTTCTATTTAACCCTGGATCCACAGACACCATGTTATACGATTTAAAGCCATCAGGTATATCTAGAGGCATAAGACTTACCTTTTTTATTTAATACAATTTCATAGCATATAAAAACAGGGTAAATATCTGACTGAGCCTTCAGTGGCTCAGTCAGATATGGTTTAGCTAAGAGTCAGCAAAGGTTCAACGCTACCCACGTTCAGCATAACCGTCATATTACGGTTGATGGCGTTCATAGGCAAGAATGTACCAATGAAGTTACAAACCTGCATCGCTATGGCTTCGGTGTAACCAATAGAAGCACCGTTGAAGTCACCGGTCACGACACGATCCACACCAGAGCACAAAGCGATCTCAGAGATAATAGCGTAGTTAGGATCTCCATAGATCACATTACATACGTTCATGAACTCTTCAATATCAGTAACACCCATGGTAAAAGGTACTTTGGCATTGGCAGCGATGTAATCACCTGTAGTGACCAGTACCCCGCCAGTGCCTATAGCAGGTGGGGTAGGGTTAAGATCACCAGCGTTAGGAGAGAACTCCACACTGGTAACCACACCAGAGTTTACTGTTCTCAATTCAAGAACAGGTACTGTAGAAGAAACATCCATCAGTCTTGCATAATAAGCAGCGTAAGTAGCACCGTTATGCGTTTCCAATCTACGCATGCGATACTTGATACGCTCAGAAGCAGTCAGATCGTTAGCGATAGGTCGCAGAACAAAAGGTAGATGCTTGTACAAAGCAGCGTCACGAGGACGATGTTGTACCACTTCAGTCTTAGGAGTACCGTCAGCACCCACCGTAACTCTAACACCACCATTACCGATACACAAATATTTAAGTGTGGGTAACTCACCACCAGCTAAAGTCAATCCAGCGTGTACGTTGAACTTCTCGTTCAATGTGCTATTGGGTTTGATAGTCAGAGGCAGATCCATGTACTGAGCTGTTTGCAGATGTGCACTGTAAACTGTACGTACGATATTTTCCATGTTGATCCTTGTTTATCAGGCAAATTTTAAAACTGACTTTTCTTCAGGAGTCAGAGATTCATAGATCTCATGTCCTAAATAACCTTTTTGGCTGTATAGTCCTGGTACATAACCTGGATAATCAGCTTCCATAACATGTCCTGGGAATAGTAAACTTACATCTGTGTCGTAAGTACCTTCTAGCAAAGCATCATTTTTCAAAGTGATGACTTTATCCAGATTGATACTTACATCAAAGACATCAAAGTTTTTATCTATTACAGTCTCTATGTTTCTATCTACGATTACTTCAGTATCCGTGTCAAGAACATTGACTTCCACTTTAGCAGATTCTTCCAAACCTACTGTACAGAGTCTTTCCCCTACTCTGATGGCAGCCCAGTTAACAGGTACGACTTCTTTGTCATTGATCTCTCTGAGATACTGTACGCTATAACTACTCAGCTGTACCATGATACTGATCATGGCTTTCTGTACGTTAGCCATCTGCTTAGTCTCATCTATGACATAGCCTGTGGCAGCCATAAAGATGTTCTTCATGAGATCATCAGCTTCACTATCTAGATAGTCATAGGTAGTTAGATTCTTCTCAGATAACCAATCGGTAAAGAGAGTTTGTGTAGGCATTAAGCTGTATCTCTTATCTCTATAAAGAGTATGGATCATCTCAGCTATCTGACCCCTATCAAACAAATCACCTGTATTGCCAAGTACAAACCATTGTCTTTGCACTGAATTATACAGTCTGTTTACCAATTCCAAAAAAGAAGAAGTTGAGTAAACAGGTATGACATGCGGCATGTCATCTAGTAAAGCTTGCGCTATCTGAGGCTTATCCGTAAAGATTTCTTTTTTAACACCTTTTAACATGGTGGTTAAAGAAGGTCTTGGATTCCTTACTTCCTTGATATTGATGAAATCAGGTACATATTCACTGTCTAACTTAAATCTCTTATGTAGGATATAAGTATAGTAAATGAAAGCATCTGCTGTTTTCATTGTGTATATCTGAGAAGACTTAGGGTCCTTAAACGATGTATATACATCGTAGTATCCCATTCTGGTCAGTTGTACCCAAGTTCTAACCAACACCTCTTCCATGGTGTCAGGTACTGAATCTGTGTAATCCAGCATAGACGACTGAAGATCCTTGCTCTGTATCACACTAGAGGAAGAAGTTTTCAACAGATGAGTAATCGTAGAAGTATTGTCATTCAGATAAGGTATGTTACCGACAGCTGTGGGTCTTTCGTATTCATACAACTTATCCAAAGAAAAATAATCTTTCTCAGGTACGTTGGTCTCTAGATTAAGAGGTTTCTTTCTAACCCTTACTTCTGGATAGATCTTATCATCAAAAGCAGCTAACTGCCTTACAGACAGTTCAGCTAAAGGTATACCTCTATCTGAGAGTAACTTCTCTATCAGAAGTTTGAATTGCTCTACCTTACCAGAGTTTCTTTCTAAATAGTTAATGTTTCTATAAAGAAACATCACTTGTTTGAAAGTCATGTACGGCATATACCTGTCTAATCTACCATGACTTGTCAAGTATTCTCTGATGTGAAAACTATGAGCTTCAAAAGTTTTACATTTCTCAGCTCTTAGATTTAAAAGCTTGCTGACTAAGTTTAAACAAAGTATAGCAAACTGAGCTGCGTTATATAAACTATCTGTCAAACCAAAAGCTTGCACATGCCATCTCTTCTGATAGTTCCAGATGTAGCTTTGCATTCTGGATATCAGGGTGGTTTCTTGTGGTTCTACAAGAGCGGGATCGTAACTGACTATAGTCCAATCAGGAGAAGCCAGTGTTTTAATCATATCAGCGGGTAGCAATATACCATTGATAAGCAACTCTTGTTCGGGATGATCTTTCAACAGACTGTAGTAGTATCTACTACCGTATCCGTATGCAGCCTTAGTGGCTGAGTGAGTAACCAGATTTTCCTTAGAAAAAACTATGGATTCGAGCGTATCTAATGATGTGACATACATAACTGTGTCTGTGGAATGATAAATTCCACAGATGTTTTTGTAATACTTCCATTGAGATTTGTCGTCAGGTTTACCGATACCTTTCGAAGTCAAAAGGTAATCCTGCATCATTTCAGCTGCTGTTTCTGATTTGATGCATATAGTTTTCACAAGCTTCTTATTGGCCTCTAGGTACAGTTTAAAGAAGTTTGTATCCAATTTGTTCTCCAGGAGTTCTTAATGAGCGAGAAGATAAATCAAGTAATCAAATCTATTAACTCTGGTAAAAATTACCCAGCTGTGGATTTGGTTCAGAAGAATCCAGAGTTGGCTGCTCTGGTAAGTAAACTTACCAGATCAAGAGATAGAACAGAATCTCAAATCATCAACTCAGATGGTAACTCAGCCATCGATCAGAGTCAGATGCTTGGCATATCTGATAAAATAAAAACCAAAAGAAAAGACAATGAAAACATCATTCAACTCTTTCCGGATATTGAATTAGGCATTCAAATTCTGGTGAGTTCTATCTTGTCGCCAAAGGATATGGTCAAGACAGAACTTATTTACAAGCTAAAAGATAGTATTTTCCCTTCTGAAATCACGATGGGATTGCACGATATCGTTAGGAAACATCTGGAGAATCATTACGATTTGCTGAAAGATCTTCCTGTTCTTCTGAGAGAATCTTTGTTCGGTACAGGTAGTTACATCAAAACTGTAATACCAGAGTCTATTCTTGATGACATTATTCATCAGAGAACCATCTCAAAAGAATCTTTAAATCTAGCAAGTGAGTCTGGCTTCGCACAGATATCTAAGTCCATAGGTATCTTAGGCGGGTACGAACAAGATAAACGAATAGGTTTAGAATCTATCTTCACAGGTAGTAAACCAGCAGCCTCTTCAGGCGCTCTGTTCCAAAGGCTGAATGGAAACGTGAGTGTGTTTGACGATAAGATCAACATCACGGACAGCATGGAGTTGCTTAAGTTCAGTAAGCTTAAAGAATCTGTCAGAAAGAAAGCCATACGCAAACTAGCTGTAGAGAGTAATAGACTAGACAACACCATCATGACCAACATCATGTTTGGTGAACCCACAGGTAAATCACAGAACCTATTAGTAGTTCCTGATAAAGGATCTTCTTCTAGAAAGTCTATCGGTAGACCCCTCACTATGAAAATGCCTAGTGAGGCTGTCATACCTGTATATATACCCGGTGACGAAACCAAACATATCGGATACTTTGTACTGATAGATAGCTCAGGTTATCCAGTATCCGCTAACAGTAATCTTCAGGGTACTCAGTCTTTGAGTTCTTTGTGGCAACAAGCCAATCAAGGTGGTAGCTCTTCAGGTTTGATTCAAAAAGCCAGACAGAACTTGATAGCTGGTAATTGTAACGACACCAACAACTTAGACCAGATAGTAAGGATCTATGGCAGTATTGTAGAAACCAATCTGGTAAACAGACTCAGGAACGGTGTATATGAATCTGAGTATGAGATTTCTGAGAATGAAGAAGTCTATCGGATCATGTTAGCCAGATCTCTGGCCGGTAAATTTACCACCATGGTTTATATACCTGAAGAGTTTATGACTTACTTTGCTTTTAAGTATCATCCAAACGGTACAGGTAAATCCTTACTGGATGATCTTAAGATCATTACAAGCATTCGTTCTATTCTTTTGTTTGCTCGTGTGATGGCTCTTACTAAAAGTGCCATTAACCTGACTCATGTCAATATGAATCTAGATCCTAATGATCCAGATCCAGAGAAGACTATCGAGATGGGCATGCATGAAGTATTGAAAATGCGTCAGAACTATCTACCTTTGGGCATTAACACACCCACGGATCTGGTAGATTGGATCAACAGAGCCGGATTTGAGTTTACATTTGACGGGCATCCTGGTATACCTCAGACCAAATTTGAATTTGAATCTAGAAATATTCAACATCAAGTACCTGATGATAGCTTAGATGAAAGTCTTCGTAAACAAACCTACATGGCATTTGGTATTAGTCCAGAGACTATTGACAATGGCTTCAACTCTGAGTTTGCTACTACAGTAGTGTCTAACAACATTCTTTTGTCTAAACGAGTGAGCCAGTATCAAGACATTCTCTGTAGACAACTTGTCGATTACGTACAGAAGTTGTTGTCGTGCGATGAAGTTTTCAAGAAAGAAGCTTTGGATTTCCTTAAGGAAAACAAAGGTCTGATGGAGAAAACTTTCAGCGCTCAGGAAGTTAAAGATTTAGATGAAGATACTGAAGATGGCAATCTGCTGTTTGCTATTGAAAAGTATCTGGAATATCTGGATATAGAACTACCCAAGCCTGATGAAACATCTGTAGACACACAGTTGGAAGCCTATACCAAATATGAAGAAGCTTTGGATAAAGCTATTACAAGCTGGATCAGTCCAGATATCATAACGTCTGATGTCTCTGGTGAAATCAGTAGTTATGCTGATACTATCAAGAACATTGTGCGTGCTCATTACTTAAGACAGTGGATGTCTGATAATAACTTCTTGTCTGAACTGGGAGATATGGTCACCAAGGATGAAGATGGTAAAGCTAATATGGATGTCTTTGATATCAATAAAGCTCACATCGAAGGTTTGGTGAAAATGTCTGTGCGGTTTATTGACTCTATGAAGTCTGTTAAAGCTGCTGCTGATAAGGATATACAGAACCTAGGTACTGAACCTGCTCAGTCTAGCGGAGACAGTTCACAGTCAGGAGATGGCGGTGGATCACAAGACGGTGGTGCTCAGGATGGCGGTATGGATGATTTCTCTTTAGATGGAGAAGATGACATGTCAGCTCAAGATGGAGCAGCACAGGACGGTGGCACGCAAGATGGTGAAGAAGCACAACCTGCTCAAGAACCGCCTGCTCAGTAATCTTTAAATAGAAAAAAAATAACACCCTGGCCTTTTGGGCTGGGGTGTTATTTTAATTCTTATTTACTCAGGAGTTGTTTCAACTCCGTGATGTCTTTGGCAATACCGCCAGATCCATCCCAGGAATCACCTAGGAGCTGGATCATCGACGACAACCCAACCGCCCCTGTGGGAATTCCCAACAGGGTCAGTAGATTGTTTTGGGTAGTCTTGACAAAGACCCCCTCATTACCACTCTTGTAGCGCTCATGGACACATACGTGCCCGTATTCGCTACCTTGGACAATCAAGAGCCGATTAGTCTCCCAATCATAGGAGACGTACATGTCTCCGTCATTAATCTTCTCATACAGGACACCATCATAGTATCCCGTACCATTTGCCCACTCTTGGCGATAAACCAGGATTTTGTTTTCTTTAACAAGTCTTTGACAGTGTCGGTAAAACACTGTCCCTGCTTCTGTCGTCGGAATGCGACCATTATTGTACAGGGTTTCATTGCCCTCACCCCAAAAGGTGAAAACGAATTTTTCGAATGTCTGTGCCATGAGTATCTCCTTAACTGATAGTGTCGCAGAAAGAACGACTTAAACCACAGCGATAGCTCAAGTTAAGTGTACGTGATTGAAATATTTTCTAAGGCGAGAAAAAGAAAAACACCGAGGTGTTTTTCTTTTTAACCTTTTATTATCTTATTGTGTATCTTTTCCAAGACCAATAAAAAGATAATCAAAGCTATAAAACCTCTTAACACAAAAGCTGGAAAAGCCAACCAAGGATGTAACCCTTCCATGAAAACACTTATACCTTCAGTTACGCTAAAGATAAAGATAGCTGTGACTATAGATACAAAAGCTGTCAGGCTTAATAACAAACCATAAGCACTTACAGCTATAGCCAGAAGAAGCACAACCAGCATGAGAAGATAACCCATTTGTTCCTTTCGGTTAAAAAAGATTACCCTGGCTTATGCCAGGGTAATCTGATTCTTCACTTACACATCTTTACGGATGAGATAGCCACGACCGATGATGTTCTCGTATACACGATACACCACACCATCCTGAGTGATAATCAAATCATGGATACTGGTGTGCTGGCCTTGTTTCTTGTGAAGCACCAAAGAGTCTATGATCTTAGCAAGGATCGGAGTCTTACCGTGGTTCACAGAGCACAGCTGACCATCAAACTTGTAACCAAGCTCACGGTCTGTCATAGGCAGGTAAGTCAGAGTGTAGTTCTCCGACAAAGAGATGCATCCGATCAGCTCACTGATGTCCAGGAGATTGCGAACTTCGTTGTCGATTTCATCACCCTCAGTTCGGAAGAACATGTTGATAACGTCATGACCGAAGTTACTCAAACCCAGATTACCCATCTGACCACAGTTCTCATGGACATACGAAACCAAAGCTTCGTAGTCCTCAGTGAAACTGTCGATGGTCACATCTTTGAGTTGTAGGTTGTTAGCCAGAAACTCATTGATCAGATTGGTGATCCGGCGATCCACAGTCACCATCACAGAGATCTTGTCGTCCTGAGAACCTTCCACACCCCATTCATCACTGGCTTGCTTGAAAGCTGCGGACAAAGATTTCATAGTAAGAGCGAGTTGCTCAAAGTTAGAAGCTTTAGCCAACATCTTCTTGTATTCAGTCATATCGTCTTTGGACAATATGGCGTTAGTAGCGATACCAAAGCACCTGAATACTTTACCACCAGCTGTGATACATTTGGATTTACCAGCTAAGATGACTGAATCCTCACTGATCTCCAAGATCATGTTGTTACCATCAACAACAGTGATATCAGCTTCATCAATCGCAGAGGCTTGTTTAAGAACCTCTACTTGCTGATTGAAGTTGTTGTTGCGTACCACAGAGTCCATAGGGTAAGCTTTACCCATGAACGTGATGGTGTGTTTGGATCGATCCATCTCATCTCCGTTGACATACACCACGTCTTTCAGACCTTGTGGTTCTGGTTTGCTGGCTGGTTTTTGGGCTTGTGGTTTTTCGTCTACCACATAACTCTTCTGTTGAACAGATACGTTACCGTATCGCTCGACGTTACCAGCGATGTTGGCAGCAGCAGGATTTTGCATCATACCTGGATTACCCTGATGCATGAACCCACCCACAGGACCCTGCTGCATAGGTTGCTGCATAGGCATCTGTTGCGGGAACTGCTGAGGCATCTGTTGCGGGTAGCTATGCATAGGTTGCTGCATAGGCATCTGCTGAGGATAGCTATGCTGCATAGGCATTTGGAGCGGGCGTCCAAACTGATCTACAGGCTGACCCTGTTGATTATAGAAAATCTGTTGGTTTTGTTGGTTTTGCATGGGTTGTGACAATTGCTGTTGATACATTCTGTTTTGCAGATCCTGCAACTCCAATTTTAAGTTGTTGAAAAAGGCGGCGTTTTGCGCTGATGCGTCTACTACCCGTGAGTCTGAAGCATCATGCACTGCGTCCACTGTAAGTACTAACATACTCGTATAGAGAGTCAAATACTTTTGAACGCAGTCTTTCATAGCCATGTCTGTAGAGGTATGATTTCTCTTCTCCACTTCTAAAGCCATGAATAATAATGTTTGGGTCAAAACTTCTTGAAACTGTGGGTTGTTCCAATTGTTCATAACCAAACTGTTGTAACAATACATCCTGGCTCGGCTGTTGTTGGCTCTCATAGAAGCCTCATTAGCCATTGCAGCAGCTGTCTTGTGGACAAGATGCTGACAACCAGGTGGTGATGTCACTTGTACTGATAACGGGAAATTGTACTCCTCATACATAATCAGCGGTAGTATGGGAGCATCTGTAGGTAACATTTGAACTCCTTGTGATTTACTCAACTAAAGTAAATGTTACCAATTATTTTTCCAGGACCCTGTTTGGAAGATAGAACATCTTCAAGGCTTTCTCTGTCTCAGAAAGAATATGCTCAAGCTCAGGGTTCTGAATGAAGTTTCCTGTGTTGATATCTATCTTTGCATATGGATTCAAGCGGTTAGTCGGTGACGGATTGCTTTTACCCAGAAAGAGAATACTTCCTGTACTGATCATACTGACATCCAAATGGTTGGCTTCAGAAATCACAGTTCTACCTTTACTCTCACGAGATCCATTACCTGTCGCTTCTTGCATGGCTGCTTTAGATGTGATCTTCAGGTACTTGTGGTCACCTGAGTACGACACTGCTTCAGCCACGATCCTTGACGATGCCAGTTTATAGATAGGTCCCGGATTGATCATTTTAGCCATGGTGGTGCGAACGTCCTGAAACAACAGACGATTCCTCTTTTGAAGGATCTTGTTGATTTCAAACATGCATTTAATCATGCTTGAGGTAATGTCGTACAGCATGTAGTACATGACATCCAGGTTCTTTAGCCACATGTTGAGGTTACTGTTGGTATCCTCAAGCACCATCTGGTTAAAGCTCTTAACAATCACAGCCAACAGATCGTAATATGTGTCTACACAGATATCTCTATCAGCCAACTTCTCAATAGCGATAGAGTCCATGCAATCATCCAGAGATATCAAGTGATCCTTGATATCCATGATCAGTTTACTATGAGAATGATTACCCGAAAAGATAATGCTACCCAAAGTCATCATCCACTGTTCTCTGGTCTCCAGAAATGGAAGAGTCATCTGCAATGGGAAATGATCCACCACGTAAAAGAAACCAGCACAGAACTCACGAATGTTGTCATTCCAAAGGTGTCTTGGAATAGCCAGTCGAATCTCAGTCGGTTTATAAAACTTATCCTTACTGGTCTTTGGCTGAATCTTGGTAGACTCAACAATCACCCAATCACTCTCAGGAAAAGTCTCTGCATTAATCTCAGACCCACCAGTTTTAGGTATACAGCCTGTATACCTTCTAAAGGTTTCTGAGAACCCATATTTAGCCAACAAGTAATGAATGTTGCAAGTGTTGGCTTTTGTAGTGGGTGGTAACTTTTTGGTGTTACTGTTTCTCCTATACAGACTGGCCCAGATGACGTGTGTCGTGATACGGACACTATCCACGGTGATGGAATGGTAACACCGATAAAAACTGTTGCGATCACGAAGAACACGCACAAACACACTGGACTGCCCAGGAGATATCACCTTGTCAGATATCACTGGAGTGACATGGTACATCGTACCGGACAAATGAAAAGTACCTGCTTCACCTATAATAGGCAAAGACAGATACCGATCAGGTAAACGCTCGCCTTCAAACTCAAACATGAACTTTACCAGGTAAAGATCAGATTGAGAAATGTCAGCGGTGCGTTTGTTATTCTTTACCCGAGTGTATTCAGTATACTCCTCAAGAGGCGTGCACCTTTTACAACCCAGATAACGAAGTCCGGGGGGGTAACCTTTCAGATTCATGAAGACCTTATGCAAGTAGTCCTCAGGTCTCTGCATCACTGCTTGACCAACACCGTTCATGATCAAGGGATTTACCGGTGGTGTGTTCTGCACCAGAAAATCGTGAAATTGCCCCATGTTACATTCCTTTGTTGGTTAAGAAAACTTACGCATAGCTGCCCATACACCCAGTCCAGTTACCAAGCCAGCTCCCGCCATCTTGAGATACTCACTGCTGTCCTTACGTTCAGCTGACCTACTGTCATAATAATCATCTCTGACTCTAGATTTTTGCTTAATATTATCTTCCAAAACCACAGTCTCGGTATTGAGTTTGTCTTTCAACATCTCATACTCCATTTTAGCCATCTTGGCTTTTGTCTCAAGCTCAGCGACTATCTTCTTGGTTTCAAGAAGAGTTTGTTCAAATGTGAAGCGTGTTTCGTTGAGTTCTGCTGTTTTCATTTCATTGGCTGCGCGCATAGATTCAGTTTCTTTTTTGGCCTGCTCAAGCAGAATGCTATTGCTTGCTTTTGAAGCCTCTAACTCATTTTGCATAATCAGAAGTTTCTGTTTGCTGAGTTGTTCAGCTTGGTCGTCAGACAAAGCTTGCTCAGCAGTTGGGTAAAGACCCAGTTTATCCTGAGCCTCATCCAAGCCCAGTATGCTAGGTATGGTGGTCATGCTACCATCTTTGGACTTCAGTTCTGTGTAATAGACCCCGTTAGACCTGGATGGATCTTTAATAGGTTCAACCTCAATAAGAGACTTACCCATTTTTATGAACCTTTTACCATACCGGTTATCGTTGTCTACCACCTGTATGGTAGCGCCGCTGTAGATGTTTTCAAGACCCATGTCTTTAAACTGTCTAACGGTCCTACCTTCAGCACTGTAGGGATGGTGTATGTTAGCATGATAATCTTTACTCATGAGTAACAGATCCACACATGGCGCGTAACAAACTTTCAGCTTCGAGAGATTAGAAATAGGATAACGACTATCCACCACAATCTCACAACTGAAGATAGACCTGTTAGTGTCAAATGCTTCAGTCAGAACCAGACGGATGGTTTCCAGTTCCTCATTACCAGAACCATTCAACTTCTGATACTCAGTCAGCATGTTGATTACCTCAACGATAACCGCATTGTTCTGGAACTTGTAGATTGATCTGACGATAAACTCTTTGGAATGCACGACGCCATTAACAGCACGTCGAACAAACACAGGGAGATTATTCCTATTAACAACCACAACGTCTTCAGTTGTGTCGTTGATGAAGAACATTGTCTTGCGGAAAGGGCTGTGAAGCTCTTTCGTATTCTGTTCGTTTACCACCTTGGTTTCAGAACCGATATTTTGTACTTGGCTTGCCAGCATAAGTTCCTCTTTTTAAAAGTTGATTAAGCTCTTTGAGACAGAGCGGTCAATTAAAGTATGTGTGACTAACGATAGATACAAACAGAACAAAAAAAAATAACACCCCCGGCCTGTAAGGGCTAGGGGTGTTAATTTACGCCTCGATCACGCTCCAGCCATGATTATCTCCTTAACTGATAGTGTCGTAGAAAGAACGACTTAAACTACAGCGATAGCTCAAATAGAATATATGTGATTGAAATTATTTACAAGAACTTATTTAGAAAAAAGATACACACAGCCTCATGGCTGTGTGTATTTTAATCTATCAGAAGTCAAACTCCATAGCCCCAGCTGGAACATCATGAGTATTCATACCCAGTAGATACCCACCTAAACGTTCTTCCTGAGCAGCACCTTGAATACCATCAATAGTAATCCAATCAGCTGTAAAGGCCAAAGGTAGTTTCTTAGGAATATCAAACTCAGGTTGGATGCCAAAGAAACTGTAAACTTCACCTGCGTAATAACAGACTTGTTGGCAAAGTTTCTCAGCTGTCAGACCAGATACTTCTCTTCCATTACGGAACAGAGTCTTATTAACCCAATCCAGTTCTGTCTGTATCACAGCTTTGATCATCTCAGCTATCTGTGTGCGACACTGATTAAAAGCCATCAGACCTTTAGAAGTACGCATCATGGCATCAAGGATGATCATATCACCTTTAGAGTGAATATGATATTCATCCTGACAGATTTTCTGCACAGCTTTGGCAAATGGAATATATCTACCTGCTTCACCGTACGAGAAAGTCACTGTAAAGCTTGCCATGAACTGGATACGTTCCAGACACAAAAGAGCAGCTACATACATAAAGACCACGTTGTAGACTTCCTGACTGTTTCTATCCAGTTGGTTAAGAGCCAGTTTATGAGAGACCTCATAAGCTTTTTCAAGAACTGCGTTGATAACAGACATTCTTTCAAACGAAGGCTTTAGGGCCAGGATATCTCTCATGACCTTATCAGGATCATCAAAAGCATTCTTGACCATCTCGCTGTATGTCAAAGCATGCACTTGCTCATTGTCACCCACACGCTGCCAATATGACCACAGAGTCGTATCGCTGGTAAAGTTAGCTCCAATACCGGAGATACCCTTACTCACCACACTGTCAGCTTCCCATTGCCAAGCAATAGTATCCAACATGATCTCGTAATCTGTGCGAGGGCAAGTCTTAAACTCTAACAAGCAAGATTGGAAATCGAATTCCATCTCATCCCAGTCCTGAGCTTTGAGTTTCTTATACAGATCTCTCAGCTCAGGTAACTGTACATTGATAGAGTCTGTCAATCCAGCATCTTCACCAAGTACAAGCTCAGTGCCGATATAGTCTTTCTTTTCATTGTTGAAAATCTTACTAGAATAACTCATACTCACCTTTTTTAAAGTTTGCAACTATCGCCGCAGTTCTCTTCCACAGCCATCTCTTGAACTTCCCCGGAACCATCTTTGCTGTTGGTGAGTGTGTTACTGTAATACTTAGACTTAACCCCATACTTAATCATGGTAAAGTATTCAGTCAGAATCTGTTTATCACTGAGCATCACATTCTTAGATCTGTCTTTATAGGTATCCACGCTGATAGACTGATCAGTGAACTTTTGCATAACAGCATAAGCTTTGATCATATCCACACCAGGGATATCATAACCGATCTCGTACTTATCACCCAACAGATCGCTGTCAGTAGCTACCCAATCCACTGTGTTGTTCTCATCAGACTTCTTCAAAGACAAAGCGCGGATAGGATAAGGACCGTTAGGCACACCTGAAGCTTTAGATGAGGATTCAGTAGGCATCAGGTTTATCAGACAGCTAAAACGAATACCGCCGTTTTTCACTATATCTGAACGAAGAGCTTCCCAATCATACTGAAGATCCACGGTAATCAACTCATCTACAGCTTTCTTATAGCTATCAATAGGCAACCATCCATTAGCCCATTTTGTTTTATGGATCCAAGGAGCATTACCTTTTTCAATACCTAATTCAAGAGCTGCTCTAATGACAAAGTAAGCATGGCGTTCAGAGATACGATGAATCTCATTACGACCTTCAAGTGTACTATACTTAAGACCTTTACGAGCAAGTAGTGTAGCCAGACCAATGTGACCGACACCAGCATTCAAACGACTCTTAGCAGTGAATCCAATATGCGGCAAAGCATAAGTAGACAGATGAATACATCTATCAATCATTCTCAGAGCTAGTTTACAGGTTTTATGGTATTGTTCGTCTGTATGAATGTTAGGAAGAACAACAGCACCAAGTGAACACAATGCTACCTCTCCTGGAATTTCTTTACTAACTATATCACCCACCACATAGTTCTTATAGGTGTTGCTATTAGGCACTGAGAAGAACTCACCTTTTGTCAAACTACCTGCATAAGTCCTACCTCTACCAGTCACAGACACTTCAAGATTGTAAGGAAGCTTAACTATGTTACCGTTGGTCTGTGAGAATGAAATATGACCGTAATCACCAGTTCTGTACAGGTCTTGCACCGAGTTATAACCAGCTGTCGATTCGCAAACTTCCAAGCAGAGATTTGAGCTATGGATGGGTTCTTGAAAAGGAGTATGGCGATTAGCTTCTTCAATGTTGAAGTGATACAGAGTAGACACCTCTTCAAACTGTGTCAGCATAGTCAAACACAGATCACGAGCACTCACGTACTCTTTAACAAAGTTATCATCCTCTTCATACTTCTTATACAAAGCCTCAAACTTCTGAATATCACCGCTGAACATAGCTGCGTGAAGATCAGGAGCTGTATAACAATTAAAACAAAACATTTGTTCATCGTCTCTTGCTTTTCTAGCAAAGAAACTATTAGTCATCACCGCAAAGTGTACATCACGATTGCGTTTGGCTTCAGGAGTCCTTGGGTTCTGAAGCATGATGAGATCTTTGGCTTCTTTTTCAAAGATGTCAAAGTAAAACGTAGCAGCCCCAGCACGACCTGCTTGCACACCTTTAATAGTGTTCTTAGCTGTAGTAGCGAAGTAAGGACGCTTGCCACCATGAGGGAACCTACCACCGCGTACAGGATCACCGATAGATCTCAGATTATGATGAGTACCAATGCCAGCAGAAGCAGCTGTCATCTTAGAAGCGATCATGTCACCACAATCGATAGACTCGTTGTTATCGGACACCTCGACGAGGCAACAACTGGCGTAGCCATTTAGAGGACTGCCTAAGTTCACATAGTTGGGTGTAGGCGCATTAAGACGATTCAGGCTAAACTCATCGTAGTATTCTTGCACCAACTTAAGCTTCTCTTGACTGTCTTCGATATCATCAGACAAGCGCATAGCCATACGCATGAACGTATATTGAGGAGTCTCATACCTGATACCAGATACCAGATTAGAAATGCTGTACTTGTGATGGATTTGTTTGATCTGGCTGTGTGCGTAGTTAAAGTCACGCTTATGGTCTATGATACTTTCAATCGCTTCAAACTCAGCATCTGTATAACCCATGTCAATCACCAATCCGGTCTTAATAAGATCTTCATTGATCTTCTTAACCGAAGGCATCTCATCACCATAGAGAGCTTTATGTAACCAAGCAGCATACAATCGACCAGCCATCACGTTATGCGGCCAATCTTTCTTATACAAACAAGCGTTGATCAACTCTTTCTGAAGACTCTGGCTGTTTTCAATCTCTTTACAGTTACTCAGAGCATCAAGCACCACACCTGACCAATCCACGCGATCGCCTAAACTGTCAGTAGCCCATATAGCCCATTTGTTGAGTTTAGAGGGTGTATATTCTTCTTTAGTTCCATCTCGCTTGATGATATACTTGATCATGAATGACTTCCTTATTAGGGTTAAATCTGTTAGTTTTCTCTAAGTATTTTGTACTGAGCCAAACTATAAGTCTGCTAGTTATTTAGATATTCGAGGCAAAAAAAAAAAGATACCAGGGATGTCCCTGGTATCCTTAATTAAGATTCTGTCGGAAAGTCATATACCAAGGTTTCATCCTGTTTAGATACCTCAGGTGCCTTAGGCGTGATCTTAGTAACTTTCAGATCGATAGGTTCACAAGGCTTAGTGATATGCTCATACAAAGCACTCTCAAAGGCTGTTAGCATATTCTTAAACTGAGTCTTCAGTTTTTTATAGATAAAGATCCTCTGTTCTTTATCCCTAACGATAATAGTGAAGACATCACTGGTAACGTTGGCTGTGACGATGCTGTAGATATTCTTACGCTTCAGAAACTTATGTTCAGCTGAGTTAACTTTGATGCTTCTCATCATACCTACAGACACAGGCTGTTTGTCATCGTAAGAGATAGAGATAGACATCTGATCGATATTCTTAACAGAAGCTTGAAACAGATTGCTAAAGGCCATTAAGTTAAGACCGTGAGATTTAAGGATTTGCATAATATTTTACTAAGGATGAATTGAGACGACTAATCTATATAACTTTAGTCTAAATAAAAAAGGGAAAAAAGAAAAGGACCCCCGGAAGGGTCCTTTTCTTCTATTAGAGGCAATATTACTATCGCCTAAACTCAAACGAGTTTGTAGTTGATTTGCACTTTATTAAGTACAGCAGGTACGTTGTTCACAACGAAGGTCGTCATGATAGGCAGGTGTGTCACGAATGCGTAACGTGGCTGCACAACGGTCTCTTTGCTGTAGGTGTTACCACGGCTCAGATTAGCAGTCATCACCAACTCAGGACCCCAGATCATGTTGCCGAAGTTCAATGGGTTAGGAGCAGTGTTACGCTGCTCGTTGAACACACCGAAGGTCATGAAGATCTTACCAGCAACACGGCTATCAAGGGTAGAGACGATGCGAACATCAAACTCACCACCCAACGTACGCAGGTCACCAGACACGTTCAAGTAACGAGCCAACACTGGATCTGTGCCGATGATCACGACTGGTACAGCAGAGATACCACCGCTCAGAGCGTCGGCAGCAGCCTTGTACTCGGAGTCACGATACATGCGGTAAGCGTAATCACGCAGCTTGTTCACCAGAGCAGCTTGCATGTCTTGAGCGCGTTCGAACGACTTGATGGAGTCCACCATGGTCGCCATATCCAGAGTTTCCTGGAAGTAGGTAGGACGCACAAAGAAACGACCCACACCCAACACGTCAGGACCTTCACCCAACACGTCAGCAGCATCCACATATTGAGCCAAGGTACCAGCAGCGTCGATCAGAGCAGAAACTGCTTCGTTAGACACGCGGATACGAGTAGCGCTGATCAGAGCTTGCACGTCGGTAGCGTCGACAGAAGCGTCGACCACAGCAGGATGCATAGCAGAGATAGGCGAACGCAATGGCACAGCGTACAGTTGCGTGAACTTGGTCACGTCGATCAACTGACCGCGTTGACGACGGTTGATGTTCGTGTAGAAAGCAGTCAGGTCGTAACCTTCAATGGTACCAGCGTTGACCACTGCGACCACAGGAGCGGCAGGAGCAACAGCTTGATCCAATTGCTGACCAGTAGAGTCCAGAATGACGTGAGTCTGCACAGCGTTACCGTAGATAGAAGTCTTACCGGTTTCGATGTTCACAGAACCAGTCAACTTCAGCTCAACGCGAGCAATCAGGTTACCAGTAACCACACCAGCCAGATCCACCAGAGCAGAACCGTCAGCTTGCTTGGTATCGCGGTTGATCAGAACGCTCGTGGTTTCGAAGTTCAGAGTCATCACGCGATAATTGTTTTGCGTGCTGTATGTGAAGTTAGCCAAAGGTAGGTTCGACACATTGAAGCGCAGAACGTCAGCACCGAACTTGACATACACGTTCTTGAGGTTCAAGAAGGTGTCCAGAGTGTCGGTGTTGTCCATCACGCCAGTGGCCAGCAGAGCATCAGTTTGACCCACGGCGATCAGGTTCAGTTCTTTACCGATCTTCAGAGGAGCGGTGGTGATAGATTGACCTTCGACGATCACAGCAGCAGGAGCTACGACAGCAGGATCCACGAACTGAGCGGCGTTTTGAGGACGCACAGCTGGAATCACGCGGGTCTGTTCTTTCTTCAGGATCGAAGCATCGGCCACAGCACGGATGATGTTCTTCTTACCAAAATCACGGAATGCGCCGTCGATGTTGTGTTGAGTTGCGTCAAACACAGTCATCAGATCCACGGTCACGCCAAAACCAACTTGGTCAGGAGTCAGAACCAGAGTAGGGAAGAAGGTTTCGCCAAACTCGTCTTGACGAGCAGACTGCATGTTGTAAGCGATCGAGTAGATCGAAGCATTGCGGTTCTCGCGCTCGTCATAAGCTTCCAGACCGAATGCACGCTCAGACATACCTTCAGCAGCACCCATGGTTTGCACAACCACAGCACCTTCCATAGCCACAGGGCTAGAGATGGTCTTGCGGCTCAGCAGATGGCGTGGGTCAGCAGCGATCATACCGCCGATAGAACCAGCAGCGATTTGAGCGGGGGTGAGTTTGTAACCCAGACCCAGGTCAGCCACGATCGATTCGATAGCGGTGCTCAGACCTTCATGTACATTGTTCAGTTCAGCCAATTGGAAGTCTTGTGCAGATTCCAGGGCAAACATGGTCTTGGTAGACTCAGGAGTAACCATGCGACCACCTTCAACGGTGTTACGCAGATGCACCAGCAGTTGCTGAACTTGGGTTTTTTGTTGACCCGTGGATTTACCAAATTTCATTTCGAGTTCCTTAGTTGGTTTCAGAAAAGTTAACTGTCACAAAACGCTACCTTGAAGTTCTTTCAGGTAAACAGAATAAATGCCGAGGCTGGATGCTCTGCCGGACGACATCATAGAATAGAACTGATCGACGCATTTTTTAGAAAAGTTAAATGCGCCTTTCTTGGTTTGGAGAGTATTGATAATACCCTCGTCGACGATAATGTAAACGACGTGAGTGTCTTTTACGAATGTGTAAGTTTTAGACTCTATACCGAAAGCATCTTCAATCTCCACAACAGGCATTCCATCCTGCATTGTGGTTAGTCTATTTCTCATGTATAGTTTATTTTCTTCCATACCAACTAAGGGTTGAACGGAATACTCCAGCTCTTTTAATTGCTCTGTGGTGAGATTTTGGAAATGACAAGACAGTTTAAATCCATCGAACCAAAACAGATTCTTATTTCTGTATGTGGTGTATAAAGGACTAAAAGCCTCATCGACATAGGCCCAATCTCTCAGATCATTAAGCGATAGAACACCACGGACTTTACCGTAGTTTCTAAAATCCATAATATCTATTTTATTACGTATCAATATCTGATATATCCATCTGGGGATTGGACACACAACAGATGAATTCAAAAAAGGTATGTCGGTACTCATGGTTAAACCTCGGTGAAGATTTTTATCAGATAGGGCTATGTTATGTCTCGATCGTACCAAACACTTAAATAAGAAGATAAGTCCATGGATGATAAACTGCTGCTTGCCAAAAGCATTACCCTCTTGTTTCGTGAAAGCCAGCTGAAACAGAAAACAGAAAACAGTTCAGATCTGGTCAGAACCGTACTGGAAAGCATCAAGATTATTGACGACGCTTCTACTTTGAATGTAAACACAGACAAAGAAATTATCGTTCGGTTAAAAACCACAGTCCTTGAGATGTGTGGTTATCCACCAGAACATGAATACGATACCAACGCTCTGATTCAAACCATTAAGCACAACTGCATGTATGACAACAATCTGTTTGAAGTCATACAGTCTGGTTTGCAAGACAATATTCCTGAGAGCAATCTGAAGCGCTCTATCGTTAACATCAGGAAGACAATTAATAACTATTTCAGAGAACGTAAGATCGGTGAAGTACTGAGTAAGTACAGCATGGACTTTCGTTACAAAAGAGATAGTATCAAAGATATCAACGGATATATCGCTGAACTCATTAGTCAACTAGAACCTTTACAGCTGAACACAAGCTCTAAAGATCCTGCTGTGATGGGTGAGGTGGATCTGGGTAGCGATGAATCTTTGAGGGAAGTGTTCTCAGCTATCAAGCAGAATAATGAAGGTACTCGTATCTATAAGACAGGTTGGACTGATCTTAACGATATGTTGCAAGGTGGTATACGCCCAGCTGAGTTTATCATAACCCCGGCACTCCAACATAAATACAAGACAGGTTTTAATCTTTCTTTATTTGCCCAAATTGCTAGATTGAACCAACCTAACAATATAGATCCGGGTAAGAAACCTTTATTGTTGAGGATCTCTTTTGAGGATGAGCTTGTAAACAATCTTCAGTTCTTGTATCAGTATCTTAAGTACAACGAGACAAGAGAATACGTAAGTATGAAAGATCTGTCTGTTGAGGAGATGGCGTCTTACGTAAAGAAAGAGTTGCAACAAACTGGTTTCCATGTTAAAATGATGCGAGTGGACCCTACTCAGTGGTCTTATCGCAACATCTGTAACAAAGTTATTGAACTGGAAGCCCAGGGTTACAGCATCGAAGGTTTGTTTCTGGATTATTTAGCTATGGTGCCTACGACAGGATGTATTACATCTGGTCCTATCGGTACAGACATGAGAGATCTGATCAGACGAGTGAGAAACTTTTGCGCTCCTCGCGGTACATTCGTAGTTACGCCTCATCAACTTTCTCCTGAGGCTAAAGCTTTGGTAAGAGGTGGTGTTGCAGAAGATCAGTTTGTGAAAGAAGTGGCTGAGAAAGGTTATACCTCTGGAAGCAGGCAGCTAGATCAGGAAGTAGACTTAGAAATCTACATCCATCTGGTTAAACACAATAGAGAGACTTATTTGACAGTACAGCGTGGTAAACATCGTTTACCTACAGTGATCAACGACGACTATAAGTATTTCATTTTGAAGTTTCCTAAGGGCATGCCTATCCCTGAAGATATCAACGAAATACAACATATTCCAATTAGAAAGCTTAGGTCAGTAGCTACCAACACAGACGAATCTTTGTTTCTACCTAGCTAAACAAAAAAAAATAACACCCTGGCCTTTTGGGCTGGGGTGTTATTTTTATCAGCAGAGCACAGGCTGCTGAGAAGCTTTGAACTTCTCACGCATAGCTTGTACTCGCTCTTCTAACGACTCCAGAATTTCTGGATGGCCCAGAAGAGTGTCCGTCATTACCTGACGAATTTCCATCAAAGCGTAATACGCTTGTTGGAAACCAACCACAGATGCTGCGTAAGCATCTGCTTCCAGCTCAAAACGTTGAACGGATTTTGTTAATCCAGCATTTTCAAGACGGAACATATGCTGGTCTTTGAGATGGCCAAACTCATGTTCCGTGATGAACCTCAGTGTCTCTTCGGTATAGAGACCTTTCATGGTCAATACCAGATCGACCTTACCGATCGACATGGTCATCCCACCACCGAAATTTTTAACAAGCTCTGTGAGGTTTGTCACAAAGACTTTCCCTGTTACAGGATGTCTTACCATAGTGGTCAGCCAATACCAATTTGGCATCTCGACCCACTTCACTTTTCTCCCGTTAGGGAGCTTGGCGGTCTTGCACCACCAAGTGGTGCAGCAGATGGTCAGGACAAGCCTGACCACTTGACTCTCCTTCAACCGGTCCCCGAACAGGGACCAACCGGTGGTCAAAGCCACAGCCGTGAAGAAAGTAACGCCAAGTACCAAAGAAAACTGTTCCATAACTATCTCCTTAGTCACAAGTTCGAAAGATGTTTCGATTAAACTGTAACGATAGTCAAGTTAAGTATATGTGACCAAAATACTTTATAAGGATATCTAGTTAACCTGGATATCTTTTGACTATAAACCTTAAGGACTTTACAATATGAACGGTAAACTATATCAAGAAGAACAAAGTACAGCTTCTTCTAATGGTAAAGAGTACGATCTAAATATTCTATTTAAGAGAATTAAGAATAAACAATCTATAGACATACCTATTGATAAACTCATATGGGTGTTAGAATATACAGTTATAGACGAACTAAGAGTTAAAAACGCTGATGTCTCAATTCCTATATTGATTTACAATGACAAAAAAGATGGATATGTGACTATAGACGGAGCGCACAGACTGACCAAAGCTTTTAGATTAAAGATGAAAGTTATACCTGGTGTGATGTTAAGTGATGAGGATATGGAAGCAGCTGAGATAAATAAAAAGAAAATAGCTTTGCTATCCGATAGTAATAATGTTTGGCAAATAGATTTTGGTCCTTCTTACACACCCAAAGAGATGTTAGAACTGGGTGTTTTTGAAGGTAAGTATGTCAACAACGTGAAAGGCATACCAGCTGACTGGAAGAAAAGTGATAAAGTATTAGGCTCTGATGATGAACCTGATCCCAGTGTTAATAAGTACGGAGTTAAATCAAGACAACCTTTATCAGTTTGGAAAAAGAACGATTGGATAAAAACAGACCCTAACGGATGGTTCGCTTGGTACTGTAATTATTATCTAGGTAGAAGACTAGGTGAAGAAGATGAATGGCAGATCAAACGCTGGAGAAGTTTTGTAGCTAGACATCAGGCTCAGATCAAAGCAGATCCCAAAGGACATCTTAAAGACAGACGCTTAGCTCAAAAGCAAGGTTTGTTACAATGGGCGTGGGATTGGGAACAGAACTTCACTGATAAGAACGTAACTATCAACGCTAAAAGAATAGCTAAGTCTGCTGGCGCTAAGCTAGATAAAGAAGAACCAGCTTTAGAAAATATGATTCTGCCTGCTTTTGCCAGGTGGATTTAAATATCAAATAGATCATATGCTCTCACCCTTTTCCATAACACGTAAGGTTTACAAATGGCTAACGTTTTAAATTTCTCTAAAGTAACTGCACTGCCTGTTACTTTCAGTCCTTCCACTCTGTACCTTATTCCAGGTACCCTACCTGATGAGATGCATGTATATGTGTCTGATTCTACCGGTACTTCTGTTAAGAAGATAATCGACAGAGATGACATCATCGGTCTGATTAACACCACAGCTCCCGCTGACAACATTGTCGGCATCATTAATTGCTTTGGTTCTAATGAGGTTGTTGCTACTGGTAATTACGTTGGGTTTTTAAATGCTCATAAAGTCTTTACCTTTGATAAAGTACGTGTGAGTCTTCGCACCCATAGCGCAGATGCTGATATTAACTTCACTCTTGAATCCAATATGGATCCAGCTTTTGCAGTAGGTACTTTACTAGCAGGTAATAAAACAGCTGAGTTAACAGGTCTTAACTACACCACGACTCTCAATGAGACTATCACTGTCTCTATAGCAAGCACAACCAATACCACAGGTAAAGGTTTGATAGCTCTTTTGATTAAATCATAATCAGACATAAACTCCTATCTAGCTCCCTAGGGAGCTAGATAGGATTATGCTGTTATTTAAAACGGTGGGTTGCTGTTCTGATGAGCGCGACGCATCAATTCACTGAAAGAGATTTTGGCTCCATTCGAAGAACTATCTTGTTTGATAGCTTGACTAACAGGCGTCTGGATCTTGCTAGGTGGTACTTGCACGTATTCAGAATCAGGCAATACTTTAGTTTCTTTGACCAAAGTCTTTACCTTGGGTTCTTTACGAGCCAGATCTTTAGCTGTTCGAGTAGGGGCTTTAGTGACCTCTACTTTAATAGCTTTTTTAGGGACTTTAGCAGCTGCTCCTAGTTTAGCAGCAGCTTTGACCACAGCTTTTTTCACAGCCGCTTTAGCAGCAGCTTTACTGATCTCACTGATCATAGCTGCTTCGCTTACTTGTTTCTTAGCAGCTGGTTTAGCAATTTTCTTTGCGGTAGTCATTTCATCTTCTCCTATAGGTGATGAAGTTATATGTTAATAAGCCCTCACCTGTGAAGATAGGTGTTTGACTTTCCAGTTTAAAAAGATCATGAGGTACGGTAGGTACATAGACCGCATCCGTGAACATGTCTACAAGATGTTGATGGTTCTTATAGATTTGTGTCAGATGTATAACATCTGCGTATTTAAATCCTTCATTGACAATCAGATCTCTACCGCCTATGATAAACAGCTTAGAGTCTTTACCCGTACGAGGGTTATTAGCAGTGAGTTTTAAAGCTTTGAACGCTTTGATGTATTCAACAGGATCACTTACTTTAAAAGTGAGTAAAGTGTTTACATTTTCATCTATGGGAATATCCCTAGATGTAACTATTGCATTTACACGATCTGGTAGAGATTTACCTATAGAGTCAAAGGTTTTTCTACCCATCAAGACAGTTTCAAAAATAGTCATATCTTTGAAACGTTTGAGATCAGCAGATAGTTTCCAAGGGATCTTACCATCGATCCCTATAAGACCATCTACATCCCTGGCGTAAATAAGTTCTACTGATGGCATGTTAAGTAGCTACCGGGTAAGGTATGTGTGGATGTGGGTCGTATCCTTCCAGTTCAATATCTTCAGATTTGATCTTAAAGATATCTGTCTCGTCTGTTTTAAAGACAAGTCGTGGAAGAGATCTGGGCTCACGAGAGATTTGTTCATCTACCAAATGCAATTGATCTGTGTAGATATGTGTATCTCCAGTAGACCAAATGAACTCATTAGGTTCCATATCAACATGTCGGGCAATCAAATGCAACAGCAATGAATACTGAGCTATGTTGTAAGGGCTCCCTATAGGTGTATCGACTGACATTAATTAACTTCGGTGTGGTAAAACCAATCTTTGTATTTATCCTTTTTAACCCTGTGTGTCACTAAACCTTGCGATATTTTGAAATATCTAGAAGCATCAGCACATGAGTTAAAAAGAATTCCACCTGCAAATACCTTACGAGTGTTTGTTGGTGGGATACCTATTCTGTTTTCCCTAAGTTTTCTTTTTGTTTCTTCAGTATGTTTTCTATTGAAGAAAGAATTCTTAGAACCGGTTCTTAAACGTTGACGTGCTCTGATTTTTTCAATTTGTTCTTCAGAAAGTTTACAACCTTTGTTGTAGCTATGACCTTTATGCATTAAAGATATAAGCTTTCTGGTTTCAACTGAATGTTGTCTTCCAAACATTCCATTAGCTGAACCATTTTTACCCCAAAGGTTTTTTCTTTCTAAAACAGACATTGACGCTATATTTTTAGCTTGTGTTTTGTTTCTTCTGTCTAATATGTCATCACGTTTTGGATGATTAGATAAAGAATTGCCAAATTTAGAATTTAAACTTATATTAGCCAGTAGGTTTTTATTCAGACCTGTGTATGACTTTATTATAAGCTTTTCCTCTAATTGAAAAGCTTCTTCCCTAGAACTACACGGAATAGAGGAAACTTTATAATCAGTTCCTTCACACCATGCTTCTTGTAAACGCAGATTATGGTGATTGTTTCTTTTCAACGACCTAAAATGAGTTCGAAGTCTTTTCTTTAAATTTGACGTACTACCTATATAAAACACACCTGTTTTTGTTAATGTGAGTATATAAACACAAAAATCATTACTGTTCATATAGATTCCTCGTTAGGATTACCATATAATGAACACAGCACTGCTTTACATCTCTGTAAAGATAGATCATATCACCACCTTCAGCCTTACCTGTTAAGGGTTCCCCGTTTCGAAGCGATTCACATCGGTTCTACGTCTTTCGACTGATCGTTGAACTTTCTCCAGTTTAAAGGAGCTTAGCTGCTGATTGTCTCTACCTACTAATTTTCAAACACGTTACGTATGTGTTTTCACACTCCGCTTTGGTTTAGTAGTCTAACAAGGGTTTCCAGCAATTAGAGGAATTTTCAAATAGGTATTTCTACCTATACAGCGCTCAGTTATTAACGCTGGAACATAAGTAGGTTCAAACGCTTCTTACCACCTTCATTGAGAGCAGGTTGTACAAAGCATTGGAACATAACATGGCATGGTGCCAAAGCACCCATACCCAACAATACATTCAGATCAGGAGAAATCTTATTGTCAGGAATGAATTGTGGTAACCATGAGCTTACCACAAGACGTGAAGAATAAGGATTGTTTTTCAGTTCAGCCAGAAGAATACCTAATTGATCTACCTTAGAGACATAAGTCTTCTGAATGAAATCAGTCTCTGTGACGGGATCTGTTCCATCATCTTCTGCTTCTTTATAAGCAAGATATTCTTTATAAGCTTCTTTAAAAGCTTCTACTTTATCAGAAGGAATATCTTCGATAGGTGGTTTGTTTCTGAGAAGTTGGTGAATGTTACTCATCTCATCAGCAGGGGCATGGCGCCAGTTAAAGCCGTACAAAGGACCGATAGATCCGATACGCTCACTGATCTGTTCACGAAGTTTAGCCATGAGCATTTCATTACCGGCCATACTCTGACGATCTTCTTCTGATTCAAACTTAGACAAGAAATATTCCATGAACTTATCCACTGTTTTTTCAGTGACAGCCCAGTTATCCCAGATATGCACATTTGCTTCATTCAGCAAAGTGTTATCAATCTCACCAGCGATAAACCAAAGCAATTCTTCTTTCATACCTCGAAAGAAGATCTTACGAGTAGTGACCAAAGGAAAACCATCACTCATGTTGAATCGGACTTGTCTACCGAAGATAGATCGACGACCTACGCCGGTACGATCGGGATGATCATGTCCATTGTCACGGATATCCTTGAGGAGTTCTATATAAGTCTTCATGGTGGTTTATATGTTTTTAAAGATGATGTAAGAACCAAGACTGATGATTATCCAAGACAACAACATCAGCCAATAAATCATTTTCTCTCTTTGGTCTAACAGATAGCTTATGTCATCTTTAAGATCCAAAAGCTGATTAAGATCAGCAAGTTGAGATTCAATTTCAACGATGTCTGATGTCAGAGCATCTATTTTCTTGTAACTCTGATTGATTCTTGTGTCTATACGTTTGCTATCTTTACCAATAGCAGCTTTAAGACCAGCCATAGATCTCTGCAGAGATGTTACATCTACACCCACGTCAGCTTTATAACGATGATGTCTGGACATAGTTAGTTAAAGTAAAGATTGACGACAAGAGCTGCAAAAATAGAACTTGTTATCGCCAGTGCAATAAGCATTCTTCTGACATTATCCAGCTGTTCCTGAAGAGCGTAGACGCTATTGCCCAATGATTCTAGTTTGAGGTTGGTACCTGCTTCAACAGTCGACGCGTTGGTTTGGAGAATTATCAGCTTCGACTCCAGGTCTGTGATAGCTTTATTCAATTCTTCTTTACTAGCTGCTAAAGGTTTAGTTGTGGTGTTGCCGTTTGCTTCTTCAATAATGAGGTTTTCCATGATTGTTTCCTTAGGTTAAAAAACGTTTCCATTCATAAGGCATCCAGCATCTCTCTATGCCTTTAAACATAGGAGCTATCTGCTCATGCTTATATCCAGCTAACCCTGTGCCTACCGCTGTGACAAAAAAAGTTTTGTCTTTGAGTATAGTGGTTACTATTCTAAAGGTCTCTACTCTTTTCTCTATTTCTTCTAGCGGTAGAGGTTGCAGCATATGTGACTTAGTAGGTAAGGCATAACAGTTACCCATTCTACCCTCACCTACACCGTAGATAGCTCCATAGTCTGTAGCAGCTTTAAGAGCAGCACCTTTACCATGTCTACCAGCTAGGTTAGAACCAAATACAAAAAGTATACTTGGGTAGAGGATAATGTTGTTCTCAGGAAAGTAATATTTGACACCTTTTTCAATAGGTAGAAGTACAGTGTCATACTTCTTCATCATCTCAAAATCTATTTCAAAATTTGACATATTTGTTTTCCATAATCAAAAAATGAAAGCTGTGAATAAAAAAATAACACCCCCGGCCTGTGAGGGCTAGGGGTGTTATTTATCAAGCTTGATGTGTGATCCAAGCTTGAAGAGCCTGACCCATGGCCAGCTCTTCAGCACGTCCTGATCTCACATCAGGGAACTTTACATGGACCATGAACCACTTGATCGTGGCTCCTTCGGGCAATGTGGTTGCCCCTTCGGGCAGTCGTGGTCCAGAATATTGACCAACAATGATTGTCTCATTGCTGGTCAGGTCCACGGTCACCCGTGCAGCGGGGATTTCCACCCCCAGCTGCTGAGAAAATACAGAAGCTGTGTCGGCATGACCGACACAGCTTTCCACCCCTACCTCCAAAAACTCCTTGACTTCAGCCGGAGTGATTTGGATCACTTTGATGTCGGCGATGAGCGCCGACACCATGTTGAGACTGAAAGCGTTGCAAATTTTAATTGCCATGAGTATCCCCTTAACCAGCAGTGTTACAGATGTGTAACTTAAACCACTAGCGATATCTCAAGTTAAGTTTATGTGATTGAAATATTCTCTAAGGGATATAAGAGATATCCTACCCTTAAGGGTAGGATATCTCTTATTCTTGAAAAGCTATTTTGTACTTAGGTAACTTAAGCTGTAGAACATCGTGTACGTGATGTCTATTGATATCGCAAGCAGATCTTAATCCGTATAAAGCTTTCTTGCTTTTTAAACAATAGTTCTCTACGTTATTGAACCACTTGGTAGAATCACAACCCTTAGCCAATCCACAAGCTCTACGCTCATTGAACAACCCACCGATACCGCCATTGTAAGCAGCATCAGCCATGGCTATACGATCCATGTTGTCAGGTATCATAGACAGCTTGTTAAAGTTAGTCTTAGTTAGCAACACCATAGCTCTGATCTGTAGATCAGGTCTTTGATATACGTTAGACCAACTCAGCTCTTTCAGATCACTATGTCTGGTTTTCATTTCTGATAACAGATCGAATCTGACAGATCCATCTTGATTATAGGCTTTGGTGATTTGGCCTAAACCTGCTCCTTCTTCTCTGTCTGTTTTAAGACGAGAAGCTGGATTCCAACATTTACTGTGCTTTAAGCTTATGCAGCTTTCATGTTCTATAAGAGCGCCGAAATATGCTTGAGGTTTAAATCCAGGCATATAAAGATTGGCTTGATCTTTTACAACAGGGAAATACTGTTTGGCTTGTTCAGGGATGTAAAGACTCTGAGAAAAGGCAAGGGCTGACGTCATGGTGAGAGTCAGCCCTAATCCCATCAGTGCACCGCTGCGAAGATAAGGATGGCGATAGCTAAACATACGACACTCATCGCTATAGCGATTTTACCAGATCCATCTGCTGTCGTGATAGCTTTCTTAAACACTCGCTCCATGTCGATATAATCGAAAAGAGCTTTGCGTGAAAGATGCAGGATGGCTACGTATACGATAACCTTGAGGGTAATTACGATAGTAGCTAATGTAGACCCACCAAAAGGCAGGTTACCAAGGATACCCAGATCAGGATCTGTCAGCATCCAAATAGCTAATACCAGTAAAGAACCCACACCCATGTAGTAATGACGAAAACGCATAGAAGGTTCCTTCTTGACTTTAGGTTTCTTAAATAAACCGATCATGCTCTAAAATTAAGCTGCTTGGGTTGAATACTTCAGTTCAGGAAGCATGGTTGCAAACTCAAGCAGAGTCTTAGGCACAGGCTTAGCACCAGCACGCAACTCATTCTGCATAGTAATGCAGGTGGTCCACATCAGATCACGAAGAACAATAAAGTCATTAGCCATACTTGCCCATTCTGGAACTGTAGAGTCTTTATAACTCACCAGAGAAATAACGCTGTCAAAACCGCTGGATTTGGCAAAGTCGTTCAGGATACCAGAAACATGCTTATCCACAGCAGTGGTCAATGCATCCATATAGCCTTCAGGAGCTGTAGAGATAAACTGATCAGCCACAGGGGCCACAGGAGAACCAGTGACAGGCAAAGCCATGCCAAAGCTGGTACCGTCCAAAGGACCTGGTATCCGATCACTGCGATTATACATCATGGAGAACAGATGTTCTAAACCATGATCCACCACGGTGTACTCCACAGCCACCGCATCACCAGCCAACTTCAAAGTCTCTTTGACGTATTGATAGATAGTGGTTACAGGACGGACAGGTTTAACCACCTTTTTGTACCAGCTGAAAGGATGAGCGCGATTGCGGATGTGCATTTCATACACGGGGTACTCGATGATTTTGTCGTTATCGACACGAGCGTAAACGGTTTGTTCCATTTGAAAATCCTTTTGGAGAAAGTTAAAGAGTTACTTTAAGCAAAGATATAGGCTTTGCTGTTTTTAGACGCTATAGGTGCCACCACACTATCGCCTGAAAGAGAAACAGAAGTACCAAACTGTTTATTGGCAGCTTTGTCACTTGCAAATAAACGATTACGTTCTACCCAAGAAACTCCTACCTTACTAAAGATATAAGCTTCACCACATTCAAACATAGAAGGTATGCTTTGCTTAGGAGCACCAACAATCAAAACATTGCCTTCAAAGTTAGTCTTCATAGATAACCCAAACAGGTTACTCATCAGACCATCAGAAGCCTGTATCTTGTTAGACACGCTCCAACTAGAGCCAGATCTCACGTAGTTATACACAGCACCAAATCTCAAAGGAGCTGAACTCTCAGTAAAGGGCTGGCCTGTTGCAGATACAAACATGCTGCTTCCATCACTGTTTATTTCTACGCACGAACCAAAACTTCCTCTGGAAATATTCTCAGCACCAGCAGGAGAAATTCTTTGCTCCAACAACCAGGACGAGGCACTAGCTACGTAGACATAAGCAGCGCCAGACTGTTGAATGCTATCGTTAGTTTCACCTGAAGATCCAAAGATGACTCTTAAACCATCGCCGGATACAGCAACTGATTGACCAGCTGAGAAAGGTGGGCTTGCGGCTATTACGCTATTAGGCAACAGTTTAATCTGTTCTTGCCAAGAAGAACCTGTGCGTTTGTACATAACGCAAGCGCCTATTTTCAAAGCACCTGAAGAAGTATGTGTTTGACCAGGCGCACCAGCTGCTAATACAGATCCATTTTCAGATAGATCTAAAGACCAACCAAAATAACTGCCTACCTGAGACTCACTAAAGGTTAACTTAGCTTGTTGGTTCCAGTTGGTTCCTGATCTTGCAAAGATGTAAACAGATCCACTGCTGTTATTGTCATAAGGACATCCCACAGCTATGGTGTTACCATCTCCGGAAATACCTACGGTGTGTCCAAACATATCGTAAGAACCACCGTCACCAGCCAATAACTTAGAAGACTGTATCCAGTTACTGCCAGACTTGGTATAGATCAAAACAGCACCAGCGTCAAAACCATTACTGGTATCTGCAAAATTACCAAATACAACAGTATTACCATTGTCAGACACAGCAACGGATACTCTGCTTCTATCTTCAGCCATGTAAGCTTGTATTTCTACAGTAGGTAGATAGCTGTCTTTGGTTCTGAATTGCACAGGTCTTGACCAAATGCTGTCTGTGTAACCAGAAGCTTTATATCTCACTCTTACCCAGAAGTCTGTGTTTGCTATTAAGCTTGCACTAAAACTGGTTAAGTTACTGTTAGAGTTGTAAGATGAAGCTACTATGTTAGCCAAACTAAAGTTAGAGTTCGTAGCCACTTCCCAATCAGATTGAGCATGTGTACCAGTGCCGCTATCTACTTCAAAAGGGGAAGAATAGAATGTAACACCAGGACCTAAGCTACCAGTACCCATTTGAGGAGCCAATAGCTGGGGTTGTATAACTGCATTGCTACCACTGGCTTTAACAGTAACATCTATAGCCCTACCGTTAATTAAAAAACCAGCTTGGCCCACTGCGCCAGGAGCTATATAAGTTATCTCACCTGGATTGGTAGTCGTATTTAAAGTCACAGTACCTGTAGGGGCTGTGACTGTATAGTCTTTATCACTGCTATAGTCTGTTATTAAGTAAGTATTGGTAGAAGAAATGACTACACTTCTTGGACCTTTAACACTTACAGATAACAAATAAAGAGGTAAAAGATGATTAGGTAAATTACCAGCGTTGTCCAAACGTATAGGTTTGTTGATGTTGTCTATTTCAGATAGAGGCACACCACCCAGTTTGATCAACGCATTAGGAGCTGTAGATGCATCAGTACCACCTAAGTCGATACCTACTGTCACACCTGGATCAAAATCCAAACCAGCTCTTAAGATGCTGCGTTTCATTCCCATGACACTTACCTCAGTTAGACCATTCGTTATGACCGACGATAAACATCGTTTCAGGCGTAATGGCGATGTTGGGACTCATCATACAACAAGCCATCATAGCTGCGATCTCATCTGTTTCAACAAAAGAACGCACTGTAATAGTGGTGGACTTAGCCAACACAGGTCCAGTAACACTTTGTTTACGCAATAAGATTCTGAACCTTTCTTCTTGTTCGCCTTCAAAACCAGGTCTTAAAGATACGTTAAAAGAAGCTCTGCCTGCTGTAATACCTAGAGGACCAGACAACATGTTAAAATCAGAAGCATCTGTCGTAACGTGTTCTATGGTCCAGAAGAGATTGGTACCGTCTGGTATGTTGGTACAAGAGATAGAAACATTCAAGTTGTCATCATTAGACATTATAGTTTTACTATAAGTCCAAGTAACCCCATTGAAGTTAAGCTGATCTAAGGCAAACAACAATTTGTCAAACGTAACTACTTTTTCAACAGGCAAACTGTTTCTGATTTCTATTTCAGTCACAGCTTCATATCTGTTAGCCATCACCCAGTCTATCAATGCCTGGAATGCAGGTACATCAGACAAAGTAATAGCGTTGCGTATGCGTTCAAGTGCTACAATAACAGGTTCAAATCCAACCACATCTTCCAGCATGTGTCTGTGAAGAGTTGGCGGGTATTCAAAAGGTTTATTTAAAACACTATCCCAAGGTACAGGACGATTGTCATTGATCAAAGTCTGATATAGACTCTCAACACCTTCAGCATTATGCTGAAACAATCCGCCTAGGACCTGGTAATTAATACGAACAGTAGAAGATACATCCGGTTTCTTAATGAGGATGACCTCACAAATTTCTTTACCGAATCTTAACGTTGCTTCTTGCAACATCTGAACGCAGGAATAATCTACGTTCTTTACCAAAGGTGCGTTAGTAACAGTGTCTATAACGACCAACCCATCTGTATAGATAGGGCCGTAAGTAGGCACCACTGCTTTGACCTGTGTGTTGGCTAAAGTTTTAACTTCGCCAACGACCCTATTGTCTGGATTTAAACCAGTCGGGTCGAGAGGATATCTTATCAGCGGCATTGAATAACTCCGTTTGCTCTATGGCGACCATTCGATTTGTAGTTTAAACAGATCGTTTTACATCATAAGTTATAGAGTCGGTCCTAGGACCGACTCTATAACCATGACGATTACTCTAATTCACTTTCGACAGCAGAAATCAAAAGACATGGATCGTATCTCCATGCATCTTTATAACCCAACGCCATAGCGCAAATTTCAGAGCAAATAGTTTTACTCTTAGTATCACGCATCAGGAAGTTGATGTATCCAGATATCAATTTGTAATCATAACAAGATCCTTCATACTTACGAAATATTTCCGCAGCCGCGATAGGATTTTTACCTGATACATCTAAAATGATCCACTTAGACGGAGAAGGTTTGATTCGTTTGAATCTTACACCACCAAACTTATTGGCTCGCCTGTTAGAGTAGAAAGGCATACGATCCATTCCACTACTAGAAGCACACCAATAACCATCTTCATTAGGTTCTAGATTACCATCTGGCATGTATTGTTCTACACCGTCGCCTGGTTCAAACATAATCTCGGTATGAGAATATTTACCGTTTAAACGAAAGCGAATAAGTCTATCCACCAAACCAGATAGACCTTTGCCGGTGCCTTTAAATCCCAACAGTTTCATTTAAGACTCACTTATATAGATGCAGCTATAGCTACAGCTGTTTCAGCAGACGTCTTAGCACCCAACAAGTTATTCTCAGCTGTCAATCCGTTAGCTTGACTGAATGACCATACAGCAGCTGCAAAGTCATTGAGTGTATACACAGGTTGATTGTCGAGTTTATAGGTTCTCACAGACCTTGCTTTAAAGTCAATAGAACCGTTGGTCTCGTCATCAGGAGAGGCGTTGGGCTGGCCATCCACCACAGGCAGGGCATCTATACCAGCGCTTGTATAAGACAGAGAGCCTCTTCTGAATCTCCAGTTAGTAGGAAGAAGCAAATCGGTACCGTCAAATCTAAGCACTTCAGGGTATCTCATACCCAAAGGAGTAGCTTGCCATTCAGCAATCACATCGTAAACATCTTCTGCGATAGCCTTACCATTACCGATATCGATACGTAAGTCTGTCGGAGAAAGAGTCACTAAGTGTTTGGTGGTGTTAGGACCTCGTCCAAAGACAGGTTGTCCAAAACCATCCTTATTTTCTTGCTGCGCTACAGGTATGCTGATCTCAACAAGGTTATCAAATACCAGAGAAAGTGTGTCGTAGCCTTTCTTGCGAATTTCTAATCTGCACTTCAGTCTGGCTTCATCATATTCGTAGACAAGTTTAGCACTTGTGGCTACGTTCTCCACTATAGTCAACGGTTGAGCACCAGGTGCTGCATTTTCATCAAAAACAGCCACTGTAGATCCAGCTACTAAACCCGAAAGAGTAAGTTCAGCTTCATCTAAAGGATACAGGGCTGCATTCTGTAAGGCAAGAGTAGTAGTTCCGTCTATACGGAATGCATCTAGTCTGTTTGTGAGGGCTGAAGTAACAGCAGCTATCTTAACAGAAAGCTTAAATCCATTTACTGGATCTATTGCTTCACTAGCCAGATTGGTAGGACTACAAGTTTTCCACACACCCGTAAAACCAGAACCTGTGTCTAAATCATACTCGTAAGAATGATTATTGACATTGATGCCTTGAGGAGTGCTGGAAGTCAATCCAGTCCATCCCAATATCTTCCAAGGCCATGTCCAGATGATAGAATCGCCCACAGTGTTCATAACCACGGCACCCTGGCTGGTAAATTCTGGCGTACCAGTAGCTACATAAGAACTACCTGTATTGTTTGTCTTTTCGACAAATACCAAAGCAGCTCTGGCGGTGGTATCGCTTGTGAAGCTATCCCACATACAAGTACCGTAAACAGACAGATAAGACATAGGTACACTACCGCCATTACCACGATTACCATGGTAATAAGATTCAAGCTGTTGAGGACCAATGGTCTTGGTTGCGTCTACTGTGTAGTTATTAACCATCTCTAAGCCCTTGGTGGTGTTAGTACCACTAGAGATAGAGTTATTAAGAGCCGTTACCCAATTGCGTTTAACTTTAATGGTGTCGTTGTTACCACCATCAGAAAAGATATACTTCATTAAGTTAATGGTACCGGCATTAAACGGTGCTGCTGCGGTGCCTGTATTTCTAAACTTAAGTTTCTTTCCACTGTTGGCAAAGAACAACCCGTTTAAAGGATGTGTATTAGGAGCATCTGGCCAGTTACATGTATTTGCAGAAACACAATCTTCACTCATGCCAGTGTATTCAATAGCATGTGTTGCTTGTGTTGTGCCTGTGGTGCCTAAAGGCACATCTGCATATGTGTGTTTAAGAATACGAAGCTTCTTACACGACATCACCAATATACGTTTAGTGGTAGTCAGAGCGTGTTCTATAAGTAGATCAGGACATGTGTTGATCTGAATAGCGCCGCTAATGGCAGTGGCCGGTCCTACGTTACCAGCTCTTACTTGTTTAAAGGTCCACTTACCATACAAGTTAACCAACACCATTGGGTAGCCACTTAAGCTGTTAGATTTCATTCTGAGAGCAGAAATGTTACCTACCTTACCACCGAAATAATTTTGCTGAAACAGAATACCGTAACCGTCAGCATATGTACCGCTGTAGTTACTAAGACCTTGATGAAGGTCGTCGATATCTGGCTCAGAATAGATCTCCTGGATGACGGCTTGATCGGCGCAGTGTATGTGCCGCATGTAACAAGTATATGCCTGAGCCACTGTCCAAAACCAATCGCCAGTTACCCATTCAGCAGTCAAATTACCAGCACTTGTAAAGATACTCTTATATCTTTGCGACATGTTGGTGTCGGGTAATTTATTAACATTAAACGCTGTGTTGTTACTGGTTTGTGTGATAATAGTAGGTATTCTGATTTTACAACCGGACAATGGCATATGACCACACGGTTGGCCATCCAAACCCATACCTATAGTTAACACACCTGTATTAGAGATATGTACGTTGTTACATCTAGAATCTAAAGAATGATTAGCAGATGTGAAACTATTAGCAGCATTGGGCCAGAACGTGTAAGTATCACTTCCTGGGCTATCTTCTATTTCTACGCCAGGATAGGCTATTATAGATTCAGCCACTATGTATGGCAACTGATGAGTTTGACCTCTGGAACCTGTGGTTAAACCTATTTCAAAAGGGTGTCCTTTAAAGACACAAGTACCTAACCTAGGATGGCTATGGCCTTTTTGCTCAACACCTGTAATAAAGATCCAGCCTTGCTCATCAGCAGCTATGGCATTGCATCCGATGCCTGAAATAGAACCAGCTGTAAAATCACCACTGATTTTTCTTACTTTCAGATAACCAGATGTTGGCATGGGTTGACCAGGGGTATAAACTATTCCTCCAGTCCTGGCTGACATCACTAATAGTAACTGCCCGTCTGCACCAGCTTGAGACAATGTAGTTTCATATGCAGGTACAGTGCCAGACCCACCGTTGAAAGGTATGAGTCTGCACTGAGTAGTATCTACTCTAAAGTTACCAGCCAAAGAAGCTGACACTGTGATGCTTCCAAAAGGACAAGTGTTACCGCCTGTACTTAAAGAGTTTTTACCGTAACGAGTATCGCTATCTAACAACAACGTACCGCCGTTGATGTTATATGTATCGTTACCTGTTTTCAACGTAAGATCGGTAAAGTTCTTAGCGTCTGTGATGGTATATGTAGTCATGTGCTATCACCACTTAGGGACTTTATCAGGACAAGTACTAGATTGAAAGTAAGACTTGGTTGCCAAAGGACAACTACACAAGCCACATACTTCAACCTCTCGTTTGATGTAAGGTATCGTTGTGATTTTGATATTCACACATGCCTTACATATAGCTAACCTATTAGCTACAGTCTCAGCCGAAGCTGGTCTGGGATCTAAAATAGCATTTAACATCTCATGTTTCCTTTATAGACCACATTCTTTTCATTTTCATAAGATGGCATGTTTATCATATTTACATACCTAAAGAAGTAATTTGACACAACATAATGTAACATTCTGTCTTTGGTATGTAAATTGTCATGACCTATTATCCACTCATATGTAACAAACGGATAATAAGTCCAACCTGATTCTAAACTTATAAGAACCCTGAACACATAATCGAATACATTGTCAGGCCATCCTTTATAAACCAATAACTCTTTTGTCATTCTCAGATAACAAATAGAGTCATCTTTTTTAAGTATCATGGTCTGATGAGGCTTGGTCTTTTTTGTTTTTTCATTCTCAAAAGACCAATGTTTGATTCGCTCATCTGTTAAAAGCTCTTTACCGTGACTGTATACTTTGTAGCTGTTGGTATAAACAGGTCTTATATATTCAGGTAGTATCATGTCTAAATGTTCAGGAGCGAGTAAACTGATATCATCATCATCTACAAACGAAACATATTTACTATCTGTTTCGCTATAGCCTTTTTCCCGACCGTAAGCCACAGACTTATTCTTATTATCTATAACGCTAAAAGGGATCTGTAAAGAATCAAAATGTTCTTTATTCTTAGTGACTGTATTTAGCTCTCTGGTCACTAAGGTGAAAATTGAAAATTGCGTCATAATAAAAAACCCCACCCCCCTGTTACAGAGGATGGGGTTTAAGTTACTTAGTAACCACCGGCTTTGCCAAGGGTGATACCAGCTTCGAACATACCACGCAGGTTGGTGCAGCTCTGGTTCAGGAAAGCAGTTTTAAATGCTTGCAAGCTGGCGATCTGACCACCGTGGTTGTTGTGGTTGCTGTGCTCACGAGCATCCAAGGATGCGATAGCTGTAGCGTTGGCGTCAGCCGTAGCCTGAGCTGCGGCGGCTGCAGAAGCAGCAGCAGAAGCAGTAGCTTGAGCAACAGCAGCGGCAGTAGCAGCGGCAGTGATCTGAGCAGACAAGTCACCGATGGAAGTCTGCAGAGCAGCGATCTGAACAGCGGTCTGTGCGTCAGCAGCTTGCAGGTTGGTGATGGTGGTTTGCAGAGCAGTGATCTGAGCCTGCAGAGCAGCGCAGTCACAACCGTTGCCGGCGGGCAGGTTGTCAAGAGCGGTTTGCAGAGTCGTGACTTGCGTTTGCAGGCCGTCGATCAGGTCTTGCAGAGCTTGCTCAGCAGCTTGAGCACGGTTGACTTCAGCAGCCAGATCCACAGCCAGGCTGTTGACCATGGTTTGCAGAGTGGCAACGACGGTGTCGTTTTCCAGAGCGGTGATGCGATCGCCCAGACTAACCAGTTGGGTGATGATGTTCTGACCAACTTGGAAGCCTTCGGTGTTAGGATCAGCATCCAGCAGAGCTTGGATCTGAGTAACAGCAGCTTGCAGAGCAGTGATGTTTACGTTAGGCAAGCCCAACAGCGCATCAATCTCAGACTTGATGGCGGCGCCAGTGGCGATACCGAATTGCGTGGCAATACAGCCAAACAGTTCTTCAACAGTTTGTTCCATTTGAAATCCTTAATATTAAAGAGAGGTACCTTACCCCCATCTGATAATAGGTATTTATTCAGAAGGTGGTGTAGGAGTGGGTTGTGGGTTACAAAGCGACGCAGGATCGATCAACGGACCGTTTAAAGTGGTAATGACCTGCTTTAAATTATCTATAGAGGATTGATGATTAGCGATTTGGAGTTGCAACATTTCTCTTATCTGTTTACCAGTTTCTACGCCTATGGCAAAGAAAGCTCGTTCTAGACAAGAGCAGTTTTCAAGATCAACGACAGGCAGAGGTGGATTAGTGGTTGTTTCGCCGGACATTTCTTAACTCACTGTTTCGTTTACTCTATTCAGAGTACCGTTTGTATTATAAAGGAAGTCTTTAACAATGGTGAAATATGTGCCAAATGTAGATATCTTCTTAACGTTGTTGTTAGGAAAATATTCAAAGGTTTTATAAACACCGTTGCTATAGTCTATGCGTATAGCGTTCTTACTATTAGCACCAGATCCATACGTGTAGATCGGATTGGGATTCCGCATCATCAAGTAAGGATGACTGTTGATAAGGTTCGTAACGGCTGTTAACACATCTGTGCTATTGTTGGTCTTGTAATATACAGTACCATTAGCATCTGTCATGTAAATAGTCAATTCACTATTTACATCGTTTTTAACAAAGTATACACTTGAAGGTTCTGGATTAACAGGAACTGTGTTAACTTTGTAGAACTTAAGTTCTTGTAAAGCCATTTTTGTTATAACTCAGTTTAAAAGCATCAGAGAACCGAAGTTCTCTGATGCAATTATTTTTACCAAGCTTCTTCTTCGAGGAAGCCACGGATAGGCTCGCCACCAGACAACAGACGGTTAGAACCACCCGAAGCGATAGACAGACCATCCAACACAGGCTTGTTACCGTGGTTGTGGTTACCGGTCACAGCTGCATCGATCTGAGCAGGAGTGGACGTAGGACGACCCACGATGTTAGACCATTGCAGAACCACATCCAGCGATTCATATTCAGCAATCTTGATCCAGGCGGTGGTGGCGGTGTTGTACACATAAGTAGCAGCACCGTTAGCCACGCTAGTGTCAGCAGTGGCGTTCAGCACCAAAGCCAGAGACACAGTAGCTGGGTTCAGAGCATCACGAGCAGCGATGTCGGTCACCACAGACATGGTGCCCATACCAGCGATACTACCAGCCACGCTGGTGTTGATCATGGTCTGGATTTCAGACTTGTTCAACAGATGACGAACCGTCGTGCCATCAGCAGACGACAAATACATTTCAAACAGAGCGGCGTTGACACTGTCAGCCACCATGTACATCGTTGAGCCTTCATACGTGGCTGGCAACGAGGCTACTTTACGAAACTTCAAAACTTGATCCATGATTGGTCCTTGTTAAAAGAGAGAGAAAACAGAAAATCACCACGCTTCTTCATGCATGTGTGTAGCTACCGCCACACCATTCACCAAGAGCTTATTTTGCGGTGTTATAGACAAGTCATCTAATAAGGGCTTATTGGCGTGAGTATGATTAGTACCACTTCCGCCAGTTCCACCTGTGCCATTAGACCCAGATTCACCTTCTATGTTCTTGGCTGAGTCATCAGTAGGCTTGATAACTCCAGAACGAAGTATGCGCCTTCTGCCAGAGTCGTATCGTATATACATACAAAACTCCTTTAAGCAGCAGGTCTGTCATCAAAGCCATCTAATCTGATAACATTATCAGCCACATCACACACAGCGAACAAAGCTTCATTTCTGGAGAGAAGAATAAAGCTTCTGTTATAAACGGCATCAGGGTCTAGAATGATACCGCTTTCATACAAATCTTCTAAAGTAGGCTGGGTCTTATCACTGACCCAGATTTTTACTTTAGACTGATTGGTATTGGCATTGGTGATGTTGATGGTTACATACACACTTAAAGACAACGCGTGTGTTCTGTAAATTTCTTCGATCTGATTAACAGGTAAGACAGCCTTAGCTAAAAGACCTGTCTTGTTCTTATAGTCTTCAGAATCTATCTTGGTTACTCTAGAAGTAAACGGATCTTGATATCTAGAATTCAAACTACTCATAGGGATCCTTTTGTTTTAAACGTCAGGTTTTCTTAAATTTGTCATAAGATTGATTATTAAGACATGAACTTATGCGAACCAAACAGCACCGCAGTATCATGATCAAAGTGTATTCTTGATCTGATATCGTCTAGTATATCCATGCTTAACCAAGAATGAGTAGATGGATCATAGTTTTGACTGTCAGATACCTGACTTATATCCACAGGTAAAGTCAAAGCTAGAGTAAGATCTATACTCTCATTGGTGGGTTTCTTCTTATCAACATACAGCGCATAGTTGAGGCTTTCCAACTTATCTGTAATTACCTTCTCTATTGCAGAGTGAGGTATGCCATAACGGTCATTTAAGTCTTTAGTGACGTTGTGAGTTATCAGGAACGTAAGATCGTCGTTGCTTACTAAGTTATGCTGGATATCCTTAGCAAAGCAGATGGTGACCATAGGTTCTGGTTTGTCTTTAAAGACCGCCAACACCCTCTGACTTACTTTATCGAAAAGAGTCGTAACTATAGATAGTTTAAAATGTTTATTTCTAACCATTTTATTCTTGTGTACAAGTTTAAACTCTAGATACTTCAGTGAGTCAGGCATTAAAAAATGCAGATCATTGTTTTTGACTTTCTGAAGTCTTTTGTCAGAGGTGGTGAGTGTTGGCATGGTGCTTATTAACGAGATTCTGTTTGACTTTGCTTAACAGCGGTTTTATGAACGTCGATAATTTCTTTTAGTAAATCTCTAACGTCTGCAAGAGTTCGATTGCAATATGTAACATACAACGTAAAAACTTTACTATGATCAGCTGAAAAACTCGCTACAGCAGTCATCACTTTTGTGACAATGTGTTTCACACTATCGCTTGCCTCTTTAAATGCTTCCATATTTGACAGAGCTTCCAAACTTTTCTCAACTGCTGCGTATTTTATCTGCGAGGCAGTTATTTGCTGTGCTAAGCCTAAGTTAAAGATTCCTAAATCATGAATAGCCGTTTCCAAACGGTTGTAAACACTCTCGGCTTCATGCAGTGTCATTGCGTGACTTACAGTATCGCTATATGAAACCTTAGCTTTATCATCGGTAACTTTAAAATTAAGTCCGGTGTATAAATAACATTCATCTATGGCGGGAACTTTTCTTTTTACATAAGCTATAATTTCATTTCTTGAAAACATATTAAGAGCTTTAATAGTTTCAGGAATGAAGATGAAACTTTGACCGATATGCTCTTCTACTTTTTTATGAAAGTCTGTCTGCGATTTAAAACCATCTAACGTGCGAGCAAAGCTACTATGTCCGTCTACACTACTGAAATATTCCTGTAATGTGGCGAATTGTACAAGCATTTCACCTTCAGGAGTTGGTATATTATCTTTTAATTTTGAGATAAAAGTTTCAAAATCCCTAGACAACTCTTTTATAAGATTATGACCAGAATAAACATCTTCAATAATCTTAAGTAAATCAGAAATATTTATTTGTTTATTTAAGATATCAAAATGCCTGAGTTTAGAATTTTCATCGGCATTTTTAATCTGTAAAGCACTATTGATTCTTGATATGATATCAGGATCGTAATGATTACCTGCTTGCTGCATCAAAGTTTTTAAAGCTTCGGCGTCTCGTTTTGTGACCTCTTCATTTTTCTTGATGTCGTCTTTTTTCTTAGAGAACAAACCTTTAATCCAACCCCAGATCTTGGCAAAAAAGTTTTTGATGGCTTTCCAAACTCTGGTAAAGAACCCATCTTCATTCTTCTCGTCTTTGTCTTCATCATCACTTTCAAGACTGACAGACGTAGCAGGTATATTCAATCTGGCTCTTATAGACTCTATAGCGATATCTGCGATCTGTTGAGCTTGATCAGAAGGATTATCACCAAGGGCGTTTTGGATATCGTAATAGGTATCAGCCCCTTCAGACATATCTTCCATTTCCATATAGTCGTCAAAGATAGCATCTAAACTATCATCGGTGTCTATAACGGGTCTGGAATCGGCTTCTGTCAATTCTACTTCTTCTAAAGCAACGGTATCAAAGAGTTTCATTTTTTCACCTTAATTTTTACGAACAGCAAATCAAAAGCTGTCTTGTCGATACAAATTATTTCACCTGTCTCTACACAACGAAGTTCATAGATAGATTTTCCTGAACCATTTCGCTTCATACTCACCAGCTCAAAATAGATATCCATAGCTTTGGTATCTACTTCATACTTAGCGCTATACGAAGAAACAGGCAGAGCTTTGGCAGAAGCCAGTGTTTCACCAGATATCTTGTCTGAATTGAAACTGACAGATATACCCATATCCACAGGTTTACCTGTCAAGTGACTTTGAAGTCTTTTTATAAAATTCATGATCAGAACTTACCTAAGGTTTCGCCAAAGACTTTTTTAGGTTTCTTTGGGTTGGGTTTCACAGCCAGAGTCAATGAAGCTGATGTGGCATGTTTGTATGAGGTTGATATGTTACCAGATAGACTTATCATCACATGCACATGTAATACCACACCTTCTAACTGAACCAGATCGTCGCCCTCATAGTAAACATATTTACATGGCATGCCAGGATAAATCAATTCATGTTTACAGTTTTCCCACACTAGATCTAACCTAGCTGTGCTTTTATAAGCTAGCTTGGTGTATTCTAAGTATGGATTCTGAGAGATTCTTCCAGAAGTCACAGGACCATAGTTCAGATCATCATCTCTTTCTTTTATAGCTGACTCGTGGTTAAGAGAAGCCCTCTTACCTATAGGACCCTCTTCCTGCATTTCTACAGGCTTAGTCATAAAGGCTCTGGCGTCAGCCATCCTAAATCCCACCCCTTGGTTCATATAGTTGACTTCAGCATCATCAGAGTATTGCTTACTAGATGTAGCTATGATCTTCAACCCATCGCCTTCTTTCTTGAAGGTTCTGTTTATACCAGGTAGTTTAAAGTTAGGTACAGAGAAGATAGTCAGATTAGGTTTACCTGATTTAAATCTACCTGTGTCGTACAGAGGATAGACAAACCAAAGTCTTTTATCATCCCACACTTGAAAATACGTACCTAAACCTTCAGGATAAACACCACCCATTTTCTCTTGTAGAAACGTAGGTAATGCTGTTATGCCAGTAAAGCTAGGTATGGTGACGTGATCACGTTTGGCTGAGTTATTGCTCTTGATGATATCTAAGCCATCCAAAGCAGGTTTACCATCTATAGTGATCTTTTTACTTTCACTTACAAGTACGGCTTCAAGCACATCGGCTGTGCTTGTTTTTTTGAACACGCCGGATGTGGTCTTGATACGGAGTACTTCTAGAGATCTGTTATAGATCTCTAGCTTAACAGTAGTGAAATCACTGCGGTTAAGAGTATCTATAGACATTCCGTCGTACTGGGAACCTGATACCTTCATATTAGCATCAGTTAGGAATATAGCTTTATATTTCTCTATTCTAATCTTTTCATCAGGTCTAACAGAAGCTGACTCATCTTCAAGCTGTATTCTCTTTACAGTAACTTCAAGGTTATTCCTAAAAGGGAATACTCTTTTAACGTAGTCACCAAGAGGCACTTGCATCTGGATGATAGTCCTGTCAGCTATGTTGTTGACATAGTCTCTCTCTATATCCAGAGACACAAGTTTATGTACATTGATGTCATCTACTTCTGTACTGATGATAACTCTGTATTCAAAAGATGTCTTACCTGTGCCATTACCCAATATAGCAGACACATCTTTCCATATGGGTGTTTGTTCTATGCTTTCATAAGGCATCAGTATCTCCTATACCCTATCATGCGATCTTTAAAGAACTCACCCAGACTTTCTCTTTCCGGTACTTTTTCTTGTTCATTAATATTGCTGATATGAGTTACACCATTTTCATCTACTTTGACATTATCAGTACCTAGGTACTTATTCAGACTATCCTGTCTAAAGAAGTTCTGTCTGGTAACAGCTGACAAACCAGCCATATGTCTGGCTATCAAAGAGTTAGCCTGGTCTCTTGAAAATTGATGCACAGCATGCTCATAGACAGCTGTGGCAAAGGTATCCATGTCAACAAGATCATCTATAGGAGCGTTACCTATATTGATACCATACTCCAACTGTTCTTTCCAAGCAGATAGATGCTTGCTGATAAAGTCATAGATGATAGGTAGATCAGAGTAATTAACTATCTTAACCAAAGTACCTTCTCGATGGTAATCCACCATCTTAGAGATAGATAGGTAAGTAGTCAACCACTCTTTCTTGATGTTTTCATCATCTCTTTTATTACCAGAGACTCTGACACCAGTTCTCCTCAGTTGTTCCACAGACATGGATTCCAACAAAGGCACCCTGGCCAAAAATAAATATTCCCAGATGTTCTTTGTGGTATCCATGATTGATCTTAGCTGTAAAGTGAAATGGAAGCTTCTTTCAGAAGTGTTAACAGGATAGGTCCGTAATAGAACTGCTCCAAACGAGACCAGCTTCTGTACTTGTCTATCAGTTTCTGTAACATATCCATATCCAAAGCGTTTCCCTGTAGATAATCTTTAGTGAGTATCTCAAGTACAGACTTTGAAGCTGTGTTGTTATAGAACGCAGCAGACAGCACATAGTAGTCATCTATCAATACAGGATGGATGACAGGTATAGAAGCTGTAGCTGTTACGTAGCTATCTGTGATCAGACTAGCTAAAGATCCCTGACGACTCTTGGTTTCTTTGATCAGAAGAGTTGCATCTACAGTCTTAGGTAAGACATCGTAGGTTCCAAAAGTAGTTTCATCTGGTTGAACAGGGTAAACTAACTGCTGAATGCTGCTCAAAGCAAAACCGTGTAGATAACTGTTTCTGGTCAGTATTTTCTTACTTATCAGACCCATACGGGCATTACCATAAGAGAGTAGGTCAAAGTCTCTCTCAACCATGGCTTTCCAGAACTGATTTTGAGACATGTAGTATTCACGCTCATTAGGTAATTCTCTCAGTTCTTTAAGCTCAGGTGCGTCTTGACTGTCTACTATCTGTGTCAGATAGCCTACTATAAAAGTATCGTAGATAGATACCTCTTGACCAGGTAATACCAGAGTACCATGTTTAATGCTAAAGAACTGTTTGAAGTAGTCTCTTACAATAGTTACGTAAGCATCAGATACATTCAGCAGTTTTTGATTTTCTTCAGCTTTCAATAGAGGCTGGAGTCCATCTATCAGTCTGTCTTTTCTGAAAAAGAATTCTCTGGTAACTTTATTACCAAGAGAAGTAACCAGATCAGCTATGGTAGTAGAGTCTGTATATCCTACCATCACGTAATCCATGTAAAACACAGAGTCTCTGTTAAAAGACTTTCTCTCTGTGTTAGTTACACGGAACAGACCCATCTTCTTATCGCCAGCGTCTGATGTGAAGTAGTCATTCACATTAGGTAGCACAGATCCATACACGTTACCGCTGCCAGTCACTGACATAAAACCAGTGGTGGTATCGTTAGATTCTGTCAGAGGTGTAGTTACCCTGATTTCAAAATTATGGATCTTGGTGTATTGTTGGTAGATATCTGGTTCAGCAGCATCTACCTCTCTAAGGTCATTGTGCTCAGCTACCACTTGACTGAAGTAATCCACAGTCCATGGGGCACCTTCTACATAAGCTATCAGTGATTTAACAGCCGTTACTTTATCATCTGTGACAAGACCTTGATAGCTTGTAGGTTCTATCTTAGGTATATTAATCTTGACACTGGGGGATGATGCAGGGTTGTGTTTAGCGATACCCATATCTCGTCCTTTAAAAATACGTCATAACATTGCTGGACTCAATAAAGAAATTAAAGACACACCCGGCCTCTATGGCTCGGGTGTGTCTTTAATCAGTCGTTGAGATGATTATCTCTAATAGTGATAATGCCGTTTACTTGAACAGTGTTAAAACCTATTCGATTACGTCTGTAGTTTTCCACCATAAGTGGATCCAGTCCGTCAAATATAGAATTAAACTGAGTGCTCGGGAAATAGTTACCCTGCAATCCAGTTCCGTGATAGTTAGCACCAGGGTTAATCTGATAATTATTATTACCAGGTCTATATCCTGTCAGTATGCGATAGGTCTCACTAAAGTGGAAATCAGAGATTCTATTTAAATCACCAAGATTATTAAAATCAGGATGGTTTTTCAGAAGTTCATTCAGAGCACCTATGATCTTAACAAAGACTTTGGGATTGTTCCTTAGCCTTCGTATGGCATCACTATCTAAGTAACTGATGTCAGTCACTAAAGACAGCCTGATGCGATGTTGGTTTCTGAGATTAAGGTCAGTAAGTGATTTTATATTTAAACTGCTATCACATGTCAGAATAGGTGACGTGGTTAAAGTATCATTTCTATACAGATTCACTTGAACTATAGACCTAAACCTCTGGCATATGTACTGATACTCACCAGCTATTAACCAATCTAAAAGATCCTGATCTAAGACTATTGGATCTAGTTCTTTTAAATTCAGTAAAGTTTTTCTATCATTCTCTACTTGAGTAAGAGCCATTAGGACAGTACCTGTACCAGGCATAGCCTGAGGTATGACATAATCATCAAACTCAGGTAGCTTAATATAAGCTTGTGGATCTACTATGGCATTCATAGTGGTATCGTATTCGAAGGCTCTCATGGCGTAGAGACTGCCTTGGAAACTCAAAACCATCTTATTCAAATCCACACTTGTGTCTGTAAAGGCTGTATAGGCAAAGGGTAGTAACTGGTTATGCACCATGACTGGATATCTTACATGACAAGCATAAGGTTTGTCATACGTAAGCTTATAGTTCAAAGTAACAGTCCAGATACCTTTGTCATTATCTTTCTCTGGTTTGTCAGGTAAAGGTTCAAAATCGTAATAACCAAAGACCCTGGTTTGAGTTTCAGCTATGCCTAATCTGGCATCTTTACCTACCAGATCACCTATCAGGGTAAGTCTATCTGTGGATTTACTCTTAAAGTATTCCACAAAACCTTCGTTATAGGGTTCTATGGCTTCTCTCTGAGTGTAGATATCTTTAAGCAATATCAGTATTTCAGCAGGTAATAGATAGTGATACTTGATCACATGTGTATTGACATCCCTCATCTGAGATATCCTTAACCGCATGTCATCTCTCCACCTCATAGCCTCAGTCCTGCTATGAGTCCTGTACCGCATGGTGATCTTAAGCTCTACCTTGGTATATAGAGGTACCACAGCCACGCCTAGGGCTTTGTCTAAGAAAACAGGCTGAGCGCCATAACCATGCACAGACGAAGTAGCTACGTTATCTATGTCGTGATCTTCTTCTACTTCAATAAAGATAGCTTTAGTAGTATCGAAAGAAGCAAATCTATCAGCAGATGAGTTTAACTCACTACCTGCTGTCCTCATACGCTCAGTTTCACCAGGATAAAACACAGGTGTATCGGTGGGTATCTTGGTGACAGCTTTAACTTGATTAACGATATCTATAACCACAGGTCTGGATATAGCCTGAGATGTCTCAGGTAAAGTCATGCTGATCTTAGGCATATCACCAACTTTCTAAGGCTGTTTGTGTTTTCTGTACAAACGGAGAAGACTTGGTCACACCGTAGTTTTCCCTGTCTTTGATATTTACTTCACAGAGATTCAACTTCTTAAAGACTTTTTTGAAAAAAGAAATGTCGTAGATCTCTGGAAAATCGAATTGACCTGAAGTCAAATCATAGATGGTCGTATTGATTAAAACCACTACGTGACCTGATCTAGGGTTAAGCCTACCAAACTTAAGAGCGTCGTTCTTAACTCTAACCAATCTTTTATTCTCATCGTCATCTGGTATCTCAGTGATGAGTTTAAAAGCATAGTCGTGAGCTGCTTCACCTTCAATTGTTTTATTAAAAGAAGATCCGCCTAATATGTCACAGGGTATGTCTTTAGTGACTAACTTTCTTCTGAGATATTCGGATGCATAAGAGCAGTAACCGGTACCTCTGTGATCTGCTATATAAGGATGTTCTTCCCTGACTTCTTTCATAGAAGCAAGGACTTCTTCGTGTTGTATCATGTCTATCCAAGCCTATTAGATTTGTTCATAGGATAGCTTAGAAATAAATGACTGTAAAGAGACGGATATCCGTCTCTTTACAGTCAGTGTTTAGCAAGTGCTAGCTCTATTTCGTGTCTGTCTTCTAATAAATGAACTAAAGGTCCAAGTATACTTGACATCATAAGATTCTGTTCTTGTATAATAGCCACTATGTGAAGTATGGAAACCAGTATGTTCAGATTTTGTCTGACTCTAGCGGCTATATACTGACCTGTAAATGTTTCATCTATCTTTGCCTTATCAGACATTTTTTCTAATTCTTTTTGACAGTCTTTTAACAAAGGCAGAGTATATTTGGTCGCATCATTTATTTCATTTTGATTTTCTTGTATAGTCCTGATTCGATCTATAATGGTTAGTCTCATGGGGCTGATTCCATTACCATTATGCAAATCAGGTAAATGTTTATAAATAACCTCACCTATTTTATAAATGTCATCGTTTTTAGGATCAGCTCTGAGTTTTTTAAACTCCAATCTAGAGACAGGATTTTTATTTTCATTGATGCATGTCAGTTGACACCATCCAAATACATCTGGTAAATAAAATACAATTTTTTTACCATTTGTTACATTTTCCAATTTGCTGTCTTTTATTCTGCTTAAGGCTTCGAACACAACAGCCGCCACTTGCAGGTTCTTGCTATATGCAAACTCTCCACCTCTGAAACTCTCTAATTTACCGTGTTGTGTATATATGTCAGATTCTTTTAAATAATTTTCATAGTTAAAAGGAATAGTTTTCACCAGACTCAGAAGCGGTTTAATTTCCTTAACCAAAGCTTCTAATCTGTTAATAGAAAGATTAAAACTTTTATGGGGATCATTATCATGTTCTCTTAGGTAATCTCTGAATCTAGAAAGACCTCTGATAGTTATATCTTTTTCTTTGAGAAGATCTTCCTTGCTTCTTTCAGCGCGTGGTTTCCAGTCAGAATCTGAATTTTTACCAGCTGATGGTTTGGCGTGTGAGGTATTTTTAGAACTGCTTTTTTCAGTTTTCCTAACAACTTCCTCAGCTTTTTTTAAATTTTTATCAACCTTTTCAGACGGAGATCCACCACCGCCCCCGCCACCAGACGATCCACCACCGAATAAATTAGCAAACCAATCTATAATTTTAGATATAATTGAGACTATTGTGTCCCAAACACCTTTTAGAAAAGTACCTATACCTTCTTCAGCATAGCTTAAATCAGTATTGAGTCCGTATTTACCACCGATCTCTTTCAGCTGATTACATTCCGATTCTAAAGATAAATTATTTTTAGCATCTGTTTTAAACTCACAAAGTCTATTCAGATCGGATATAGACTCCATCATTAAGTTATAATTAGTTGTAATTTCTTCAGAGGTGTCAACATAGTTTTCTAATGATGTATTAATCTGAGAAATTTCTTCTTGAAACATAGTTGTAAACTTTAACATGTCGAGTTCTTTCTTTGAAATTGAGAGAGGATCATAAAATACAGATAGGTAAAATAAACATCTGGATATTTATCCAGATGTTTATTTTACAAGTAAATAGTTTTCACTTAACTAAATTAACGTAACATTTTGCCAGACCATTTAATATTTCTATTATCTTTCTCAGTTCACTGACAAGTAGTGTATTCATTTTTATCCCTATAGTTAACCCAGATAATCTTTCATGCAAAGCTTCTTTCAGCGCTGTTGTTTCCCCGTTGTTATCTTGGAAACGATCTTCTTTTAGCAATGATTCTATTTCCTTTTGCTGTCTTTTAAGTCCTGTTGAGAATTTCACACCATCTATTTTTAAACCCTTACTAAATTCTCTTAAATGACTTACTGCATCTTTAAACGAGTTGCTATTAGAGTCAACTGAAAAATGTTGAAAATCGCTAAAATTGACACTTAGTTTAGATATGTTAGCAAGACCGATTGGAGTTATTTCTAATGTTGTCTGTGCGGTGTTGTTATCTTTTTCAGTAATGTTAAAGTTACAATTATGAAATACTGAGCTGAAGCTGGCGCCTGTTTCAGTACGATGAAAATCCGGTAGTTTACTTAGTTCGTCAGTAATACCTATATTAATATCTCGTTCACTGTCAACCGATATATCTTGAATCTTGAAGCTGTCGTACACAACACAAATAGTACCCACAGCTGTCTGAAGTTTCGCGTATTTTTCTAAAGCGGTCGTTACAGAATCTTTCACATTGTATGTTATTCCTAATTTTTTCATTAGGTTGGTATAGACAGCATATTGTTTCGATATAACACCAGTGTCATTTCCGTTAACATCATGTCCTTCTTTAGGACCACCGTTAACCAAATCTACAGTAGTCAGCGGTCCGGCTTCGGCTCGCTTTTTATTCATAGCTTCAGTTTGTCTTTTCATCTCAGGGGCTTCAAGCTCCATTTGCTGACGACAGCGGTCTACAGCTTCTTGATCTATTTCTTTTATCTCCTGAGTGGTATTTTCCACCTCTTCTATTTTTCTCTCTATTACAGCTATAGAAGAACCACCACCGCCACCACCGGACGACCCACCACCGAATAAATTACTCATCCAGTCTATCATTCGTTTTATGGCTGAGATAATAGCGTCCCAGATGGATTTTAGAAAACTACCGATACCTTCAACCGCATAATTAATACCCCCATTTATGTTTTCAAGTGCAAAATAACTAGGTTTATAATCCATACCCTGGCGTTGACAAATACTCCCAACTGTTATTCCAATTTGCTCTAAACCAAATTTGTCGATATTTTGCTTTTCAACTAAATGAGATAACCTCATAAGCGTATTTGCGTCTTCTACCGCGACATCCACCATGGTAGACAGAGTTTGAATATTCTGAATATCGCTATTTACATTCTCTTCTTCAATTAACTGTTCTATAGCTAGTTGGAAATCAGATTTATTATGGACAAACAAAGTGTTAAATGACTTATTCATGATTTTGTATAAAAAAGTTTAGGAAATAAAGAGTTAGACCCAAGGGTCTAACTCTTTATATTTTTATAAAGACTTAAGCGTCTTTATACTGAGCCATAGATTGAGCGCAATAGCTCAAAGCCTCTTTACCGGCCTTAACGTTCCATGCAGGCGTTTGTGTATAAACACGAGTCAGGGTAGCGTTCAGTCCGTTGAACAAGTCACGAATGTCACCAGTAGCTTTTTTAGCATCGTAATGCTCTTTGGTAGCCGTGGCATCAGCATCACTCTTAAGTTGGTTGACAACATCGGCTCTGCTAATTGCTACGTCAACAGTTTTACTCAGTTGTGTGGAAAGTTTTTCAATATCGGCTTTCTTTTTACCAAAACTGATAGTCTCGTCCATCAACTTAATGACGCTATCACAAATATTGAAAATACCACTGCTGTCTAAAGTCTTGACAGTTTTCTCACCCTGAGATTCAACAGGTCGGGTAGCAAACTCAACAGTAAAAGACGCCACGTCAACATTATTGTTTTTGGTGGTAGATTTGATAAAGTTAAGTGTGGCACCACCCACGTAACCACCCACGGAAGACACTTCCACAAGTTTCTTATCGTTAGATGCTTTATTGTCTTTTGTGTAAGCGACAGTGTGTTCACCAGCTTTCATGATGCCGCCTACGTACGCTTCAGCAGCTTTAGACGCGTTCTCAACCTTGTCACCGGTCGCACTGCCTTGTGCTGTGATGGCGACTTCGAGAGTACTGATGTTTTTATACGCATCAGCGCTACTATCGCTAACAGATTTCGTCAGCTTAAAATGATTTTCAAGAACTGTTGTCACGCTATTGTCTGCTATTTTACCACCTTGTGCAAAGGCAGCGAAAACAGACTTTGAGGTAAAAGTGTCTTTTTCTTTACGCTTACTACCCATTTTGGAAGCTTTTTCCTTCATAGCTTCAGCAGCTTTTTTAACTTTCTCAGCATTCACGAAAAAGCGAGAGAAGAAGTCTTTGATTTTCGTCCAGGTATTCTTGACGAATTTCTTGATGGCTTCCCAGATACGCTTGATGGTGTCGGTGAAACCGTTTTCCAGAGCGACTTTGGTGGCAGCCAGACGGGTGTTGCTGGAACCGAAAGATTCGGTAGCAGGCATCAGACGATGTGCGTGTGGGATACCCAGGCGGTTGCAGATCGACTCAACGACCACTTGAGCCACTTGAGCGGTGGTCTCGTCCATACCTTGACCAGACTGAACAGTCTGAGCCACCACGTCCTGAACTTTTTCCAGGGTTTCAGCATCAGCAGCAGCAGCGACGGTGTCGTCAGCAGCTTGTGCGATTTCTTGTGCTTCGGTAGCCACTTCTTGAGCAGCGTCCGTTGCCTCAGCCATGGCTTGTGCGACGCCTTCGTCGGTACCAACCACTTGAGACACTTCATCGTTTTCCATTGCGAAAACTAAACCTTTAGCCATTTTGAGCACTCCAAAATTAAAATTTAACAAACGTTTGTCGGCTAACTTAACAAATAAAGCATAGATCTTTATCTGCTCTATCACCAGCCATGTAATAGATAAAAATCACTGAAGGTGCGTCAGATTGTCTTGAGCGAACTTAATATTTGCTTTCAAAACTCTAACAGCAAAATCATGGATATCCATACTGCCCTTGATATAAACCTTTTCAGCGAAGATGGTCTTAACGTAAATTAGCTCTATGAGACTTGTCTTTACGTCCAACTTATTAGAAGAGTGGAAGATTTGATTTAGATAAGCTTTGAAGCTATACCTTAATTTCATCTTGCTGCTCATAAGCTGTTCAAACAACTTCTTATGTTCTATACAAGCCAGCATCAGTTTATTCAATTCTTCTAAGTAAGCTTTTAACTCACTCTTAGAAAGATAAGCTATGCTATTAACATGCTTATAACTGCTGGTGTCTGCAACCAAAGCTGCATAACTATGCTGGTATGCTTTTACATAAGCATCTTCATCTGCTATACCGTTAACAGGCACCACGAGCATTAACTTGACATCGCCAGGTAGAATTGCATCGCTTATTAAGCTATGTGTGTTCTCTGGTATGTCTGTATAACCCTCTAGGTTACCTGGCTTCACTATAGATCCAAGTTCATTCAGCTTCAATATATTAGAAGGTTTTGCATTTACAGTACCAAGATCTTGTTGTACAAAGTTCATGGTCTGTGTGAAATCATCTAAAGAAGACTTCACCAAAACACTCATTGTGTTGTTCATGAAAGAAGAAAAAGCTTTGTTGTTTGCTTTTAAATCTACTGAACTTCCTATCTTAAGCTGATCTATGACTTTGGCTGAGGTGTAACTTCCTTCGGCTTTGTCTTTTTTAACGCTATCCAGGCTTTTATGCAAAGCCACAAGTTGGTGTTGTAGATCTTCATAGCTATCAAACCTTCTGCTAATATAGTCTTTAAGATCACCCATGCTGTTAAACAGAAACTTTACCAAATGCACCGCAGTGAATAACACGGCTGACCCCACATTCTTAAGCACGACCAAGCCGTACTTAAGTCCTAACATACCGAACCATTTCATGAAGTCAAGCGTCTTACTGCCTAACTCCTGATCGTCCATGTATTCTTTAGCGATCTGAGCTTTAGGTAAGACATAGGCTTCAGAAGCCACTTGAGCTTTCTGAGGCGTGCTAACAGGCTCTTCTGTGTCCTGAGCTTTGTCTTTATCTTTACCGTCTTCAGACTTATCCTTTTCACCATCCTGAGTTTTCTGAGTCTTCTCAGGTTCTTGAGCTTTCTGACTTTCGTCACCAGCGTCTTGGCCAGCTGGCTCCTGTGCAGACTGACCAGTCTGAGCAGAACCATCTTGACTACCAGCATCCTGAGCATTAGCGTCTTGTGATCCTGTATCCTGCGTTGGTTGTGCAGTCTGTCCTGCATCAGGCTCTTCAGCAGCCTGTTGAGCTTTAGAGGATTCTTCTATGTCGAAAGCCAGCAAATGAGAAGAACTGGTCTTGCGGGCCAGTTCTTCTTGTTTTTCTAGTTCGTCGACAGCAAGTTCCTCTATGACGTATTTGAATTGTGTCATAGAGCCTCTTTCTTAATAACCACGGATATTGTTAGACACATCCACGATATCATATCTGCTACCAAAGATAGTAAACAGAGACAACAACATATCAGCAAATCGTTCAGTATCCCCAGACCAATGCTGCACCAACTCTAAAGTAGTGATGTTTTCAAGCACTGCTTGATTATGCGTAAAAGCGTTCTTATACTTACCAGCATAAGTATTCTTAAAGTAATAATCAAAGTCAACCAACGTAGCTTTACTAGCCAAGTTGTTTTCAAGCATACGATGCCATTGAACAGCCTGTATTTTACGCGGCTGTTTGTAAATGGCAAACTCAATAGTCTCAGTTAAGAAAACTGTGTGTAGTTGAGATATGTTTCCCGATTTATACTGAATATTAATCCAGTCGTAGAAATACATCTTTGGGAATTGTCCAAAAGCAAATTTTAAAACACTCTCGATAAACTCAGTAGAATTTAACAGCTGTTTATTCTTAGATGCTCTTTTGTAAAAGTTAGTAATCTCTTCACTGTAAAAGAAATCATTTCTGTTTTTCAAATGATCTTTATTAAGAGTGAAGTCAACAAAGGGGTCTTTTTCCATTTGGGTTTTGGTCAGACCTTTTTCCCGCATGGCTATAAACCCTGATTGAAGTATGGCGTATCGTTCCATTTATATACCTCAATCTTCGTTAAGATCTTCTTCCACACGCTTCAGTTCGCGTTCGATCTTGTCGATACGACTCTGAAGATATGTGATTTCCTGTTCCAGTTTAGGGTCGCTTTTGTTCTCAGCTTTTAATTTTAGATGCAGAAGACGAAGTTCAAGGACTTTCTTTTTGTCCTTGTTAGCCTTATAACGACCGGCTTGCCATTCAGAGATAGCCAAACGAACATGATAGATAGGGTTGTAATAGAACCCGGACATCATATACCCTGTGCTAAAAGGATCTAAAGTAGATTCCTTGTAGACGCCAGACACAGACATCTGAGTCTTTTCATTTACAACCACCTCAGGAATCTCTTTGATGACTTTTCTGAACTCATTAGGTTGAACAGCATACTCACCCAGAACCTTAGCAAAGCGACTCATGTTGTTTTCGACGTGTTTGATCTTAACAACAGAGAGATCAAAAGCATCGCTGTCTTCAGAAACCACAGCAGTTTCCTGAACATAAGCATAGTTCAACAGATCGAGCATGTAGCCAGATAAGAAAGAAATGCTTTCAGCAGCTCTGACCATCAAGACTTTACGAGCCGTCATGCCATCACGTATAACGTCTTGTTCCATCTCAGCTTCTATAAGAGTAGCCAGATACTTGGTGTTTTCCACCAGGTTAGGCAAACGTCTATAGATATCAGCGATAACACTGCTTTGCTTAATAGACTTGTCGTTGATATTTCTATAGAACTCATCAGAGATATCTTTGACTTCAGAAGATTTGACTCTGTTCATCTTAAAGAACTCTGTAGCTACAGAGTAATTAGGAACCACAGAGTTCTCGATCTCAGCCAGAGTCACACGCAGATCTTCTATGATCCTATTCTTTTCTAAGCTGGGTAGAAGACGTTTTGCAAAATCGTACAGTTTCATTTTTTAACTTTCTTTTGATTTAGAACACAGGAGCATGACCGGTGTTCAACGACTTCAGGATATCCATGATGTCAGGACCTTTGTCTTTACCGACAGACTTCAGTTCTTTATAAGACAGATCAGTATAGGACTGGATACCGCGTGTGTAGAAAGTCACACGCTGCCATTCACGGTCGATCACCACGATAACCATGGCGTAGGTGTTCTCAAATGCTTGTTCGCGGGTCTTGAAGTTAGTCAGGCGACCGCCTAACTTACCTTCTAGTTCACGAGCGATTTCTTCAGTCACCACAAACAGATTAGAAGCAGAAACCAAAGAAGGGTTCTTGGTCAGAAGACCGTACTTCTTAGAGTTATTCACACGACGCATGATTTCAAGCATGGTGCCTGTCTCATCACCGATCATAGCGCGTTTGTTCTCATCTATCAAATCTTGACAGAAAATCAAATCACGAATGAAAGAGATGCGGCCGGATCTCCAAGCATGGAAACGTTCTACGATAGAAGTATCGTCCTTATGCACAGCCAGCAAATGTCCAATCGTGCTATTAGGTACAGCAGAAACCATCAATCTGAAGTTAACAGGGATTGTAACCTGACTAGCACAATCATCTTTAACACCTTCAACAGACTTGTTATAGGTGATGCTGATGTTAACCAGCTTGCCCACAGACAAGTTAGAGATATCCATGATGACTTCACTGGGGTCTTTACCTTTAGGGCCAGAAGGACCTTTACCACCGTCTTTGTCACCTGGGGCTTCTAAAGCCAATCGAGTAGAGGTAGGCAAGCTATATTTATAAGACTCTAGAGAAAGAGTAGATAAAGACTCACGAGAGACTTTCTCTTCTAACAGAAAACCTGTCTCATCCCGATCTGGGTTGAGCTTATCCAGAATTCTAACTACTTCTACATCGTTCACTGTGGTCAACATGTGTACAGCTTGCAGGTAGTAACCAGCAAACATATTCAACAAAACATTGTTGACATCAGACATGCATTCAATATTAAGGCAGTCTTTAGATACTATAGTCAATGGCTCCACTCTGGTCAGCCGGGTTGCATCTGAAAGCGATTTTGTCGTGTAGTAATTTGTGAAGCTGTCTTTGACTGTATTGATCGCTTTAGCGATCGAGGTCAAAGCCGTATTGATAAGACCTAGTTCCATGTTGACTCCGATTTCAGAAAGAATGAAAAAATGGCAAAAACGATTGTTCCGTATACGTTAGATGATTACTTTGCATCTACGCCTATAGGATCTGTGGATAGGGCGTCTGGTAATAACCTTTTCGGTATCAATCATCAGCAAACACCTGGTGCGGTACCTGCTAATAAAGATACTTTTGGTCTGACTTTTTTCACCAGACCTCAGTTGAATCTTCAAGCTGATAACTTAAGAAATGAAAGAAGATTCTATTCTTTATTGACTAATCAACCTTTGAGCATACAACGGTATATACGCTGTATGTTGGATCCCAGAGCGCAATTAGGTCATCAACCCAAGTCTTCAAATAACGTTGAAGCTTTATATCCGCCTATACCATGTCCTTTGGTGGATTCTTCACAGGCGTTTATACCTGTGCTTACAAACAATTTACTCACATTATCAGGCTGGCCTGATGTGGTAGCTCCTGTCTTTGAATCTGAAAGTGGGATGTATAAAGAATCTTACGCTCAGGTTGATGGGCTGTCAAGGAATTACGAGTCATTCGATTTGGACGCTTCCTTTAGAAATACCAGAGGAGATCCTATCCTCTATATGTTCTACATATGGTTACAGTACATGAGTGATGTCTTTGAAGGTAAACTTGTACCTTACATGGACTATCTGGTAGAAAACGTTATTGACTACAACACTAGGATCTACAGATTGGTTTTAGATGTCAATAAACAGAAGGTCAAAAAGATAGCCGCCACAGGCGCTTCGTTTCCTGTCTCTGTACCCACAGGCAGTTTCTTTGACTTTAACTCTGAGACACCTTACTCTGACCAGAATAAGGATATCACGATTCGATTCAGATGTATGGGTGCTGACTATTTAGACGATATACTAATCAAAGAGTTTAACGACACAGTCAAGATCTTCAATCCTTCTATGTTTAATAGATACAGAGATCAAGAGATGGTAAGAGTCAGTCAGAAGACTTTACCTTTGTTTAACAACAGAGGTTACCCAAGGATAGATGAAACCACCTATGACCTAGAGTGGTGGGTCAGTAAAGATATGTATGCTTCTGTGATAACTGGCACACATCCAGATCTTCTGTCCTTCTATCCTTCAGCATCTGTAGGTAGTGATACTGAAAGAAATGCTGATATAGATGTGCCTATGGATACAGCTGATCAGACTTATCAGGACATAGAGAAAGCTGCTGGGACAAATAGTCCAGCTATACAAGCTGCTAAAGATGCAGCTACTCAAGCAGCTAAAGATGAATATGACAACACAGGCGAATAAGGAATAAACATGCCAACTTTAACAGATCTGCAAGCAGGTGTGGAAAGATACAAATTCAGTCCTGTGGATATACAGAGAACTGTACTTGAACATCTTGACGCAGTCACAGACGGTAAAATCAATCTGGTAGATGCCACCTCACCTTTTATGTTTCTTCTGGATGCAAGCTGTGTTAATACAGCTACAGCCATACAAGAATATGAAATTAACCTCAGAAGACAATATCCTAGTTTAGCACAAACTGAATTAGATCTCTATAGCCATATGGCTGATGTAGACTATTTAGATAGATTCGCCAAACCATCTTCTGTGACCTATACATTAGCTATCTCTGTAGCCGACATCAAATCTAAATTGGTCAGAAATGATGCTGAAGAGTGCTACCAGGCTACTATACCTAGGGATACCTATTTCACAGTAGATGAATATACCTTTACTTTGGAATACCCTATAGACATCAGAAGGTTCTCTAACGGAGCCTATCAGTTTAGTTATAACGGAGAATTAGAATCTCCTTTGGGTCCTCTGACCAACAACATCATAGACTACGTGGTCAGAAGAGACGCAGACGGTAATGATTGGGTGTTTCTGACTGTTCCTTTGAAACAGTTCAAGATAGAAACGCACTATCAGACTGTGCTCAGATCCACACCTTACGAAGAAAATATTGTATTTAACGATCAGTATTATTACTGCCGTGTGTTCTACAAGAATGAAAACACCCCAACGTGGGTGGAGATGAAGACCACTCACAGCGACCAGATCTTTGACCCTTACCATCCAACAGCTTTACTGAGTGTTATAAACAACCAGGTTACTGTATCTGTACCTATGGTCTATATCACCACAGAACAAGTCTATGGTAATGTTCGTGTGGATGTTTATACAACCAAAGGACCTATAGCAGTTAACATGTCGAACTATAAGGTGAACTTCTTTGGTTATAAGCTTAAGGCTATAAACGAAGAAAGAGACCTGAATATATATACAGCGGCTATGACTGAAATAGGTCTGTTGTCGTTTAGTGATCAGATCACTTATGGCGGTAGTGACCAAATTGAATTCTTAGAGCTTAGAGATCGTGTCATACAGAACTCTATCGGTGACAGACAGCTACCTGTCACTAATGCACAAGCTACCAGCTATATAGAGAACAGAGGTTTTGAATTAGTGAAGAACGTGGATGTGGTTACTAACCGTGTCTTCTTAGCTATTAAGAAACTACCTATACCTAATAACCTTAAGTTGCTGACATCTGCTAACATCGGTATGTCCACAACCAACATGGATTTAGGCTATATCAGAACTCTTGAAACAGCCACAGATAACTTCAACAGAATCACAGTACATAGCAACAACCTGTTCATCAACGAAAACGGTGTGGTGCGTATCGTGACTGCTTCTGAGTTGATTAGTTTAAGAGGTATGTCTAAAACAGCTTTGGCTGTGGAAGTCAATAGTAAACAGTATATCTATAACCCTTTCTACTACGTGCTTGATAGTTCTGAATCTGAGTTTGATTCAAGAGCCTATCATCTAGATCAACCTTTTGCCAAGAACTTAAGTTTCATTTACCAGAATGAAACCATGATGTTGCCTGTCAATACCAAGACTTTCAGTTTGACAAAGACATCTGTGGGTTATAATCTTATTATCAGTACCAAGTCTGGTAATCAATACAAAGCCGTGGCTGATAACGACATAACCGTGGTGCTAGGTTATGTACCTGTCAATGAAACCAATGCAGCTTTTATTAAAGGTATCTATCAAGGTAGAAGCGACGCAGCTTCTGGTAATGAGCGTATCTTTAAATTTGAGATCAAGACCAACCACGATATAGATACAGATGACTATATCACTTTGACATCAGGTAAGATGTTCTCTACTTCAGAGATCAAAACCAAATGTCTGTTGAGTAAGTCGTTTAAAATCTACCACATGTCGTCTTCCATTACCGTAGGGTTTAAACCCAGCGAAGCGGATGGTGATGCTCCTATATTCCTAACAGGACCAGGCTTTAAGGTTATCACACACGAAACCTTAGATCTTACCTTTGGTTATGCTTTAAAGAACCTCTGGTCCAGATCAAGGACTCTACCAGGCGGTACTGTATATAAAAAGCACTCTGCAGACATACCTCTTTTATACACAGAAGATGTTTACAGAACAGATCCTATCACAGGTTCTATCTTTAGTATAAATGCATCTGGTAATGTGGTTTACGATAAACTTCATACAGCTGGAGATATAGTAAGAGATAACTCTGGTGCTGTGATATATAAATACAAAGCTGGCGATACAGTCATAGATGCTGATGGTAACCCTGTACCTGATGAGATAGCTTCTATGGATAAAGAGTTAGACATCCTCTTTGTGGATGGTCGATACTACTTTACGACAGATGCTAACTTTATAGCATACAGAGCTGAGATAGCTGAAACTATCAGAACCTGGATCACTGAAGATCTTAAAGAAAGTCAAAAGAAACTGTTAGAGCAGACTAAGTTGTTCTTCTATCCTAAGACTACCTTAGGTAAAGTAAGAGTCTATCCAGACAGTTACACAGAAGACATCGTAGACGCTGAACAGTCTTTGACTATAGATCTCTATGTAAATAACAAAGTCTATCACGACAATGATATTAGAAACAGATTGACGTCTGGTATCGTTAAGCTGGTAGATGAGTGGATAGATGATCCTGTTGTTAATATAACTGAGCTGCATAAACAGATCACGGTATTCTCAAGCGCCTCTGTGGTGAGTGTGAGTATCAAAGGTTTGGCTGGTGATAAGAACTATCAGATATTGACTCTGGCGCAGAACGAAAGTCGTTTATGTGTTAAGAAGAAACTGTTTGTTCAACCAGATGGTACGACTATTATTAAAGAAGACATCACAGTCAACTTCACTAACGTAGAAAAACTGGCAGTTTAAAAATTAAAAATATCTATACACCCGGCCTATATGGCTCGGGTGTATAGATAAATCTTTTTAAGCTCTTTTAAGCTCTTCAAATAATACGTGTGTGTTAAAGTTCAATTGACCTAAGCTGTATAAAGCACTAGCAGCTGAGACAGAAGCACGTATAGTGCGCATCAACTCAGCATTGTGCGTTAACAGATAGTTATGTAATTCAGCTGGTGTGGCAGTATCTACATTAGCACTGTTCTTCATGAACTCAAGCTTACCAGCTATATCGTTCAAACAAGTACCTATAGATTCTAACAAAGAAGCATACTTTTCACTGGTGTAGAACGTTAACAGATCTTTAAACGTCAGATCGTGTACAGTTTCACCGCGCATGTTCTCATCGCTGAATAGATTATCCATAGACTTACCGTAGATAACAGTAGCTATACACATCTTTAAAGCTCTGCATTCATAAGCTGTCTTTATATTTAAAACAGCTTTAGTGAACTCAGCTCCATCCATGGTACCACCCTTGAACATATCTGGGATAAGTTCAGACACAGGTATCTCTAAGAAAGATTTGAACTCTTCCTTGTACTGCACTATGGTGTTTTTAGATCCCTCTAATTTAGAAGAGATATCTTTTCCATTGACATGCAGATCGTTACCTGTAGCTCTGATAGCTGGAAGATGTTCACCTGAAAGCACACTTACAGTAGCTATAGCTGCTTCAAGTGGTTCTTTTAAGAATGTCTTTGCGTCTTCAAATAACAAAGCTTGTTCAACAGCAATAGAACGTTTCATATTAGAAACAGTCGCATCAAAGTTGACTTTGGTTTTATTGACGGAGAATTGCTCAAGTGTAAGTCTTGTACCCAGTAGAGCTGGAAACTGTTCAAGAGCATATGAAACATCTGCTCTACATACAGCACCTTCTGTACTGATCTCATCATGTACAGCTTGCATTTCTACTATTTTAACTGTCTTACCATCTAAAGCAGCAAAGTTAACTTGAGCTGTAGCTAAAGCTTGACCTGCTTGAGTAGTCGTTTGTGGATTAACAGGTTGGGAAGGAGCACCGACTATGACTGTGGACTTATCTGTGGATTGCACAGAAGATGGACCTTTGATTAAATCATGATCCACCACAGTGTTGTCGATGTCGTCCATGACGTCATCATTTAACATATCAGACGACCTTCTTACTGAGTTGTTCCAACACCTTCTTAAAGCCGTTGTTCATCACAGAGACTTCAGTAGCATTGTCTTTCATGAAACAAAGAGTTTCTTCAGAGAAGTGTTTATACAGCTTGAAGATATCTACGATACCGTTGGCTGTACCACTTTGACTGTGGAACATGCTGTTGTCGTAGCAGCTCTGGTATCTGAACATATAGAAAGATATAACCTCCTTCATGACAGCGTCTGTGTCTAACAAACAGACTTCCATGATGCGACCCACCAAAGTAGATACAGTCTGAAGGTGTTCAGATCTGTAGTACATGTGAGGATCTTCAACAGGAGCCTGTGGTAATTCAAGATCGTAAGCCAAGACACGAGCTAAACCCAAAGTCACAGACTTGGTCTTAGATTTACCTGTAGAACCAATGCCTACCAGAAAGGTATTGGATTCTTGATTGATAGAAAGCAACATTTTTAATTTTCCTTATCAGGACTGAAGTCTTAACTCAGCAGATTTAATAAACAAAGGATTCGCCGAAAGCTCTTCCAACAACTGTTCTTCACGGATGCTTCTACCTGCATTGCGATCAGAAGACCAGAACACATTTAAGAATCCATCTAGGATAGTGTTGTATTCCATCGTGTCTTTTATGATACCGTCCATGACGTAGATGTTATCCACGATAGGCTTCATCTCTTTAGGAGACAACTTCTGGTCTTTCAAAGACTCGATCATGTCGTTACGCAGCCTCACATACCGAAGTTTAAGCTTGTCGTATGTGTAATCTCTTCCAGATTCGCCTGAATCACCAAGCATACTTGTTACAATAAGCGCAGAGATGATAGCATAAAAGATCCAACCGCTGCCAATAGCAACAGCTAAGCAAGTAACACCCAAGCAGAACCAAAGAAGATTTAACAGCTGGAAGAACACCCAAGCAGATCTTTGTTTCTCAGGACTCCAGCCAGCTTTGGTTAGTTTATCTAAAGCGATAGTAACTTCTCTGCCGTATCCAAATCTGCTGGAGAAAGTATCCGCCATCTGTTCAAAGCTGGTTTTAGAATAAGTGCCATTATCCATCTGTGTACCAGTGCCTGTGTCAGCAGCATCCACAATGAACTTAAACCAGTGATAAGAAGCGATAGTTCTGTTGTCAGACATCATCTTATCGACTTCCTCACGCTTGATCTTAGGCGTTACGGTCTTCAGTTCTCTGAAGATATAGTCAGAATCTGCTTTAGACTTCTTACCTAAGCAAACTTTAGCCGTATTAGCTAAGACTTGGTTGTTGGTGTCAAGACGATCAGAGTATTCAAATGCATAGAAAGCATGACCTAATTCATGAAGGATCACACCAGTAGTTTCAGCTGGTGTTAGTTTATAATCACGCTTAAGGCTAGTGAAATTAAGATACAGGTTTACCACCACATCAGAGAATACACCACCCACAGTAGCATCAGCTACATTAACACTACCTTTGACCTTACCCTTTTTCAGAAGATCACCTATTTGCTCTTGAACATAGTCTTCAGCTGGTTTACCTTGCCACATCTTAGGTATAAATACATGATGAGACTGAGCATAGAAAGGCTGAACAGCTGCTAGAGCCAGAATAGTATTTATTTTAACACCAAAGCCTAAACGGCTCTTTACCAACATTTCCAACTGTTTAGTCTCAGGCCACATAGCCAGCTCTTCAGCGTTGACAGCCACAGAAGTCTCAATCTTCTTATAGATATCAGATACGATAACTTCTATCCGACTACCGAAGTTATCTTTTTGGAAATCGATCGTTTCCATAGCGAAGCTCATTAGCTTCTTTCTCTTGTTAAAAAACATGGGTGTAACTCCTGCGGCGTGGGTGTTTGGAAAAAAAGAAAAACCAGGTTTCGGCGAGATGTTATGTATTAACACCCAACCTATTCTGTACCATGGCTAATATCAAAGGCAAAGAATGTAAATTTGTCGTACACGTTCCGAGTAATCACCCGGATGTGGAAGACGTCCATTTGATTAAAGAAGTCACTCATTATGATGATGGTAGCACCATACCTGGTATCAGGATGATTAAAAATTACAAGAGACCTTTCTATGTAACTAAGAGATCTTACAGAAATCACAAACAGAAAAAAGAATGTGAGCATATCTCTAAGTTGGATAGGTTTGATTGTACTGAATCAGAGCTGAGAAACCAAATAGCTAGAGTTCTTGATAAAGCTTGGTCTAAGGATCATCTTAAAGAACTGTTGGTTTCACCATACATCTACGGAGCTGATGTAACTTCTACTTCGTTTATCAAGAATGATTATAAGAACAAGTACCCTGGTATAGCTTCTGCCAACTCTTTGGCTTTTCTTGATATTGAGACTGACATGGTGCATGGACACAAGAAAACTGTGTTGATCACTGTTGTTATGAAAGGTATCTGCTTTACAGCTGTGACAGAAGAGTTTGCCAAAGGGATAGGGGATATCCAATCTCTCTACAACCTGGGTAAAAAGAAGTATATACAAGAGTACATAGATAAACATCAACTTGAATGTCAGTTGGTTGTGGTCAAAGACAACATCGAAGCTATTAAAGCCGCTTTTAAATTACTCCATGAAAAGAAACCAGATCTTCTTGCTATCTGGAACATCAACTACGACGTTCCTAAGATGATAGGTGAGATAGAGGATGAAGGTTTGGACCCTGCTGATATCTTTTGTGATCCTGCTGTGCCTAAGGCTTATAGACTCTGTAAGTACAAGATGGGGAAAACCAAAAAGGTCACAGCCTCTGGTAAAGTATCGGGCATCAACATCGCTGCTCAGTGGCATACATTGTTTCTGACAGCTTCTTTCTATATGGTAGATGCCATGTGTATCTATAAACTACTTAGATTGGCTAAGGCTGAACAACCTCATTACTCCTTAGATTGGATACTTGGTGTTGAGCTAGGGATCAGAAAACTTAAGTTCAAAGAAGCTGATGGTTATGAAAAGGAACAATGGCACAGCTTTATGCAGTCTCAATATAAAGTAGAATACATCATCTACAACATGTTTGACTGTATATCCATGATGGAATTAGATGCCAAGACCACAGACATGGCTTTTGCGTTTACATCTTCTTGCGATACCACTGACTTCAGTAAGTTTAACTCACAACCTAAGAAGATCGCTGATGCTTTTTATTACTTCATTCAGGAAAAGAAAGGATTCATATTAGGTACTGTTGGATTCAGTAAAGAGTCTAACGTCAGTGATGACACAGATCCTGATGTGGTCTTGGATGATGATGACGGTGGTGATGAAGACAGTATGACTTATGACGATGGGGCTAGATGCCTATCTTTAGCAGGATGGATCGTCACACTACCTTCTTATATGTCAGTGCTGGGTTTGAACATCATTGAAGAAGACCCTACCATCAAAACTAACATCAGAGCTTTTGTATACGACTCAGATAGCAGTGCTGCTTATCCAAGTGCTACTTCAGTCTGTAATGTAAGTAAAGCTACCACACACAGAGAGATCATTGAGATATCTGGTATAGACGAGAATGTATTCAGGGCTCAAAATCTGAATATTGTTCTAGGCTCTACCAACTCTCTAGAATACTGTGTGAATATGTTCGGTATGCCTGAACCACATAAGCTCTTAGATCTGATAGACTAAAAAAATAAACACCCTGGCCTTTTGGGCTGGGGTGTTTATTTTGTCATCGCTTACTCAGTTCAATGCGGTGGATATCGGAATCAGTAACCTCACACCAAATTGCTTCTTCCTCTTTATCAACCAAGCTGAATTGATGCCAGTATCCATTCCCTGAGTAATTATACCCACGGTAAATCAGACGCTCTGACTGACCCTTCCAGTTACATCGATCACCTACATTAAAGCGAGTGATGTTACCGTTGCTATCAAACCCCAGTTCTTTCAGTAATTCTACTACACTCCAAACAATCTTACTATCTTTATCAAATACCTTTTCGTAGGTTTCGAAATCATCAATTAGTCCAGACGGACATTCTTCACGAGGTGTCACCCACAGTGGAAAATAAGACGTCGACGCTACATGACTCACAGTAAAGCCGGATGATTGATTTTTACTGGTGGTTAAATCTAGTTTATAACCAAACATGTGATTGTCATTATGGAACAGCACGCGTTTTTCATTATCACCTGACTTGATGTAAAGACAATGAGTGGCCAGGCGATGCTTTTGGGTAACTAAACTCTTTACTTTTTCTCTGGACATAACAATATCCTCTGGATGGCGTGTATGTTCGTTATGGTTAAAATACATAGCCTGCACAATACTAACTTGATTCATGACACATTCCTTTAAAAAGTTGTTAAGGTCAAATAAAGTTTAAATGACTCAAATGTTTTATAAAACCTATACTATGGCTGAGTGTTAATATTGGTTATCCGATATGGTCACGATGCTCCTTGAGGTGGACTCGGTGGTCAAACGCCGTTTATGTCTCCATGATTTGTTAACTCGGGTCGTGGAGACTTTTTTCCTCGTGAATGGTTGGAAGTTAAAAGTGCAGCATAGTACCTTATCCACCTTAACGGGTGGATAAGGTTTCTATGTTTAGCTTTTTAAATCCTTCTCTATGTCTGCCATAGCTGAAGACTTCTTCTTGATTTGATCCAAGGCTATTTGGTTCATCATCTCGTGTACATCTCTAGGGACAGCTAAGTACTCTTCAAACGACAACCCAAAATGCTCTCGAATATTACTATCTATATAAACACGCATAGCTAACTGTAAGCCACTGCCGTCGTTGACGTCTTCGATGTTGTGAAAAGCCACCGAGGCTAATGGGCGTGTCTTGTTGGATTGACCGAAATGATTGTAGATCCCTATTTCTGTTTCATAGAGATCCCCAAGCACTATTTTTACATCTGTTCTGTCCAGCTTAGGTAGCATGGAGAAGAGTTTGTCCCTGAACTTATCTATGCTAAAGTCAGCTCCAAACTCTGGATGTGTGATGTTGTTAATACTCAGCGTTCGGTCAATCTCGTTAGACGTTGAGTATAGAGGTCGAAAAAAACTGTCATGGTATCCAACGGAATGATGTTGGTGTGACGTGGCAGCTTATGTTCGACTTCTTGTTTCTTACCGCAAGCAGGGCAGTCATAAACAGGAATGCCGATTACAGAGATGGTGCTTTCTCCGATGTATTTGATGATCTCTTTGATGAAGTCTGACAGAATCACATCTTCACTAGAAAGAACATCTAAACATTGAGAGAGAGTCTCAGGATCAGAAATCACATTACTATCGATCTCCACACACTCCACCCAATGACGGTACTGTCGCATAGCCGATGCTTGACCGTATTTAGTCAGCAAAGACTCACGTTCCGTTTGGGAAGTCTCTGTGGTGATGGCTTTCTCCATGATCTCTACCATATCAGAGATCCAGACATGACCAGCATCCACATATTCTTTAATAGAGGGCGTTCTCAAAGTAAAGAAGATCTTGCTGCCGTTAACTGTATCGATAGATACTTTTTTGTTATTGGCTACGGCAAGTTCTTCTTTATAACGAGTTACTGATGCAAGATCTTTGCTTCTGGCTTGTCTTGAAGCCATGTGTGATTTTTGCCAATCAGTGAGCGGAGCAGTGTTGACCCACTGAAGCTTAGACAAATTAAGAGTTTCTTCAAGAACATGGTGACACTTCTCAGGATCAGCAACACAAGCTCGTTGATATTTAAACCCACGAGGATAGACAGAACACATCAAACCCCAGATCAATGTAGGGATGTCTTGTGAGACTATGATGTTCTTCAGAAGTTCTGTATTAAGATCTTCTGATTTCAGAGTCGTGTCATAAACATGACTCAGCACAAAGTCAGTAAGACGATCTGTGGTGTAGGAGCTGGTGTTGGAAAATGCCAAACTGTGAGTGAAACGACCAAAACGGATCTTGTCACTCAGCATCAGTCGATTCAACTCCAGCAGTTCAGCTTCACTTGGTGGTTTGATTGTTACCCAAATGCCTGTGTGCCACAGAGGCACCTGAATCAAAGTACCCAGACCCAACTGAGTAATCATTCGAATGATAGCTCGTTCACCTTTGATCTGTTGATTCTCAAGAGGTTTGAACCGAGGAGCCGCCGCATTCAGGTTGATGCCTTTATACTCTACCTTTTGTGTGAAGTTAGATCCAGGTTTAGTAACTGTATCACCAAAGACATCTGAATACATGGTCCTGGTCAGACCTTCCGTCAAAGCGGTTGCCCACTTTCGAGACTCAGGGTTGTCCAGCATGTTGACGTTAGGAATATTAGAAACAATATCCCGAGTGCGTTTGGCTGTATCAGAAGGTAGAGCGATATTATCTACAGCTCCTTGAATGTTACTGGAATATTCTACTTCCAAAAGACAGTTACCATCTCCATGAATAACAGTCTCTGCCACAGGAGCTGTCTCATGTTCTGGTTCATCTACAACAGGAACACCTTGTGGATGAACCTCAGTTGTTTCAACTTTGACTTCTTCACTGTTCATTTGCGGTTCCTTCAGCAACAGGGGTTTTAACTTCAGCATCAGAAATTACAGTTGGATCTACCAAATCTTTCTGTTTCTGAGCTTCAATTGTTTCTTGATCGCGCTTTTTCAATTCATCCTGCATGGCGATCAGATGATCAGTCACCGTCAACATAGGTGAAACCAACAAAGATTGAATGCGCAAAGCCGATGTTTTGTAGTCCTCGCCGATAGTAAGGTAAGCAGAGATATCTGCATCTTCTACTTTACCTGTCTTATCAACATGTCCTTTATGGATGGTAACCAGTTCTTGAGTGAGGGTTTCAATATCAGAAGACAAACCTTTGATAGTCACAGACAACTCATTGTTAACTGGAACAGCATGCATTTTGAACAAAGTGATGGCGCGTTCGACAGAGATAGCCTGATCTACCAGACCACCGGCTACTGTCTTGTAAAGTTCTTCGAGTTCTTCCCAAGTCATCGAGAAGGGTTTTTCTTCAGCAGTGATACCTGCACGATCCATCAGCTGGTTCAGCAGAGGAAAAGTCACAGGTCCTTGGGAATTTTGCTGGGGGATGTTTTGTGCCATGTTGGTTCCTTATATATAGAAAAGTTTTTAAGCCCTGAAGCTATACTATGATTCCACAGCTTATTTTTTAGACTAAGTAGAAAAAAGGTAACCACCATGAACGAATTGGTGTCAGAATTTATAAGTCAACAGTTTGCACCAGAAGCTGTTGAAGATTTTAAAAGAGCTTTTGAACTTTTCAATGCGTTTAACAGTCTTGACGATGATGAAAAGTTAATCGATATCCTGACTGATAGCAGCTTGACATCTATAGATCAAAAGGACGCTATATATAAAGCAGTGAATGATTCGGCTGATAAGATCTTATCGGCACACACCATCCGTACTTACGATGATGTAAGTTTAGCTGTTAAGAATGAGATACTGTCTGCTTTATTTCTTGTTCAGCATTTAGAAGATTCCAAACCTTTTCAGATAGCTTTAGAATCGCCTGAGAACGATGATGAGATTCTGGCTTTTATCATCAGTGAACTATCTACTCTAGATAAACTGGATGTTATGTCTGCAATAGCTGACTTTAGACCATCAGTTCTGAAACAGTTAAAAGCTTACCTACTCTCTAAAGAAACAGAAGATAGCAGCCCTGTGGTGGATAAGTATATTAAGATACTTAAAGAATTTAAAGTATTTTCCAAAAAAGACGACCTTATAGGTTTACAACTGACTGAGAGCGGTATGCTCTTGGGTCAGAGATTAGAGACGTACGCTGGATACATATCTAATATAGAGGTCAGAGATTTAGATACTTTGAGTTATCACATACTCTCTTTGCTGTACATGACACCTGAAGGTATCAACAGCCCTATCCTGGCTTATAGAAGATCAAGCCATGTTCTGTTTGATGATCTGGCTGTGGTCAGTAACGTAGAAAATAAATTGGCTTCCTTAGTGGCCAATTTCAATGAATACCAGAAAGCCTTAAATGAAAAGATTAGACTATCTGAAACTGGCTCTTAAGAATAGAGCTTACGCAACACAGGACTGGATCATACGTTGTTTTGCGATCATGCGTCCTAAAACAGAAGCTGAGTTAGCAGGTAATACGTATTACCTCATGCCTGTGCTCCTGCCTTTTGCTTACGGGTTCATCAATGAAGAAAATGTCTTTGTTAAGTTTGATGAGGATCTGGATGTCAAACAACCTTTGTTTTCTTTTAGTGAAAGACTCACTATAGATAACACATGGGCTGATAATGTCAAACAACCAACAGAGACTTGCATAGGCAATGTGCTGGTTAATGCAATAGGTGTGCTTGAGTGTTTTGGTTCTAAGTTTCCTTTTCAGACAGGTTCTTTGTCCATGGGGAGTTTTGAATCTCTTATAGTCGACAAGCTAAGAGACACACCAAAAACAGAAACAGAAAGATCTACTGAGTATTATTACGTTGATGAATATGTTAAGTTCATCAACGCTATGTCTTATATAAGGGACTTCTCACACTTAGTTTCCATATCAGCTACCAGAAAGAACATACGTAAGCCAGACGGCATAGAAGCTTTTAAGAAACAATTGCTTGTTAAATATGAAGGTAAGTTAACAGATCCTGTTGAGCTTTCTAAATTTGAAGGTGAGTTGAAAGCTTTTGACGATGCTTACATGGCAGATGACCCAAGTAACAATAAGTTTGTTAAAGGTAAGATTAAGAACATTGCTAGAAAGAAATTGTTTCTTACGCTAGGTCAAGGACTGTCCTTTAATGAAGGTGGTGAACAAAATCCTATTGTCGGTTCTTTAACAGAAGGTTGGTCAACAGATCCTAAAGATATAACAGCCATGGTGAATGATACACGTATGGCCAGTTATTACCGAGGTTCCGAAACTGTTAAAGGTGGTGTGTCAGCTAAAACCTTACTCAGAGCCGCTAATAATTTCAAAATCTGGAAAGACAGAAGTGGTTCACCCACAGACTGTGGTTCTAAGCTTGGTTTGAAAAGAATCTATACGTCTGGCAATATCTCTCAACTACCTGGTAAAACTTTACTGTTAGGATCTTCTTCTAAGTTAATAGAGAACGATCAAGAGGCAGGTGTCTATCTGGGTAAAACTTTGACTGTCAGATCTCCTATGTATTGCACACTGTCGGGTGATGTTATATGTGAGGTCTGTGCCGGTAAGAAACTTTCTACTTTACCCACAGGTCTGTCCATCCCTCTGACAGAAATTTCAGCCATCATCATGACATCTTCTATGAAACGTATGCATGGTGTGGTATTGTCAACAGCAAAAATAACTTTAGAAGACCACTTCTCTTAAGGATAAATCATGAACTTCTTCGAGCAGCGTGAAAGCACACAGCAATCAAGCAATCAAAACCGTGAAATGCGTTCTGAAAATTCTGAACAATCTGGCGGTCAGTATAATCAGAATTATAATTCTGGTGAGCGACAACCCTATAACAACTCTGGTAATAATTCCGGTGGTGGTTATCAAGGCGGGCAAGGCGGCTATCAGAAGAAACCTTATACACCAGGTGGTGGCTATCAGAAACAAGGCGGTTATCAAGGTGGTCAAGGCGGTGGATTTAAAAATCGACCACCAGCTGAGCAGGAAGATCCTTATTTGTATCTACCTTACGCAGCTACAGGTAACAAGGACATGCCTGAAAGTTTCAAACCTATGATTCAACGCATCGGAAGAAACCTTCAGGAAGCCGGACTGATTCTTCGTACTGGTGGTATGGAAGGTCTTGAGGATGTGATTGAAAAATCAGCTACCAAGCTTGAAGTCCATCTTCCTTTTAAAGACTTTGACGGAAAACAGAGTAAGTTTACTTACACTTCTGATTTCGTTAAAGGCATTGCTAAGATGTTCCATACATCTTTTGACACACTAAAACCAGTCGTGCAAACGTTTCTTGCTAAGAACGTGCGATTGGTTTTGGGTAAAGATGGTAAGAGTCCTGCTTTGTTTTTGGTGGTTTGGACTGAAGATGGTGCAGAGACCACAGCAGAAAAAACTTTCAAAACAGGTAACTCAGGCAATGCCATCGAGATCGCCAATGCGATTAAGATCCCTGTGTTTAACTTAGCTCGTCCTGATGCTGAACAACGCATCTATGAATTTGTAGCTGCCAAAACAAACAAAGAGATTCAACGTTAATCTGAGAATAAAGGAATAGTGAAGAATGAATGCTAAATATCAACCTAAGAAACCTTACGTCAAACCTGTTCAAGAAAGCGCAAAACCCATGTCTGAAGAAAACACCCAAGCTCCTGCTGAAGAAGTAATTGAACCAGCTGCAGAGACACAAGAAGCAGTTGCTGAAACTCCTGTGGTGGAACAAGTTCCCACACCTGCTCCAGCACCTGCAGTCGTACCAGCGCCTGTGGTTAAACCAGCTGTGGTTAACACAGTGGTCGCACCAGCTGCTAAACCAGCTACTGCTGCTGAATCCAGCATGGAAAATGTGTTTCAAAAAATGCGTGAGACCGGCACTGTGTTTGAAAAGATGACTATGGCTAGTCTCGACAGCTATGTGGACAAGATGAAACCAGGTTTGCCTATTCCAGCTGACGTGGGTGCTCGGAATCAATACGCTTTGTGGAAACTGTTTGAGTCTGTTATTGAAACAGCCCCAGAAACAGAATTCAAAAAATTGTGGTCTGTCATTCTGGCTTTTTTCAATGCGGACAAGACAGGCGTTTTTGGAGAGCGGTATGTTTATCGCTTTGCTGATCAGTGGGTTTGGTCTATTGACGAACTGAACTCCATGCAGCGTATCATCAATCTGGTTATCAACACCAAGACTCCAGCTACACGTCCTTTGGATATCAAACGTATCAGCATCGCTAAGACTGTTGAAGGTTTCAGTGAGAAGGCCAAAGAGCGTCTGAATAACTATTATCAATCTTGATAAAGAATAAGGATACAGAGAGCCTAGGCTCTCTGTATCTTTCTTTCGGCAAATGTTTTGGTACAGGTTATTGACCTATCAAGGAACACCCAAATGAGAAATATCATCAATGCAAAAGCTCCTGGCTCTCATGAAGGACTTTACACATTAGACATCGGTGGTACAAGTGCTACCACCGTAGCTGTCGCTCTGACTAATTTAAACGGCGTTGAGAAAACTTTGATCAACCAAGTAGGTGGTCCAGTAAGTCTTGACGAACACGGTAATATCCCTAAGAACTTTTTACCCAAGGGGCTGAAACAAAAACCTACAGTATCTGGTCCTGCTACGCTCCCACCAGCTACACAAGGTGTTTACACCATCACCAACTATGATAGCAAAAGAACTTACGATCTAACTCTACAGGTAATAGGTGCTGGGGCTGTTTATAGAAACGACAATCAGGTTATATTCACTACACCTGATGCTTCTATAGTAGGCACCGGTGGTATGTACGGTTTTAAGTTAAATGGATTTAATTTTCCTGTGATGGTAAATTTGGCTAATCCAATATTGCCTACTCCGTCTATACTCACACCTTCTCAAGGTTTAGTAATAAACAACAATAAGTTTACTGTTTCCTACCTGATAGCACCAGGTAACTATGCTGGTACAGCTTTCTCTCCTTTGTTTGTAGACTATCAGTTAGCTACAGACAGTCAATTCAACAACATCTTTGATTACGGAGTAGATGTGCCTGTAACAGGCAGTAGCTTTGTAGTAGAAGATATGCCGCAGAGTACAGATTGTTATCTGAGAATCAGACAGAGAGATAATAACTTCGGTCACAGCGAATGGTCTGCTGTGCGTAAGTTTAACTCTGGTACTTATTCAGAAGCTTTGAGATCCAGGATACCTTTGATACAGTATCCGATCTATAGCGATTTGGGTATACTACCTACAGATAGATTACAGACAAGTCCTTTTGTAGCTATTAACTTTGATGACAAACACGTCGAAACAGAATGGCATTTGGATGGTCTGTCTTCTCTTAGCAAAACCTTTCTAACCAGTGGACAGATCTTTAGAATCTTTAACTATTTAGAATCTGGTAGAACGTTAGAGCTTAAGGCTAGACACAGAGGTAGTTTGTCTGGATGGTCTGAATGGTCACAACCTGTGATCTTCACTATGATCTATCCTTATAAAGCCGAGCCTGTGTTAAAGAGCGTAAGTCAAGCTACATTCTACGCAGGTGAATACACAGTAGCTAATAACTCTGTGGTAGAGATAGATCCTCTAGATAGTTTATGGCCAAGTGAGATCACACTAGGTGTAGCTTGGGAAGTACAGAAAGTAGGATCTACTGCTGTAACTGTGGTGAATACTTACGGTCAGTCTATGAACGTGATCATATCTGTACTGTTAGCTGGTCAGTCTAGTGGTGTGTATTATATCAGACCTCGCATACTGACTAACTATTCTTCTGTTAAAGTAACTGCAGCTTTTAGATTAAGAAAGCTTTAAACAAAAAAAAAAAATACTCCCGGCCTTTTGGCCTGGGAGTATTTTTTGCTGTCATATCATGTTTGGATAGTGTAGCTCATTGATGGAAGCTACCTTAGGCTGATACAAAAGCTTTCGATTACGGTGATAACCTACTTGCTTAGGGATCTGTAAGCAATACAGGTAGTAGAACTTAACATCTCTGTCTTTCAACTCTCTCAGTCTACCTAACGCTTGAAGATTAGATACAGGACTGTCTACGGAGACAGACATGATCGCCACTCTTAGATTAGGTATATCGATAGCCGTACCACCAGACTGGATCGTAGTGACTCTTATGTCAGCTTCGATCACATTCTCATAAGGGTCGTCTTCCACATACCTTCGCACATCCAGATCAGGAAACTCTTCTTTCAAATGTTTGGTATACTCAGTACACATATCTATACTGGCACAAAAGACAACGAGTTTATCGTTTTCCATCTTACCAGATATATACGTGTCCTTAACCAACCTCGTAAGCATCATGAAGTAGTTATCTCTCTTCATGGTATTCTTAGTTATACTTTTCTCAAACTCTATATGGCTGTAGTTATTACTACCAAAAGGTGAGGTTCGTATTTTAGAGGCGTTGAAATTAGAGATCTCATAGCTGATAGGGAACAGCTTGATGTATTTCTTCATTTCGATTTTGTCGAAACGGATCTGTTTAGGGAAGATGAGACTATACATCCTCTTTAGAAACGGATCTTCAGATACCAGGGTAGCTGTTAGAAATACCAAGTTGTGGATATGCATGTGCGTTAGCGCTCTGAATACTGCATGAAAGTGCTGGTGACCTTCATCGACAATCATCGTACCTGCCTTGATCGTTCTTGCAAAGTCACAAGGTTTGCACTCATACCCACTCATCTCAAATTCATCTACGGATCCAGAATATGCTTCTAGGTAGTACATGAATGTAGTCAAACTACAGATGATAAACTTACTGGTAAGCTGTCCATCTGCGGCTAAGGATATCAAACCCTTTAGCTGATCACCACCTTGTACGGTCATGATCTCTTTGGGCTTAACATTAACCACAGCTACTATTTCCTCAGCCCACTTTTCTATGTACTTAGGTAGAACAAGTACAAATACTCGCTCACCCATGTTCACAGCCGTGGCTAAAGAACTTATACCTTTACCTGTACCTGTCGGTAAAGACACCAATCTGCTGTTGAAATCACCTTCGTACTTGGCAGAGCAGAATTGCACCACCTCGTTTTGATAATCTCTAAGTTCCCAACCTGGGTTGAGTTTTAGATCTACTTTAGTAGCTTCATAGGAATCCGCTACTGTAACTTCATACATGCTGTCATCAAAGTGTTCATAAGCAAGAAGCTTCAGAAACTCTGAGTATTGAGCTATGTGAAATCTAAACTCTGTGCTGGCTTTGTTCTTCCAAGCATATGTCTTCTGTACTGTGTTTTGTTTATTCCCTATTTTCACATAGTTGATTTGAACAAACTTAACACAGAACTTAAGCAACATAGCCAAAGCTCTGGGTGTAGGGAAAGTGACGCTGAATGAATGTGTGTATTTGGTTACATGGAAGTGTTTGGGTATATCGATTTGCATAGAGAAAAAGAAAAGCCTGGTGTTAATAGGCTTTTCTTACTCCTTAGACAGTTAAGGTTCTTCGTTGTCGTTCAGCTTCGAGTACCTCATGAGGCATCACGAACACATCGAACGGGCTGTCGGGTCTGTCCAACTTGTAATAGCTGGCTGGATTCAGGATCACATCTTGCTGACCCTGATAAGCAAATGCCACAGAGAGACTTCGGTTCTTCATGACTCTGGCTGCGATAGACATCACAGCTTTATCAGACCCACGAGAAAGACCGAAGGTACCTGGTTCACTTACCATACTTGCGTAGATAATCACTTCAAGACAAGCTATGTTCACATTGAGTTTGGCATTCACCAACATGAACAGCTGTTGCAGTGTGTAGACAGCAGACTCTGGAGTCTGTCGATCATTCAGGTTTTCCAACTTAGACTCGATGATCTCGGCCACTTGTTTAGAGTGATCTGAGAACGAGTACTCGATGTCGGGCATCTTGAACAACGGCAGTGTATAGTTCCAGTTGGTCAACTCAAGAACAAAGTTGTTTTTGCTGTCTGTGTGCCATCCATGATCTTTAAGATAATACAGAAACTCCTGGCTCAGATTAGCTCCTCGATTACCTTGAGAAAGATCTACTGTATCAACAAGCTTGTTACCTTTGGCGTCTGTCAAACACAGATCGATCGTAGAGATGTTACTCACACGAGTCGGGTTGATCTTAGTCACATCTTGAGCAATATGCAGATCCACCAACCCAGGCAAGCAATCCCTACTGATCGTTATCGTAGGATTCATCTTCTTGAACCTTGTGTTCAGGATGTATCCAGTCTTCTCTTTAGTCAGATCAAAGAATCTTCCTGTGTTATCAGAGAGGTTGATGGTGGGTGAGACTGAACTGGCCTGATAGTGCTTGTTCGACAACACAGACTGAGAGGTCTGTTGAGTCATCGTGGCTGCACAAATATGCCCAAGGTTGGTATATGCAGACAGGTTGTATGACAACCCACCGAAGCATACAGCACAGACACCGTGCTTGTCGTTGTGCTTACAACCCAGAACAGACCTGATTTTAAGTGTCTTCCCATACAGAGTAGAGTCGTCACCACGGATCATTTTCAGATTACCAGTTTCTTCATCCAGATAATACTTGCCAGCCATGTAAGCCAGATCACCTTGGTAGGTCGTTACACCAGCTTCATCTTTGGTAGGTGGAAGTATTAGCCAGTGAATGTAATCTGTAGATCCACAATCTACATAGTGAAGTCTTTCTACTGTCATGCACAACAGCTGAAGTCGCCGAGCAAAATACTCAGCATCTTCCAAAGGCGACTCTGAGAAATAGTGACTCTTAGCAGCAGAACGTGATTCAGCTGCGTAGTCGTGAAGTCTCACAAACCCTTCTGTGAAGTTGGACATGATAGGAGTAGGAAGGATCTTACCATCTACCTCTGTCAGAAACCCACGCACAGCCACACACTGGGTAACTTGGTTGGCATTCACCATCTTAGACCGAACAGCCCTAGCCAAGTTGTTGTTGGAAAACTCCTCGTTAGTCTTAAGGATGTTCAGGATCTTATTGTAACTATCCACAATGGAATCGTTATTTGGCTGTACAGAGTCATTGATCTGTTTAACAGTCGGGTGATCCACCACTTCAATGAAGTCCAAAATGTCGATAGATGACACATAAGCTTCTGCCTCACATGTCACCTTGTTATGAACATTGTTTGTGATTTGGTAAATCAGTTTGTTGATGTTCTCTCGATCCACTGGACTGTTGATCTTGAAGTGCCAGATCGTATCCTCAGCTATCCTTCCCAACAGCTCGATATGCGTCTCTGAACTCAAGGGTTGGTTCTTGAGCACAGTCTCAACACAATGCCTACTCGTCAAAGGCAAGCCAGCATACCTTCTGTGGAATTCCCAGAAGTGCCAACTATAGGTAGTCTTATTCCGTGTAGACGGAACGGTGTTTCCGTCGTCAAAAGTCAGAAGAAAGCTTTTGGGAAGCTCGCTCAACTGACTCTGGCTAAGGAAGCAGATTTCTCTTGCAGACAAATTGTTCATGATACTTTATTCTTCCACGTACTTGGTTTTAAATCCGGTACAGGTGAACATGTGGTTGATGATCTGTATGGGTTTCGTGTTACCGTAAGTAACCAGATTCCTATCCACGATCTCTTTGATATCAGAAGGTTTCTCAGCATCCAAGATGTTCCTTGCCATATGGCGCTGAACAAGAGGGTTACCAGATCTATCCAACATCTCAGCCACAGCTTCCCGACCACAATACCCCACAAACAAACGACCCTCAGTCTCACCGATGGTCCTGACCGGTGTGTTGCGATAAGGTCTTGCATGCTTTTCACGACGGTTGACCTGAGCCAACAATCCATGCAACTGAAGGTTGCCTGTGCTCACAGCTGTCCAGTCGTCAGCGATCTTTTCCAACAGCATCATGTACAGAGGAGCGATCCTTACATTTCTTTCCGTAGTCACCATTTCACCAGAATTACCACGATAGGTTACCTTACCGTAGACTGGTTTGTAAGGAGACGCCTCTATCCTTTTGACGATCTCTTTGGATGAGAGCTGTTTGTCAATAGGCACATAGGCATACGCATGGTTAGAGATGATACTGACCATGTGCTCAGCCTGACTCTCTGGTGTTACCATACTTGCGTAGTACATGGCTTGTTTGTCTGAGAACAACTTATAGAAGTCCACGACATACTGATGCACGGCTTGTATCTTTTGGATATCGTGCTTAGCCAGTAACTGTTCTGCTGTCACAGCTGTGGGTGTCAATCGCTCATATCCAAATTGTTGTCTGACGTGCTGGGTGATGTCCCTCAGCGTAGCACTCATGTGCTGTTCATACAACCTACCTAAGTTCATGCGGGAGATAGTAGATGCTGCGTCCATCACCACATCCGCACGATTGCCATTTTCGTCCACTGGCATGTTCTCAGGTTCCTCAGTTTTTACAACTACGCCTTTCTTATTGTCCAGTAAAGTCGCTCAGCTTCACAGCTTACTCTCTTTACCCGGTGTGCTAAGACACCCGCCTGTACTTTCATACAGGAACAGACTATATCTTCATCCTTCCTTTCGGTTAGGATGTCTCCCATTTCGAATCTTGCTAAGATCCTACGCCTTACGGCTAGTCGTTGGCCACACCCCATGTAAGTATATATGTACATACTTAGTTAGGAGCTTCGGTGCGGATTGCCCATATATCTTTATTAGTTTTACCTTACCTGTGTGATTAGCACAGCCGTTAACTCATTTTCATGGTTAAGTTGGTCAATAAAGTTTTGGGGGTTCCCCGGCAATTAGAGAGATTTTTTGTATTTACATTACTGTAAATAGGTGGCAGGATTTTATATTTCATTGGTAGTTACCAGACTTATTTCGATGTGTCGATCTAGCTAAGTCTAAAGATATTCTCTGGCCAGGTGGTAAATCCAGTCAGATATCTTAAAATGTAGTTCTCATATGGGATTTCATGATTATCATCCAAAAGCTCTATGACTTTATTTTGGTCTAGCTTAGTTTGATTTATAAAATCTTGAAAATTCCATACGGTTTGTTTACGCTCAGTGACATTGTAAACAATTATATCGAAAGTGTTGAACAACGTTTCCTTAAAACCTAAACCGCGAAGTAGTCTTGTTTTAAACTTCTCACGGTCTATATTTAGTTGTCTTATCCACTCTTCAATAGGTTGTATTATATCACCGTACTTGACGTTTTGATGGTAGTATCTTACATTCACCATTTGCTCTCTTGGATTACTCCATTTACAATTAGCTTTGTAATAACCCTTATCGCCGTCTATTCTGTCGAGCGTTGTGTTGTCCGGTCTTGGACCCATATCGTCGTAAAAGTGCTTGAATGACTTAAGCCAGCTTTCACATATGGTGATCCCGCGTTCACCGTAAAGATGGTATTTTATGTTATTTTTATTAGTGCAACGCTGGATCATATTCTCCCAAGTAGAATATTCCCTGCTTTGCCATAAACCATGCTTTGTTTTATTAGCCTGACGGTAACACCCACAACTTTTATTTGTAGGTCTTTTCAATAGAGGTAGACATATATTTTTAATTACGCCGCAATCACACTGGCATTTAAAAATACGCCCGCTCTTACCCATCGGAGCTTCTTCGAGAACTGTTAACATATTGAAACGTTGTCCAATATCAATCTTGCTTCTGCTCATTTCATACTCACCTCTTTCTTTTAAATGATTTCAAATCGACACATCTGAAATCTAGGTTGTTGTTCTACCAATGAACTATAAATTTTTATTTACCACCATGATTATCGGTTAACTTAAACCCTTCGCATGGCTCTATGGTGTACTCAATCACAAACTGGATTTGATATTCGTCAACAGATGTTTTCCGTGATTGGAGTTGCAGTGGTTGTTTAAAGCTACTGCTGTTGTGATTGGTTTGCACCATGGCTTCACAGACAAGCTTGTCAAACTTAGGTGTAGTCAAGATCTCATTTGTGCCAAACTTTGTTCTGTTGTCCTTGCGAAGAGAAATTTCCAGATCGATCACTTTCTTGTAAAAAGATTGATTGGCCTCATGGTACCTGTTTAGGTAGTGAGACATCTCCACCGGCATATTCTTAACAGGTGCGTTATTGCGAATGACTTTGACATCCACCACCACTCCACCCCCACCTCGTACGTAGACAGCTTCGTCAAACATGTGGTCGACTTCCATCAGATCGATACGGGACATCTCTACAGGCGAAAGAGATGTGTTGAAATCTCTGAACGCCATGAGAATACCATCTTCACGGATCTTGTCACCAATCTCTGGGAAAGGTTTGACCTCGTTGATGGTACCGTAAAGGTTGAGCGGGAATTGTTTACTACCGAAGTTGACCACTCGGGTGTCATAGATCTTGAACTTAAGCTTAGGCAGAAAGTCCTTAGAGACCATAATACCGTCCTCAGCCACAGACGGAATAGACATCAAAGCGATGTTAGCGTTGATGCCAAACATGAAGTTACCGTTGTCAGAGACAGCTGGCGTGTCCGCAAAGATTGTGTCTTTTTGGATGTAAGCACCTGGCTGAAGCTTACCGATGTTCTTCTTGTTAACTTTGTACTTAAAGCCAAAGTTCTGATGGTATTGGGCTTTGTACGGAATGACCAGATAGTCTATCTGTTTGTTATCTTCACGTTCAAAGAACACATAAGTCTCTGGATTGAAGTTCAAAGACTTGTTACCGATACCTCTTGGGTAGCGATCCATGATGGCGATGATGCGGCCATCTTCAGGCATCTTTACGTTAAAGGTATACTTACCGAACTCTTGTTCAAGCCCAGTCTGTACCAGTTTCTCTTGAGCGCCGTCGATCACCAGACGCTGACCGATATGTGAAGAGAACATAACTGCTCGTGAGGAGCTGTTATGTGCACAGTAGGCATTCAGACCTTGAATACCTACGAATTCCAGTTTCAGTTCATTCTTTTGCATGATTGCTCCTTATGGTGGATATGATCCAGTGTGGTACTTTTGATGGAAGAGACCAGTGAGCAAACTTAAGTTTTTCACCGATGTAGAAGGATCTATAAGCTTGAACAAGGTCGTCTTGCTTATATTTGTCTGGCATACAAAGAGGTATGGGGGTTCTTTCTTTCTTTGTGATTTTCTCAGGTGGTATGGATAACCTACTCTGTAATAACAGGTGAGTCAAATGTTGTTTACCGTAGCGTTCTTCGTATTCTTCTGCCATGCAGCAGAAATACTCATAGTGCCACAGATAGTTACCTATGCTTTCTCTTGTCCAGATGGTGGATGGGTGATTAACATGGGCGGCTTTGTAAAGACCGTCTGTGTAATCTGATTCGAGTTGGTGAGCTGTGGATAACATCTGACCAGACTCAAGAACCATCTTTACGACATGTTCATTGCATAGGTATCTAGCAGAAACCTTAGGATCTAAGTCCAATAAGAATATGTTCATGTTTAGACTTTGATGGATGATACAGTCAAATAGAATATATGTGGTCTAGATGGTATAGACACAGGAACATAAACCATGGACATCCTAAAACAAATCCCTAATCTAGAATCTTTCTTTTTTGAGAAAGACTTCATTAACACTTTGGAATCCCACCTGACTTACTTAAGAAGTAAGAACACCAAAGTAAAAACTATCACTACTCATCTTCTAGATAAGTACAGTGGTGACTTCTATGGGTTGTTAGATGAACTCAACATACCTAAACAGTATCATTATGCTGTCATGAGGGTGAATGGGTTCGATAACAGTGATAATTATAGATCTACCATTACTGCTATTATCATACCTGATTTCAGTGAGATAGAGTCTATTAAAGATATCTATCGTACAAAAAAATAACCCATAGGCTGTTATATGTCCAGAGTCCCTTGTGGGGACTCTGGATTTTTAACCCGAGTTATCAGTAGTATCCGGTTCCTGGATACCTAACGTTTCCAGCCATGGCAGGTTGCGGCCAGCCATTTTGCGGGGACGCTATCTGTTGTTGCTGCATAGGTTGTTGAAACTGCGGTGGGTAACCATGCATCTGCTGCTGCATCGGCATCTGTTGAGGATGTCCTTGCATAGGCATTTGCATAGGTCGACCATAGCTGTCATACACAACACCCATAGGCTGCATGGGCATTTGCTGCATAGGCATGGGTTGCACAGGACGCCCATATGGATCGTAGGCCATAGGCATTTGCTGAGGTACAAATTGACCGTTACTTTGAGTAGCTTGCTCAAAGCTGACTTTACCATTCTTATTAGCCGGAGCTTGTGGCTTTGGCTGTTGGACTGGCATTGTGCTCATCTGAGGCATCATCTGAACAGCTGTCTGTGTAGACTCTGGCTCAGTTGGTGCTTTGGGTGTCAGACTTCCGTCACTTCCATACTGCACAGGAATGCGCAATATTTCAGCTTTCAGAGAGTCAATATCCCGCATAGCGTCAAGCCAATCAGATGCAAACATGCATTGCTCATTCTCGTCGATGTAATCTTTGTAGATCTCAACGAGGTCATTGATGCGTGCAGTTATCTTGGCTGAACCAAACATCAACACATCCAGATAAGGAATAGTGCTGTTATTGCTACCGTAGTTATAACTCTCTTGCTTCTCCAGATCAGGAAAGACAAACTCAAACATCTTCTGAAGACATTCTTTGTCCTTGATGCGCAGGTGATCAACAGGAAGTCCGTTAGGAGTTTCTTTCTCTTTGGTCAGTTGCTCATAGAACGGGAATGACACCACAGATACCCGAGTACAGCGCTTGCCTTGGTAAGACGCACCGCGATTCAGATAAAGAGACACAAAGCCTTTGTCAGGCTTGTTCTTCACTGCATGTGTCATGATTTTGACAAAGTTTGTCAAAGTCTTCATGTCAGCATCCATACCCATGTTGAACAACTCAGCTTGCTGAGGGTTCATTTGGTTATGAAGGTCTGGACTGGCCAGAATGTTGATCAGAGTCTGAAGCAGGTAACATGTCGAGATATTGATCTTCGTCATGATCTTCTGTTTCAGCAGGCTGATCACAACAGACTCACCTTTAAAGATGTTCTCCGCCATGGGGTGAAAGATCATCTTTTCACTGGGATTGAAGTTCCTCAACTGTTGATCATAAGGCATCACCAGTTGCTTTCCTTCAATCAGGATCGATTCATTACCTGACCCGTAGGCATTCTTAATGAACCCACTCTTGTCTACCTTCATGGTGGCGTATTCAAGAATGGCTTCGTAAACATCCAACAGTTTCATTTTGTTACCTTTAAACTATGTTGTTGATGACGGACTGCTGAGATGGTGCGTAGGTTTGTTCAACCACTTTGAACATCTGCTCAAAGTTGTGAACGTTGTGGTCAAACACTTGGTTGTTAGGAGCCAATACAGGAGCCAACAACCCATCACAGAACGAAGGTGTTACATACATGATGGCAGGACCACCGTCGATACTCACGTTGATTTTGGTTTCGCCAAAGATGTTGACGTCCATTTCAAGTGTGTACAGTTGCTGTCCACCATACGAGATATCAGAGAATACCTCAGTATCCAGACGGTTCTTAAATGTCTGGAAAGCCTGGGTCATGTCTGCTGACGTCACAGAAGAACCACCAATAAGAGTGGTGTGTACTTGTCCCATACTGCTATGGTTTGTACTCATGAATGTTACCTTTGAGATGAAAAGTGACATCATGATAGCCGGCACTGCATTAGACAACATGGTCGCCACCACAGTTTCACGGTTGGCTGAGTTCCAGTACTCGCTTTGACCAGATTGATGAACAGCTGCTTGATGGGTGTTACCCAGTCGCAGCATGTTGGTCATAGCCACAGTGTTGCTGTCCAGTTTGATCAGATCGCCATAGTTGAACGTCGTCGCCAAAGGCATGCCGCGAATCTGACTGATAGCCCGAATAAACGGATTCTCAGAAATCATCGTGTCCAGAGCAATCTGTGTACCCCTTGAGTAGATATCAACATCAGACTGGCCAAAGTCAGCCAGTGCGTATGCTTGACGATGAGTGTCGAACACTTTGCTGATGAACTGACCTGGTAGATTGTTCTCACGGTTAGACCCAATAGGTTCAGTACCCAACCGCAAACGCCCATCGTTGTATCCGATTCCAGGTTCAAGATAGGAATGCGCATTTTGAATGTAACCAGATTGGATGCCTGTGAAGACTTCCTGTGGTCGCATCTTGTGTACGCCTTTGTTCACGCTGTTGGGTTCCGGGTTGATGATCTGAGAACTCTGAGTTACCAAGTCTTTACTTGTATAACCCATAGGTGTCAATTGCTCAACACGATTGACACGAATGAAACTGTTCAGGACAAAGACCATGTTAGGATCGATGTTACCATTTGCAGTTACACCCAGGGTGTCTGTAAACCCTTGGAAGTAGTACACACACAGACTACCCGTGTTAGACACTGTGTGGATTTCCAGAATAAACCTGATGCGTTTCTCAGTCCACCCATATGGAATATGGATCACATCGCCTGGTGTGGCACTGGGAGCCATGATGGTACTTGCGATACCACCTAACAGATTCCCAGTGATGTTACCGTTACCGACCTGTTGCAGTCGGTTACCGATAGCGTTCATTGTATCCCCACTTACGTGGGTCATGTAAGGACGCTGATGTACGGGATTGTAAGTCCCAGTCTCTTGCATGGTGAGTTTCGCAACTCTTATGGTTTGTTTCATGGCACTTTGCATCATAACCAGTTCCTTTCGCCCAACTCAATGAGCAGTTTTGCAAGATCTGACCTTATGTCAGGTTTAATAACAAACACCCTACTCGTATTGCCAAGAGTTTCTCTCAGCCAACGATCTTCTGCTGTAGGTACCCAGCTGTGAGACACAAGGTCTGCAACAACTTGATCAACAGCTTCCAGGGCGTAGTTGGATACTTTGCCTGTAGACACACGACCGATAGGTTTGCTGAAAGGATACAACAGCTCAATCTTATCGGAAAGTTCTTTAGGGATTCTGTCCTTAGAACTTTGTGGTGCCAATACGTATTCATCGTTGGAGTATCTTGGATAAGACGTAACCAACAAAGATAAATACTTGTGTCCTCGTGCCCACAAGACACTTTGAAGAACACCAAGCAGTTGTATAATGATATCTCGATTCAAGTACGAGATACCTCTTGGTGAGATCACAGGTTTCATGACCCATGATAACAACAGCACTTGCACATCAGTGACCTGATGCGGTTGTAACAATTGACAAGTCCTCTGTGCTGAATTAAAAATGTCTTCTGACATCAGGGACGTTAGTCGAGTAGCTACATACGGCAGATCTTCTACCGAGTATTCCAACTCTACCACCTCACCCAACGACAAGTTGGTTTTCATTCGGTAGCGCTCAAGCACAGTTCCTTTGTTCTCACGACCGATGTCGTCCAGTTTGTTCTTCTGGATTCTATTGGCATGATCCGCATCAGGACTGCGAATACGCTGCATCAAGAACTTGTACAAATATTTGACAATATCTTGTTTGGGGTCTTTTGGATTGTTACCAGAGATATCTCCGATACAGAGCTTCTTGACCACAGTCAAAGACAACAGCCACTGAGGATAGTCTTCAGTAGACAACACATTCATCAACTTCTCACTGTCGTCTTTTGACTGATTCATGAGGTTTGAAATATATGTTCTCAGCTTCTGTACTGCCAGAGAGTTGTTGATCTCTGAATACTTCAGCAGCATGTATGCATGGAACTCTTTGTAGTAGTTACCATACGACCTGCGTGTTGAAGAGATATACTCACCCCAGATAGGGATCATGGACCTCAGAGCTAAGGACAAAGCCACCAGCTCCAGATAGTCTGACCTTGTGTAAGTCTTTTCTCTTGTAGAGTTGTTATCCATGTTAGGTACATACTCAGGCAAGAATGTCTGAGGTACCATCACACCAGAACTAAAAGACAACCACATCTGTACTTCAGACAGCTTATGGTAAGACAACAGCTCAGCTACTGCCTTAGAGAGATTTTCATTCATATCACCCACGGTGTAGGATGAATTAATGATCTCCCTTACATTCTCATACACCTGAAAGATCCCGTCTTGAACAGGATCGTCCAGTTGCGACCAATAAAAGTTCAGATAATGGAAGACGTCATTGCTGAGTCCGTCATCGTCACCTTCCTCGATCATGGCACCTTTTCCAAATACGGATACTTGGAATTCTACCACTTTACCCTTGTGCTCAATAATAGCTTTTGGCGATTGTTGAGCTATGCTTGTAGTTATCCTCATGTTGACACTTTCGTTAAAAGAATTTGAACCTAAGCTCAGATAAAGTAAATGTTACTTAAAACATCTAGACAGGCCCTTCGAAAGAGGGCCTGTCTAGTATTAGAATGTCAAATCGTCAAAGTCCATGACTGGTTTAGCTGCTGCTTTTTGTTCGAAAGGTTTCTTAGCCTGGTAAGCACCAGGTGCATTCTTATCGTAAGGCGGTTTATACACATTCACGTTCTGTGTATAGATGTTACGCAAAGCACGAATAGTAGCTGCTGCGTGTAGGCACGAAGCCTCTGATTCTGAAAGCTGTGTACCATCTGACCGATATACCTTGTGGAAATCAGACAACCGGAACGTAAACTTCAGCCTTGGGCGAGTCTCACTCTCGACAGAGATCACAGACAACCAAGCCATACCTTGGTCATCCTTACCAAAGAAGAGTTTGGAGTTGGTGACCTTTGGTGCGTCCGGTGTCCGATCAGCTGGATTATCCGATCTTGGATAGGATAGCATGTCGATAGACATCTTCTTGTTGTTTTCCCCTTTGACGATTTCTTCAAAGAGATCTAGGAACAAGAAGAACGTCTCAGGATTCATAGGGGCTGTGATAGCCCCGCGTCCATCTTTATCACCAGGATCATTGGTCCAAATCGTGATCCTTGGGTTGCCATCACGAATAGCCCAAACCAACCTACTCCTTCGAGTAGCGTTGTTTGGATTGGGTGTAAACATCATGAACTTTGAGAGTTCATTAATTTTTGGTGGTTCTGATACGGTTGTCATTGTGTTCCTAGTGGGTGGAGTTCATCATACATTATATACGAAAAATAATTTTTAGAGTTGAGCTAACATCCTAGCTACCATGGGTTCTGGAATGTCAGTGGATAAATCCATAACTACTTTGGCTTTGGTCGTCATGGAAGTCCAACCTCTTTTAATAGATACATCGTAGACTTGTTGACGTATCTTAATAAGAGCAGGTTGAAACAGCACGCGATCACCAAACACCATCAGAAGTTTACTCAGGAAAGGAAGATGTTTCATATCTCTTTCCCCAAGTGGGTAATACTTAGAATTCCATTCATATCTGGGTTTGAGTTTACCAGTATGACTTTCAAGTAAATCCAATCGACTGAGTTTCTCGTGTGAGAGCAGATCCCAAGGTACGTGGGATAAAATCAAAGCCCTCGTGCTATGAGGAGCTTTGATATAATCTTTGAACTTTTGAACATCTGGGCTGTCTTTGAATTTACCAAGCGTCTTTACAAGGATAGCTTTTTCATGTTTCTGAATGTCTGTTTTATCAGCTCTCAGTTCCACGATAGCTGACTTGGCTTTGGAAACAGCCTTGTCATACTCCATGATGTAAAAGACAGGAGTGGCAGTACCACCGCCTTCTACTTTAAATAAACTTTGGATAAGTTCGATTTCTTGCTGGATAACTTCGGCAAAATCATCAGCCGTGGCTTGTAACTTAACTTCTTTATCTACAGACCCAAGTATGTTTCTGTAGAGTGTTGAAAGATTGACAAAACAGGAGTTGTAATTACTCAGTATGACCTGATTGGGTATTTCTCTTTCAGGATCATAAGGAGTCTGTCTTCCTGCAAAGACAGACTCAAAAGCCAGAGACGTACCTATGCTTAGTGGAAAAGCACTGATGTCTCTGTTAAATAAAGGGTTCATAGTCACCTCATGTTGGTAAGTGTGTTGGTCATGATTGTGTTAAATATGGTCTGTTGAGCGGTGTTAAGACTATGCTTTTTTTGGATCTCGTCAAATAACAAAGTTGTTATGTTAGATCTTTCTATTTGCACAGAGCTGTACTCCATCCCCAATAAGTCATTGATATACTCATTATGAACAGCTTCTTCTTCATCCTCTAAGCTTTTTTTACTTAGGTGATAGAGAGGATACCTGAGTTTCAATTCCTCAAAGGCTTGATAAACACCGTGATCTTTACGGGCCTTAATTCTAATATATGAGTTTATAGGAATCTTTAAGAGCTGTTTGTCTATGGATTCTAAACATCTATCCACATCAGCTAACTTAAGAGTGATTGTTTTGAAGATCTTGGCTTTTTTATTCTCTAGAAAGAAGAACTTATTACCATCATCAGGATCCAATATCATCAACATAGCACCCTTGGGTTCTTCTTCCCCGTGAGTAAGTCTATCAAAAGAACCTTGAGCTAAGATTCTTTCGTATGTCGAGTGGGTGTGGATATGTCCTATATTGATAAAGTACTTGACTAACTCAAGATAAGATAACTCATCATGTTTACTGGTGGTCTTACCCACACCAGGTAACTGATAGTTAAACAAACCATGCATGATAGCTATATCCACAGTTTTCAACTGCATCTCAGCCATCAAAGTCTTTACCTGATCTAAAGTTTCTTGTGTTGTGGCAGCCCATTCATCAGGCACATAAAGAACGTGTATGTCATGTTTCTCCATGTACTCTATAGAAAGAATGTCTATGTATTTGAAATCACCAGGTGTCTGCGATATCTTCCAAACAGTTTCTGCTTGAGACGATTGATTCCAATCATGACTGGGCGTACCTTTCAGGATCCTCAGTGAGATGTTCTCTCTAGAGCAAAATCTAGATAGTCTATCCAACCACAGTTTGATAAGGTGCGTATTCTCATCATCCATGTCTAGTAATCTGTCAAACAAATCACCAGCTATGAAGATGATATCTAGTTTACAATGATCGCTTTTAGGGCTATAGTCTTCAAAGAAAGTATCTAGATTTGCAATAATTTCCTCTGTTGGGTTATTCTTACTACCCAGATGTACATCACTGAGAACTAAATACCTTAAACGTTCAGTCATAGATCAGATCGTCTTTGTCATCATTATTAGTTACAGATCCTGAGTTTTCAGTCTTTGAACCTAAGTTATACCTAGTAAGGATGCCTTCCCAATCTTTTTGCGCCTGGGTTAAAGGCACTTCGGTATAACCATCAGACTTATGCTCAAGAGCTTTAGCTAAAAAGTTATTGGCTACTTGAGGTAGGTTGTTGTTATACAGCTCATACTGACTGAAGATCTCCCGCATGGTTTTACCTTGCAGCATAGTCACCATGCCTGTGTCATAAAGAGCAGGCACTCTGAACAATACTTCGTTGTTATTACCGATGACATCTACAGGTGCCATGGGGTTACCAGCCACACTTACCCATTCGGCAAAGACAGGTTGCGAAACAGTCGGAGTTTTCTCACCGGAGAAATAAGGTAGGAAGTACTGTGAGAAGATCTTCTCTGGTAGTTTAGCGACAGGGGTTTCACTAACCAAAGTTTTATAGCTTTGATCTATGTTGTTCTGCAATTCTTGTTTAACGTCTTTATCCATGTTGTCACCCGTTATTGATAGATATGATTTTGCTGATGGTTGTGTTGGTATACTCTACCATTTTACCTAAGGTATAAGTAGTACCTACTGTGTCTGTAAAGTTAATAAATAAACTTAAACTAACAGAACTGGAACCTGTTGCTGTAAGACTGTCATCTACTTCCACAACAACATTTTCAAAAAACTTACTGAAGTATTTAGCCAAAACAGATTCTAAAGACCTGATTGTAGCGGGTATGTCACCTTGGTTGGTATGGAGTATGTAAGAAAAAGAAGTTACACCTTCTGGAAAAGTGTAAGATTGACTGTGGTCAGAAGCAAAGAAATGTGAAAACAAATAGTCTGCTGTTTTCAAACTGCCTGTGACCCAGCCGTCTGTGCTCAGACTAGGCATAGTGGCTGAAGAACTCATACGGGCCTCTTAAAGGTAAAAGATCATACCATACTACCAGCCGGTGAAAAAAGAAATACCCAGCTTTGGCCGGGTATTTCTTTATGTATCACTCACCAAAGATATCGGTAGGGTCACGACCCTCAGCCAAGATCTGTTGGATCTTATCCCATGTCAACAATATATCGTGACGTTCTTCTGTTGAAAGATCTTGATGACCTTCAAATAGTTCATCACAATACTGTTTAGCCACCCACTCATACTTACCATCCACTTCAATGTCCTGGACCACACCATCCATCACCCTGCGGTAATAGTAGTGCTGATCATTACTTTGCTTAGGATCGATATCGATATAAGTGTCGCTGTAGCCATTGACGAGTTGTCTATGGTACATGTTTCGAAGGTCCGGCTGTGCCATGATGTAGTTTTGCATCATGGGTGTAGCGCTTCTCATACCTTCGATGTCATCTATCTGGATAATGACGTTAGGTTGATATAACCCACCGGCATGTCTGATAGCAGCTTTAGCTATCCTGATAGCTGTGTTATCATGGATTCTTGCATACAACTCTTTAGCACCTTGCATAAATCTTTGACCAGTTTCAGTCAGCGCATTACTGAACGACTGCATTTGGTTTTGGAAATACTGCAAAGTGCTTGGAGATTGATTTGGGAATGCAAGGTAATCAAAAGCCAAAGGTGAAGCTTCGATCACATTGATTTGATACATTAACTCTCCAACCAAGATGAGATTGTTGCAATATTAGGCTTTGGGATACTTACGTTACCTGAAACCTGGAACGGCTTAGTCATCTGAAATATGTTAAACTCTGGTGAGAGAGGATACCACATATTAGACATCTTTTCGTCAAGTGAGATAGAGACATTGAGAGCGTCCATAACTACCTCACTCTAGCTTTAACTAAGTTCGCTAAACTTATTGATCTTGCTTAAGGATCCTGATACTTTCATATCAGATTAGACTATATCTTCATCTTTCGATGCTCTTCGTTTCCACTCGCTTGAGTGTACTCCCATGTGGGATAGTCGTTGACCACACTCCATGTAAGTATATATGTCTATACTTAGTTAGGAGCTTCGGTGCGGATTGCCCAATCCTTGTATCTTTTACCATACCCAGATAGTTACTCTGGCCACTGCATATATTTCTATCGCAGTTTGGTGCACAAGGCTCTAAGGAGTTTCCCGCAATTAGAAGAGTTTAAACGACGGCAACACTCTACCGTCAAAATCAGCATTTGGCTTATTGTCCAGTAAAGTCGCTCAGCTTCACAGCTTACCCTCTTTACCCGGTGCGCTTACACACCCACCTGTACTTTCATACAGGAACAGATCATATCTTCATCCTTATTAAAGGATGCTCTCCGCTTCTTCCCTGCTTAGGGCTTTACTCGGTCGCAACTCCGATGATCGTTGAACTTTACGCATGGTTGATAAGAATCAACTTTAGCGTCTTAGCTGCTGATTACCCAATTCTTATATTTTTCAAACTATCACGCTCATCGTTTCCGATCACGTTGTAGTATATAAGACTCTAAAGGACTTCCCAGCAATTCAAAGAGATAACTTAGTCAATTACTCAACTAAGTGCCTTATCTCATCATTATTAAAATACAATGTCAATCGCCACACACCGCCTATCAATGCTTTTCTTCTAGCTATTGTAGGGATATATTGTCTAGCATACCCAAATTGCTGACTAATATCTATAGGACTTGTTATAATCCTAGTTTCGCCAGTTTCAACGTTTTCGATAAAATATCCGTTACCCCTAAAAGATCTTTTATCGAGACATAATTGTTTAAAGTACCTCAGCTCCTTATCGGTAAGATCTTTAAACTGTCCGTTGAAACTAAATTGCCAACCTTTAATCGGAATGTTCTTTAATCTTTTATTTTTAATAGATAGTTGAACACCCCATGAAACACCAGTTATTTTCTCACAAGCTGCCAGCGATTCAAATTTACGTTCTTTGCGTGTGAATATATTTCTAGCAGTAACTGGTATTTTTATTTGTAAATCTTCTAAGGATGGTTTTTCCTGAGGCCATGGTCTTGCATCTAATTTTCGTTTGAAACATAATCCGTCTGAATAGATTTTAATATCGGAAGATCTAAGTCTGACGGACACGGTTAGTTCAGAATATCCAAGTTTCAGAGAGCAATCCCTAGCACTTTTATATTCAGTCACCTCATCCGTGATTATGTTTTTAACAAGTATTGCTGAACCATACCTGAATTGATCGTACTCATTTTCTAAATTTTCATAATTTTTCCATTCTTTTAATTCAGATAGCCATTGAAACTGCATGTAATTTTCCCAAAGTTTACAACCGGGTTTTGTTTTTAACCGATGGTAAAGTAAATCATTACTCAAGCCTAATGCAATTGCGCATTGCGTCGGGTTATCATAAATAGTGATTTCATTGGTTTTAACATTTCTAGTTATGACGTCTATGGTATACTTTTTCTCATTTTCAAGAATTCTATTTACTTTTTCATCAGATCTATCACAATTCGAATAAATGACATTTCCTCTAGGTGTCACCCATTCTAAATTATCTAAGGTGTCAAAGCCAGGTATCTCATTTTTATGATTTACGTACAGCGATTCAACGTTTCTAGGATAATCTAGCCATGCTAAGCACATAGCTCTGTGTCTGAAAAATTTGTAAGATGTATTCTCATTAAGGGAAACATCAGGAATACCTGAATAGGAATGGTAACCATCTCTATCACAAAAAGCTTTTTTATCCACACCAGTTATCAAATTTCTAACTTTTCCTTCCTTTGTTATACCATATCTTGTAAAACCAGGAATATAAGCATGATCTTTGTGTACTGGATGTGATAAACCAACTGGAAATTTCCAAATCAAGTTGCTAGGATGAGAGTTATTAAAATCACCGTCCTCGAACATCAAGTGTAATAAATGCACTTGACTTTCATGAACGTGAACGGGCTTAAAAGCCGAAGCTATGATAAACTCTATTGGATATAGACCAGGACCTCTTATCCAATCTAAGAAAATCAAAGTGCTTCCTGTTTCAGTTGAGATACACTCAATCTGAATGTTCTCTCGCGATATGACATCACCTTCTGAGTTAACAGAATAACGACCGTCAGACCAGGGTAGCGAAAGATAGTTTTGGGTTTGTAAATATTTACTAAGCATATATCCTTTCTATATAGAAAGGTATGCTAAACGGCGATTGACAATAATGATAAGAATTAAGCGCGCACTGTTAAAATGTGCATTCCAATAGTGAGGTCATTTGGGTTCTTTTTGAACTTAGTAATCTTCACTCGTTGAGCCGACCCCTGCAAAAGGCTCGGATTTCTTTGGAGACATACATACAAACCTTTATCAGGCGCTTCGTCTATCAGCTCCTGCATAAACCTTTCTAACAAGGGGTGGTGTTTGTTAGTATGTTTGTATAGGAAACCAATAGAGTCATTCAGACCCATGCCGTAACGCCGCAGCTTATTCAACATGTGGATACGGTAAGCTGTGGTGGCCATACACCAAGGAGCTTCTATTTCATCATACTCTTTACCCGCTGTAATAGAGATGATAACTGCTCGGAATGAGAAGTTGGTTCTGGCTCCGAACATGTGTTTCCTGAAGTGACCGTGCTTATGAGCCATCAACAACAGGGTGTCGTTGTAGAAATCACAAAGCATGATCAAGGACTTAACTGTTCGGTTTTGCTTGGTCTTACTTGTCTGATCGTAAAAGTCTCTGTCAATAGACACCATCGTGTTGACAGCATTCACAGCCTTCATAATGGAAGGATCTGTGTATGTGCCTAGCGGTTGTGTATCAAAGATCAGGACTATCTTGTTCGGCAAAGGCAGATACTCACTGAAAATTATCTTACGATAGTCTTTTAGCAAGGATTGAAGATAGTCTATCCTCTCACTCTTAAGCTCGAACTTCTGAGTCTTAGGTGCAAACTCAGTCATGGAGAAGAGAGTATCCATGATGTAATCGAAATTAGTCACAAAGTAATTGTAACCGCGCTCGATATTGCACGTCATCAGTTTGGTCAGCACTTTGTCAGGTGTTTTAGCTGCTGTCGTATAGCTTGTGTTACAAAGCCATTCGATCACAGAGAACCCTGATTTGGTAAACCTCTTGATGAGCATCATGAAAACCACAGGAGAAATAAGCTTCTCTACCCCTACTGGTTGTTTGAGCCAGATGACTGGTTCGATATCTGACACAACTGAAGCTTTAACTTCAGTGTGACAGACTGGACAGATAGTACTCTTAGAATATTCACCTTTGGTATGTCCACATTGACAACTGGGAATCAGACTGATCTGATCACTAGAGAGATGTGTGGTAAGTTTCTCTTTGACAGCCTCACGTTCTTCAAGCGTAGAACACGCCATGTGGTTGATGAGGGTGGGGGTATGACGTAATGTATAAAACATCTCGTCGTAGTTAACCAGTTCTTGGATAACAGGCATGAGTTTCCTTTATGGTTGGTTGATGATACATTCAGACAGCGGTCACATAAAGTATATGGTATTAGTAAAATTAACAAACAGGACAAAAAAAGATACACCAGCCGAAGCTGGTGTATCTTTATGTCAGATCCGTATCTCTACAGATCAGTAGCGGTAACCACCCATGTTGATGTAGTTCTGCATATGCTGAGGAGCCATGCCGAAACCCATGAACGATTGAGTAGGTGCCAGCAGACCAGCGTTGGCGAAACTTGCAACACCGCGTTGGTTGTTGAAGTCTGCACCAGACATTGGGCTGTTGATACGCACCATCAGGTTGCAAGCCTGAATACCCTTACGCAGAGCGTCCAGGAACGTAGCGCTGAAGGTCACTCGTTGAGCATAGCCTGTAAACACAGCGGACTCATTGGACATGCTGGAGATCATACGCTTGCGATCGGAGAGACGCTCTGCCAACGAGATGTTGGTGTTCAGGTACGTTTCGGTGAACTGACGCAATGCATGCACATTGTTGGCACCAAGGATGTTGGCAGCTGCCAAGTAGTCGATGTCACGGATGTCACGCTGAGCACCGTTGCGATCGGTGTAGTAACCCAGATGGACACGGTTACCCACATCCACGAACATCTGTGCGTTGTTCGGGAAATAGCGACCGAAGTTGCCAGCAGTCAGTTCCTGAGCAGCTTTGTACATGATGTCGTAAGCACCACCACCGCTTGCAGCAGCTGCACTGTACAGACCAGTATACCATGCCTGAGGACCAGCTTCTGGGCAGTCAACAGCAACCATCAGACCAGGCTGAACCAGAGTGTTCAAGAACTGACCCAAGTTCTCAGTCGTAAAACTGGAAGACTTGGTGTCGAGGATGTTGCTGATACCAGTGGGTTGATTGTCAAAGTTGCCTTCGATGTTCAACGCACCTGCATCACGCAGATCCAAATCCTTAGTCATCTGGGGTCGGAAGATCTGGTAGTAGTTGTTGTTCAACGCCAGAGCATCCATGTTCGCCACTGCCAACAGCATGTTAGCTGGAGTGTATGCGTGAGCACTGGACAGAGTGGTGATCACAGCACGAGCTGCAAACTTCTGTGGCAAACGCTGTTGTGCAGGCATGTAGGGGTTGACCATGGGTTCACGAGGAGCCCAGAGCATTTCTACAAAGCCGCCAACTTCACTGATGCGAGTCTCACGACCGCCGCTGTTCAGACTGCGGTTCTGATTTTGGTTCTGATTGTTCTGAGCTGCAAAGCTCAGTTGGAAGTCAGAACGAATCAAGTTACCGACATCGTCAGCCACAGGTGTCGAACCAAAGGTCATGTTGATGACCAATTGTTGACCCGTAGGGATCTGCGACAGGTTCAGATCCTGGAACGTAGGAACCAGTTGAGACAACTCAGTACCGTTAGCCAAGCCAGCGTTCAGTGCCAGCTTATACACAGCAGCTTTGTCCTTCGTATTGAAAGTAGCTGGTACGACAGTGGCGTCGGTGAACCGCAGTTCGTGCTGAGGAAACGCACGACCAACAGCCGCCTTGGCTTTTGCAATCAAGATGTCGTCGAGAGCATCGCCCGCTACCCGATACAACTCGATTTGCTTTTGGTGGTGGTACTGCACCACAGGAGTGGGTTTGTCACCAGTTGCTTCGAGGATCAGCACATGGAATGCTACCTTGTTAGGTACATCCTTCAGACGCATCGCCACGACCAGGCAAGAGAATGCCAGAGCCGTTTCGTTCTGGTTGTCCAGATCCAGAATGCTGATCAGACTGTCAGAACTTGCGTTCTTGTAGATCTCAATAAGTGCGGTCTTGAGGTCGTTGTAAGCCTCAGACCCAATTGAGCGACCGATAGGGGCACCGAAGATGTTACCGCCGGAACCGAAGTTCCAAGAAGATTTCACAGGTGCTTGTTGGGTAGCAGTAGCTGCTTGACCAGGAGAACCGGCTTGGGTGAAAGCGGTTGCTTCAGCAGAGGTTGCAGAAGCGGAAGAGTTGTTACCAGTATTGAGAGCCATGATTTTCCTTGAGTTATGGAAGGTTAAAATTGATTGTGCACAATCAGCCTTTAGAGCTAAAGACTAAGCAGAACTACTCGTTAAAACTAATTATCGACTAGGGCCAAATAAAGTATATGAACCCTGGTTTTTTTAGAAACGGGATTTTTGCGGCCAAGAGTTTACTCAGAGGTTACCCTCTAAGTTGCACGGACGTTCAGTTCCATACTATAAGTATACTGTCTGTAAAAAATGTACCTAACTTTTATCTTAAGTCTAATCACTATAGCAATCTTATGAATTATTTTTAAAGCCAGAACCATGTACGAGCTTTTCACAAAACGTTTCGAAGAAAATAACGATATCATACGTCCTGGTCAAATAGACCTCATCAAGAGAAACTATCAGAAACAGATCACTAAAATTGAAAACTATTACAGAGCATCTGGCTTTAGTGTAAGAAGCAAACATTTGTTCTGTAGGATCATCACGACAGCTTTATCTGGCATGTCTTTAGATATATACAGATTCAATCAGCTGAATGATCTAAGGGCCAATAACTACGCTAGGTATTTTGAACTGACCTCAGAAGTAAGCTTTGGTAAATTCAGAAAAGACTTTCTATATAGAGGGTTGACTGGTTTGCTATCTATATCCGAATATTTCGACGTAGCTGAGGCTTATAGAGACTGGGAAAACTTAAGACCTGTGGAGGTACTTACACACAACGTAAGCAACACAAGGTTTTTACTACCTGACAATCCAAACTACAACAGTGAAGAAGGCATCAACTACGTCAAGATAGACATACCTAAGTTATTGTTGATGTACAGAGCTTTCTATGAGAAACAGGTAAGTGCCAGAGGAGATGTTGACGGTGGTATGGTCCCCGTGGCTCAGTTTGTCATGAGGTATGTATTACCTAACATGATGAGATCTCATTTAGAGCTGGTTTTGTTTAACAGATTTAACAATTTGTTAACTGGTGAGCCTATGGGTGAGACTTATAAGAACCACCCTTTTCCTGTTCTGGATCAAGATAAGTCTTTAGATAATGTTCTCTATGAGCTGGTCAAACATGTTCAAAGAAAACCTATGCACTATTATAGTGTATTGAAGCTGATACCTTCTGTCTACTCAGAAGACTTTCAACAGTTTGGTCTGATGCCTGATTTAGCACCTACCAAACAAGTCTGGTGGTATCTGCTTATGTCTAAGAGAAGAGTTATGGAAATGTTAATGACACAGAACCCTGAGAGGGGTGAGAGGTTAAACAATTTCTATATACAGGATCTTAAAGTAGATCTGCAAAGATTGAACAGAGACAACAGTCTGAATTTCATGAAACAAGATGATTTGTTCATGGATGATATACTGTTTGCTAATGAACATTCTAAATAAGGAACCTTATGTCTATACTGACTAAAGCTTTAGATGAGATAAAGTACAGGATACCTATACAGGTACTGATGGAAGCTTTTAAACCTAATCATACCACATGGAGACCCACAGCTCCCGTGAGTATGGATTCTGAAATATTAAATAAAGTCATTAAGCCTAGAGTGGTGGTCGATACCAACATCGTAGGCGGTCAGACTGCTTTGATATCTTTAGATGGTTTAACTCCTGAGTATATAGATAGGTATAGCATGCTGTACCATATACCACCAGAGAGATTGAACAACAGAGCTATTATGTCTGTGTTATCTGTAGGCTTAGCTCCTTATGGAGTAGGTAACAACGGATTTCCTTCTGTAGCCAGTAACTGTTCCAGTGATCTGGTGGGTGTTGGGGCCAGAGTGGGTAACTCTTTCTCATCTGTACCTATGATGTCAAATGCCACTGCTGAATTGGTAGAAAGATCTACCGTAGTGGTCAGAGACAGCGCACATCCTAATTACTATTATGTATTAAGATGTGTGGTGGCTAATGAAGCTAACATGGAAAATATAAACCCCAGATCTTGGCACGTTTTTGCTAAGCTTTGTGAATTGGCTGTAAAGTCTTATATCTACAACACCATGTTGATAAAGATGGATCAGGCTTTTCTGTCTGGCGGTCAAGAGTTAGGCGCTTTTAAGAATTACGTAGAGGGCCTGTCTGATAGTGAAGAGATGTATCAGACTCAGTTACGTGAAGTATGGCAAGCAGTTAACTTTATGAATTCTGCTTCTGATTACAGCAGGTTTATTAGATTACAGGTAAGTCCTGGGATTTAAAGTAAAAAAAAAAATAACACCCCTAGTCCTTACAGGCTGGGGGTGTTATTTTACCACTCAAATCCAACATGCCAATACACGTTGCATATTTTCTCACCAGCTTTCTGATCAGAAACCCCATACAAAAGTATGGGCACGCCACTCAAATTGAGGTTCTTCCCACATGAGAACCCGGACGAGAAGTCCGTTGTGGTGGAAAGGGAAATTTTTCCTTCCGTCACATGTTTGCAACTCCGGCAAGGTAGTCCGTCGCTCATAACCATCTCCTTAGCCATCAAGTATTACAGAAGTGTAACTTAAACTGATAACGATAGTCAAGTTAAGTATATATGACTGAATTTATTTATAAGCCGAAAAAGACACTACCCAGCTCTAAGCTGGGTAGTGTCTTAAATCTCAATACCCTTGAGCAGTCAATGTCATGTCATGTTTACCATAGAAACCTAAGCTTCCAAGTATCAGTCTATAAGCACTTGTTAAATCTAAAACGATGCGTTCTGCATCCAACACCATCAAAGCTTCTTTAGGTATACCTCTACCCAACACATAATCCATCGGTATGTAAAGAGTAGGAAGATCTACTTTGTTTCGTTCAGCCATCCACTTTATCAGGTTGGTTTTAAACTCTACGTTGTCGATCTTATCTAGCCAAGCTTTATAACCGGTCACGTTAGCTACTGTGGTGGGTACTTTCAACACGCTGTATGGTGGTGGTGGTACTTCTCCATAGGTAGGTTCAAAGACAGATCTCCAGAACTTATACCACTTATAGTTAGACTTATCCTCATCTTCACTATAACTCTCTTTAACTTTGATCTTACTTCTCTTATAATAGATAGGTTCGCCAGAGTTTAGAGATTTGATAATCTGTTTCTCGAAATCAGCCACATGTTTGATAAGCTCAGTCATCTTGATCTTCTTACCAGCATAGACATCAAGAAGGACTTTCTCCATCATTTCAGTAGCATCTTTGATAACCTCTACAGGAGAAGCTGAGTTTTTAAGGTGCACGCCTTTGATTTCAAAGTCTGGTTTCTTATATACGTTACCTTCTTGGATAGTTTTAAACGTAAAATAGTGTTTAGACACAGGCGTCTGTGCAAACACAGGAAACACAAACTCTGGTTTCATAGCTATCTGAAAGAGTTTCTTCTCAGACACACCCATGTTGGCAGAAAACACAGCCAAAGTATGCGCTACACACTGAGTAGCTAAGAAAACCACAGCACCCGCTACTGCAAAAGCCTCATCATGAAAACACAAACCATTGAAGTACCAAGTTACATAATCATCCACACTAAACATAGTAGAGTCTGTGTCACTTAACACCACAGCTCTTCTAACCATGTTAGGTATAAACGCTGTACTTACAGGTACGTTATCCGTCAAGAATAGATTTTGAATAAAATCAAGATACTCACCTACAACTCTGTCTATATTCTCACAGGTAGCCGCCAGTGTGTTTACAGACTCGGGTGAGAGTTCATGATACTTTTTACCAAAACCTTTAAGTTCTGATTGACAGATTTGATGTGCGTAGTTAACAAAGCTTTCATCAAAGCAGTGTATGGTTTTGATAGGGTCTTCAAAGGTTTTGTCTTTGATCTTTCTGGAAATCTTCTCCAGAAACTTCCAAACAAACTGAGGATTGTGTTTTCTGATGTGATAGAGATCGCTGATATAAACAACAGCTGCTCTTTCATACCCATCCAAAGTCTTAACAAACTGTTCTATAGAGGCTTTACCCCTTCCGTCTAACCAGTAAAGATTAGACGAATAAGCAATGCATTCCATAGTCTCTTCTGCCGAAGGTATATGAAGCTGATACTTATCCAGAGTTTGTTTAAAAGACTCTGTCACACTCATGGATAAAGTAATTACGTTGTTAAGAGTGGTCTGTATGTCTTTATAATGACGACTGCCAGCCACGATCTTTTCATTTAACGCATTACCCAATGAACTCTCTGTCCTTACAGTACTGGTTAAAGTACTGTGAGCTGTTGGGTTATAAAAAGGAGAACCTTTAGATCCAAAGGCTCCTGACATGGAGTTGTTATACCCTTTCTTGTTGTTCTGTTCGTTCTCTTTGATAGCGTAGAGAATCATGTCTCCGTTGGTCCTAGCTACAAAGGATTCTTTCTTAGCTTTAGAACGAACAACAACGTTGTCATCTACAAAGTCTACTAGCAAAGATGGTTGCTCTTTGGCAGATAGATAGGTTGTGAATGTAGGAGCTATGATGCGCTCTGTCTTCGTAATGAAGTTGATATACTGATACAGACCTGTTTTAGTCACATACCTATCACCATTGTCACCACGCTCATAGTGTGTAACCGTCGGGTTTTTGACACCAGGTATAGATCCATCAAAAAGTTTAACCTTCAACTGTTCTCTATAATAGTCAACAGGTTTACCCTTCTGTTTATGAAGAAAGTAAGCTGTCTGATCTATGTAATGCTTGATAGGATCCAGATCTCTCTTGTATTCAGAAGCCGGACGAAGAAACGGATTGTTAGCCATGTTACATTCCTTTAACTATATTATCCATCGGCTGAATAAAAAAGAACAATCATAACACACAGCCACATTAGGCTGTGTGTTATGTGTTCAGTTAACGCTGAGCCATCAACAACTGCTTAACTGTAGGCATGTGTTTGAATATGTCCTTAACCACAAATGGCCAGTTGAGTTTGTAAGATTTGATTCTTGCCCAGTTGGTCATGCAGTTTGCGTTTATCAGCTTACCAATTTGCAAATTCACTGATGGTTCAGTAAGTTCTTTATCGCTAAAGAGATCACATAAAAACTGTATCTTATCTATATCTTTGTTATATAGATACATATGCCCTGCATCCCATAGAACCATGGCGATAACCAGATCAGAAGACTTAGGTTTGGTTTTCTTCTGGACCAAGCTCAGAAGATTCTCAATAAACACGTCTTTGTCAAGTGATTGAGCTGTATGGGTGATGTGATCGCAGGCGGTATGTTTTTTGATAATTTCCCTGGCTTTGACTTTACCCACACTTTTAAAAAGCGCAGCAGCCACAGCTAATCTTTTCTCTTTTAAAGAAAGATTGCTATAGCAACAACCTTCAAACACATTCAGCGCATAGATTCTGTCTCTGATATATTGCGGGTGGTGGCACTCCGTCCACAAGCAATATATATCTGCGTGTGCTCTACCAAACAATTCTAAACCCAATTCTATTAAAAGACGTTCCATGAGATTGTGATCTTCAGCAGTTCTATATTGCTCCATCAAAACATCATAGTTAAATGTCTCTTTCTTTTTCGGTTCTTGTCTTGTCATGTTTCTTAGTTTTATACGAGTCATTGTTGCACCATTTTATCACCCTGAATATGTTTTTTATTCCGGAGAAGAAAGAAAATTGATAGCTGATATAAGTCCTTTTGCCCTAAACAGTTCTGAGAACCCAACAGCTTTAGCTTTAGAGTAAAAAGAAAGTGCCAACATTGTTTCACTTATTTCAGATGCAGATTCCCATTTTAAAGTCTTAAACTCAGGGTGGTCAATCATTTCTTTTTTAGAAGCGTAGACTTTATAAACCTTCACAGGTTCTGGAACATCTGGCATTTTCATTAAATCGTTAAGAGTCATTTTATTCTTTAGGTTTAAATAAAGCCGGTATTCGTTCTTTTATACGAATACCTAATTTATCCATGGCTGTAGCCATCTCAACCAACTCTTTCTCTCGCCTAGCTGCTTTTAACTCAAGCTCAGCTATTCTATCATTTTGAGTTTTTATACTCTCGATTATGGTCAATATCTGAGAACTTTGTATGTTTGACATTATAGAGCCTTGGATTGCTTGTTACCAACTGATTTCCAGAAAAGCCTGAGAATGCCGACAAAAAAAAA